GTTTCGGTAGGTGTTTCGGTAGGGGTTTCGGTAGGGGTTTCGGTATTGGTTGGTGTTTCGATAGGAGTATCAGTATTTGTTGGTGTAGGTGTTTCAGTAGGAGTTTCGGTAGGTGTTTCGGTAGGGGTTTCGGTAGGGGTTTCGGTATTGGTTGGTGTTTCGATAGGAGTATCAGTATTTGTTGGTGTAGGTGTTTCAGTAGGAGTTTCGGTTGGTGTTTCGGTATTGGTTGGTGTTTGAGTTGGTGTTTCTGTAGGAGTATCAGTATTTGTTGGTGTAGGTGTTTCAGTTGGGGTTTTGGTAGGTGTCTCCGTAGGAGTTTCGGTTGGTGTTTCGGTATTGGTTGGTGTTTGAGTTGGTGTTTCGGTAGGAGTATCGGTATTTGTTGGTGTAGATGTTTCAGTAGGTGTCTGTGTTGGTGTTTCAGTTGGTGTTTCTGTAGGAGTATCGGTATTTGTCGGTGTAGGTGTTTCGGTAGGTGTTTCGGTAGGGGTTTCGGTAGGTGTTTCGGTATTGGTTGGTGTTTGAGTTGGTGTTTCGATAGGAGTATCGGTATTTGTCGGTGTAGATGTTTCAGTAGGAGTTTCGGTTGGTGTTTCGGTATTGGTTGGTGTTTGAGTTGGTGTTTCGGTAGGAGTATCAGTATTTGTTGGTGTAGGTGTTTCAGTTGGGGTTTTGGTTGGTGTCTCCGTAGTAGTTTCGGTTGGGGTCTGAGTATTCGTTGGTGTGTTAGATGGTGTTTGTGTATTTGTAGGAGTATTTGTAGGTGTTTCAGTTGGAGTCTGAGTATTTGTAGGAGTATTTGTAGGTGTTTCAGTTGGAGTCTGAGTATTTGTTGGTGTAGGTGTTTCAGTTGGGGTTTCAGGTGGTGACGCACCCGGTGTTTCGGTATTTGTTGGTGTAGGTGTTTCAGTAGGTGTCTGTGTTGGTGTTTGAGTTGGTGTTTCGGTAGGAGTGTCAGTAATTGTTGGTGTAGGTGTTGATGGAATCGTTGTGGTCGAAGTAGTAGTAGTAGATAGAGTGAATGGTGTGTATCCGAACACGTTCATGGATGGATAAGTTGTTGTAGTTGTTGTTGTTTGATATTGTCCTATATTATTATCCTGACAGAATTGACAGAAATTCGATGCCAGACTATATGTTTCTCCTATAGTAGTCACACCCAAACAATCAAGTTCTGGTATAGTTGGGTTACTATATTGCCAGCAGAAACCACCTTGTGTGAAACCCCATCCAGAGGCACTTATATACCCAGGTATCAGTATACTATAAGTGTTAGTCGATGTATTCCCACATATTTCTGCTGTATACCTGTAAGGATATGTGTAATTACAAATATTTGGTATAAGTTCTCCCGAGTATGTGAAATTCTCGGATTTAATCTCTGATTCTTTTATTATTTTCCAATAGTCAAAATGTCCTTTTATGAAACCATAAGTAGCACTCAGAATATCGGCAGGAACAATATAAGATGGGATCTTAATTACTTTTCTAGACTGTTGTGCGAAACAAGGCAAGAGACATTGTTCTACTGTAAAAAATCTGAATTCGGAGCTATCTAGTAATATTGAAAATTTCCAATCATCAAAATAATTATCATTTAACAGATTCAAGGTTTGTATTGATTGACCACTCACATCTATTGAATCAACTTTAGAAAGAGCGAATTTGATTCCTTGAAAGAGGGTAAGATTTGGAATATCACTCCTACCTGTGTTGAATTTAGACCATTTCCTCGATCCCTGAACATTTATTAGATTGAAACTGAACGTTTTTCCGAAAAAATCTACAAAATAGTCCGAAGATGAAGAAAAATAGCTTCCAATATCAAAATAAAAATTCCTATCTGAATCCGAGACATGCAAACTATGAAAAGAATATGAATGTCCGTCGGCATTTATGGTATAGAAATAATCTAAGTTTCGGTCACTTCTCGTTACGATTGAGTTAAAACTATTAGGACTCCTATTAAACTCATCAGATAACAAGGAATTGTTTAGAAGATATGGATAATCGTTTGTGTTTTGAGAGTTCTTCCATCCCCACTTCAAGAAGATTGGATTCTTTCTCCAAATATCGGTGAGATCTGCCCCGTCGATCTTAAATGTCTCCAAATTAGATGTGTATTCAGAAGAAGAGGGTAGATAGGTAATTTCGTTTGATAGATTGAACCTCTCAAAATCTTTCGGGTTCGACTTGTCTTTAAAATCCCTAAGATAGAATTTGGGCTCATCAGTTTTAATATTGAGGGAACTTTCAAATTCGTATTGGTATCTAGAATAGACAGTATCTATAACATCGATATCGAAATCCTTTATATCGAGAAATTTGAACTTGTATATTTTGAATATTTTTGGTTTTCCATTTTCATCTAAAAGATCGATCTTGGTTATGCCTGACTCTTCTGGAAAATTTATATAATACTCCATTATATCATTTGTGAATCTAAATCCACCATCAGATATAATATAATAGGAACCGCTAGAATTTTTATGGATTCTATAGAAAGAATCGTCAATACTGATACCCCATATATCGACTGATGAGAAATTATCAATATTAATGTTTTGTTCTGGTAATTGTGGGTCACATGGATACTCGGTATTTCGTAGTTTCAATTCATTATTTGTGTTAACAGTCCAGATATTCGTATTTAAACTACTTGATGTTAAACCTGAAAAGGAAGTCGCCGCAATAATTTTCCAGTTCTGAATTTCATTTGAAATAACTCTTTCCACTTTATAAAAATCACCTCGTATTTGAATCCATGTGTAATCTCTTATCCGCCACTCCTCAAGAAATGGAGATGATGAACTAGTTGAGGTAAGAAAATTATTTTCATCAATTAATATGTTTGGTGACAAATTTTGCGGTTGGTAAAAACTTATCCCTTTCACTTCTTCGATGTCTTCAAAATAAAAACCATAATACCGGTTGAGAGTCCATCTACGAAGTGTATTCTTTGTAGCTGGCTCATCATCAAACAGAAAACTCAAATTTAGAATGTTAGGATGGATAATTCCTGAGTTGGCCCACCCTTCAAAAACCATTTTCTGAAAATCGAAATATGTTTGCTCATTAGAAAGAAAACTATTGAGTATAGAAGACTTTGTGGTAAATAAACCAGTTGAAAGATCTATACCAGTCCAATAAGAAAATTCAGAATCTCTGAAATCTATCCAAAGACTCGACGTTGGAAACTGGTCATTATCTTCATAATTCTTCTTTAACCATTCTGATATAGAATTGTTACCTTTTAGATCAAAACACTTTACAAACTTCAATTTATCTAAAATCTGTTCTCGAAAATTATTTCTTGTTATTTCAACTAAACCTGGATCATCGACTCTAAATATAACAAAACACTTTGGGATACCGTTTCTTTCAATCCATAACGGAGAAAAGAACTCGAATTCTTCTAAGTAATCTTTATTATTACCTATATTTGATGAACCACTAAAATACAAAGAGTCAATTTGATTTTCAAAGTTTTGAAACATCAAACTTTTATCACCATCAAATTTGATCTTGAAAATTAATTCTTTTGGGAAACTCCTGAAATAAGTTGCGTAAATTTCACCTATATAATCTGATGGTGAAACGGGCCTCTTCTTGAAGCTAGAACTGGAAAGTATCGGATCCGAATCTATCGAATCTAAAGATATCTTTGATTCAGAATCTACGACGATTTTAACATTAGCACTAAGACCAACATTTGTTCTTAAAAGGGAGAAACTTTTCATTTTTACCTTCGTTTATATATAAATAGTGAAGGTTGTCATCTAGGAACGATATCAATTAAATATTCCCACCACCTCTAACAACTACTTTATTTCTGTTCAAATTGAATGTTACTGTAAATACAAAGGGTCTTGTATCTTGATTAGTTTCTAAATGAAATTTGATTTTTTTAGTGTGTTTAACTGTTCTTGTAGAATTGTTGAGATTGATCCATTCGTAATTTTCTCCTGTTTTGGTAACATTATCTAAAGAATTCAATTTGAAATAAATTGGTAGTGATATATTAATCCAATCAGAACTATTTGAGGTTATTTCTTTGATTTTTTTAGCATTCGATTCAACAAGGTTTTCTAAACGAGAGATCGAAGGATGACATGTTGTTAAAAGTTTTGTTTCTGAAGCAACTGTCTCTGTTTGATCAATCCATTTTTGTGGATCGAATAGAGAGTTGTTGTCACCAACAAAGTTAAGTAAAGCATTCTCACTATAACCCAAGTTGAATTCATTTGAACTTAAAACATTTGTTAATGAATTATTTCCAACTGTCAAGAAATCATTTCCTATATTATCAGAGAGTTTTGTAGCTTGTAAGTTTTGAGTTAAAGAGTTATAATTTACCGACCATAAATATTGATAATCTAGTTGTGTATTTGATACCCCTTTCAGGTTGGAAAATAAAAGTTCATCTTGATCATTCACCCAAATGACCTGGGGAACCCTGCTATCGTAGATATCTCCACTCAGATATTCTTTCGAAGATAAAATACCAAGTGGACTATCGGCTGAAGTATTTTTAAATTGAAGAAGGAAATCTTTGATAACATAAATATTATTAGCGTAGACCCTTCCAGTTGGTATAGACGAACTACTTGCTAGACTGGCACCAGTAAATGGTAGTGCATAATCCTCACACTCAATATTGAAAACTAGATCGGAACCATTACCTACAATAAATTCTTCGTTATTTCTATATAGAACAACACTTAGTTGGCTTCTAGTTCTACTTATGAGTGACTCTAGATTTTTTATTTTGTTTTCTAAACTTTGGAGGTATGAATACAAATCTATTGCTATACCATTATCATCTCTGAATCCAGAAAGAATATTCTCACTTTTGTGTAAGAATGTCTTATCGTTTGCGACCACAGTATCCGCTAAGTGTGTGTCGACGCCTCTTGATGAAAATTCATCTAGAATATTTACTTTAAGTTCATCTTTGGTCGCTTCTTTAAGAAGGAAGTCCGATTCTACTACTAGTGTTGAAAGATCTTCTGGAAAATTTATAGTTAGAGGTTGAGACCATTCAGATTCAACAGGAGATTCGGGCCACCCAACTTCACTTATTGATTTTATTCTAAATTCTACTCTTTCGTTGGGTTGTATCGGAATATCCAATTGATTGATATTTGGTGTATCAGCATCGGAAACATCTTCTACCTGCCAAGTATATTCACCATTTGAAGAATTATAAACTCTTTTACGAACATCGGTTTTGTATTCTGTCCAATTCGAAAAGACTCCTCTGACTGTTCCAACACCTGTTGAAGATGATGATAATTTGAATAGTTGAACTGGACTTTCGCTACCGTCATTACTAAGATATCTATATTGAACTCTAAATTGAACGACTTCCTGGGGAAGTGTACCTCTAACAATAACTGGTTGAGGTAGTGGCCAAAAACCCCTTACTCTATACTTAGCACTATCCTTATTTTTAAGAGTATTTGTAATAGTGGTTATTTGGTCTAAATTGGATCTAAATAATTGAGTTTTTGTTTCTTTCAGGCTTACTAAACGGTCAATCTCATTTTGCCACTGCTCTCTGTCGGATGGTGTAGAAAATCTAGTTACTTGTAGTTGTGTTGTTTTCTCTAGAATTGCTTTTGAGAGTTGATCTATTTCAGATTGTAAAGATTTATTCTGGGAATAAATATTTTTTAGTGCTGCAGAATCAATTTGGTTAGTTAAATGTGTATTTATTTGAACTACTTGAAAATTTCTAGATGAAAGCTCGGGTGGCGAAGGTAGAGCCGCAGAAAACTGATTTGGTATTTTTTTAGCAACCAAATCTGTCAATACTTTACCATAGTCATACACCTGACCACTATAAAAGGTTTCAAAAGGAGTTCCGTTAAAATTATCACTAGACGAGAGAATAAGATCATTTGTCCAGAAGCCTGAACCTAAAGACCAATTTTTCGATTGTATACCATTTGAACCATTTATAGCTTTAGTGAAAACAACACATCTCTCATCATATCCTATACTAACTCTTAATCTCTTTGTATATCTAATAGGTGAGTGTATCTTTAGTGAGTTGAACCCGATTGGAACAGGATCGAAACCTTGAGATCTTTCTACCCGAATTCTTGGATTAGATTGTAGAAGAGAAACTTCTAATATTTTGTATTTGGTAGAGGATCCTGCTAAATTTACAATTAACTCGTCTCCTATTGAGAGTTGAAGTACCGCAGAAGTTTCAACATTAGTATAATCTAAAGTATTCAGATGATACCAAATTCTTTTATTCAAGACATCCTCCTCTGCTTTGATTACTGTGAAAATTCCGTCATAAAGAAGAAAATTTGGTTCAAGATCGAAAACTTGTTCATCGTATTCTGGTTTAGTTGGGTTCATCACACCTGGTGTTGTCAACATCCAATTTAGTAAATTCTCTTGTGTAATATCTGTTTTCTGTCTGAAATTTAGATTAAAAGAATTCAAAGCAAGTTGCCCATTGTTTGATAGTGTTCCACTAGCTGTCTTTTCAAAAGATATAATATATCTCCTTACAAGACACCTATCGACCACATCATCTATTTTTCCGTCTAGATCGAATGTTACAAAAAGTTGTGGGTTCAGTAACCCATCAAAAAACCAATTTTTACTCGATGAAAAGTTAGAAACAGAGTTTAGATTAGTAATATCCACTGGTTCTTTGTTAATCTCAACCGCTACTATTTTTCTGAAACTAGAATTATTTGATGGTTGAACTAGCGAACCTGAACCATCTAACCCGTATATTGCATTAATATTATTGTTCAACCTAGAAATCTCACTAGATAAAAAACTGAAAGATGGCAGTGAATATACTCTCTGAACACCTGCGTTATCTGTTACTTCAACATTCACTGAAGGATCTGGTGAAGTTGTTAAACTATTCAATTTTGAAAGTAGTTCAACGATATTGTTATTGAACACAACTATTTGTTCAGCTATTGATTGATAAGAACTTTGAAGAGACATTAAGGAGACTTTTTTTTGTATATATATTTTATAGTGTTGTCTGGGAATTCTCTATAATTTTGCTAGATTACTCAAAAAAAAATATTAAATAATTTGTCGATCAAAGAAAAAATCCTTACATTTGTAAAAAATATCAAGATGACCTTATCAAGAATAGTTATACCTAAAATGTCACTCACCCGGGAACAAAAAGACAAGTATTTTGTTGGTAGTGGATATGAAGATGAAGAACTCAACTTCATCGATGACAAACCCTGGATTCTTTACCTCGATGACAACGAGACGAGATTATTTTTTGAGCACGGTGCTACAAAAGAAATGAGACTATCACTTAAAAAACAAATACTACAAAAATTAAACAAAATAAAATGGAACTATTAGAAGAAATCACAAGCTTTAACGAACACGAAGAACTATTCAAGGAAAGAACCGGCAATAATTTTTCTTTTTACTACAAAAAGTATTACCCAAAATTGATCTACTACGCTAATAAGATGTGTAAAGATCAACAAAAAGCAGAAGACATCACTTTCGAGTCTTTTATGACTGCTTTTAAAAAGATTGATAAGTATGAAAGAGAGAAATCACAATTCTCCACCTGGCTTTTTACTATTGCTAGAAATATCATACTACAAGATATGAAAAATATCAAAAAAGAAATTTCCATCGACACACAAATCGATGAAGAAGGAACTACACTTAAAGATTTTATCCAATATGAGCACGAAGATCCGATGCTACAAGAAATTCATCAGATGAAAGCTAAGATTATGGTTCAAAAAATTAACTCACTCAAAGAACCTTACAAAACTGTTATTGAAATGCGTGAAATAAAAAGAATGGCTTACAAAGATATTGCCGACCTTCTTGGCAAAAACCTTAGCACTATTAAATCTCAGATTAGGAATGGCCGAGCAATACTTATGAAAGAAACAAAGTTTGAATTTGCTAAACTCGAACAAGAAGTAGATACCAAATCGTATTTCTAATTATCTGAGTTTTTCAACCAATCAATAATTTCCAGAATCGCCGAAGTATTCTCTGGTAGTTCATCAACTAGATTTTGATAAAAGGTGATTCTGGACTTTATGATATCTTCTTTATAGTGTTCTCTTAGGTATCCTGATTCCCACTTTTTCAACTCTTCAAAATTACCTTTGTGTATATTTGATTTGTATTTTTCAGATATTGATATTAAATCAAGTAATCCGAAGGGTGTTGTGTGCGATACTAACTTATGAAGTTTTATAAAATTTTCGTTTTTCGTATCTTTACAATATTTCTCAAGAAAAAGGGTTGAGTTCTCTAAATCTTCTACCTTATGGAGTGGTGTTACTATATTCTCAAATACAAAAAGAGCTGTCAAGAAATCTCTTTTCTCTTCTGAAATACGATCGGAGAAATAATCCTCATTTATCTGATCGAGATGAAATTTAAGATAGTCTAGTGTGTAGAATTCTCTCGAAGTATCCGACCACCACTCGAGTATTGAGTCTGTGGATAGAATTATCGAGAATTTTTCTAAGAGTTTTGGGTTTATCATATTAAAATAAGTATTTTCTACCGTCTTCGATATAGTTGTTTAAGTATTCTGTTACTGAAGTTAGACTAGATTCAACCTCTTCGAGTTTTTTATCAGTAGCATTAAGTTCTATGCTTGATTCGTCTATTTGATCGTTGGATTCTTCAGAATCTGAGGTAAATTTATCAAGTAAACTATAAAGGTTTTGTATAGTATCTCTCATACCTCCTGTTTTTTCAATGATATCATTAATTTGTGATAGTATATCACGAATCGTGTCATTATTTATTTCTTCTCTAGTTTCGTAGAACTTTTTTATCCTGGTCATACGAAAGTATATATAAAAAAAAACTTTTTGTGTTTCTACTCTTATTGAATGTGCGGAAGTACGAACTTAGTGTAGTAATGTGGATGAAATTGTTGAGGATTTTTTCTAAGGTAGTTGTAATATCTCTCGTAATAGGTTTCCAAGACCTGTCTTCCACATCTGTTGAGTGGTCTGTGTAGAACATCATTCGATGCTAATTTATGTTCTTCAAAATTTGTGGGATTGTCGATATTACCCGATTGCTTATGACCAGCCATATCGGCCGGATCGGACCAATTGAAGCAGTAAGATGGAACATAGTTTGGATTATTCTCCCAAAGCTGGCCTTCATCTCTTAATCTGGTGTACCAGCTAAGGCCTTCATAACCAGTTTTATCTTCTCTAAAACCTATTTCTTTTATTCTATTCATTTTTACAATGACCGAAGCCTCTAGTGTATTTTGAACTAGAATTAATTTGTCGGGTAAAGCAAAAAAACTCTGAGCAGGTTTCCAGGCATCTTTTCCTAGAGTTTCAATACCATCGACCGCCTGATCCAGGTGCCAAGGAAGGTAAATGTCATCATCATCAGCAAGCATGAAATAATCTCCATCTGCGTGACTAACGGCATCTCTACATATCTGGCCTCTGTTTGTGTATTCTAAACCTGTTTGGTAATCAAACGAATTGTTGATAAGAATAATATCTAATTCTAAACTCAGAACCTCATGATCTAATACTAATGGATTCTCAACATCTGTATTCAATATGATCAGTTGCTTGTTCTGATAAGTTTGTGATATGAATTGTTCTATTATTCTTTCAACACAACGAAACCTTCTATAGGTCGTACATACAAAGCTAACTTTACCTGGCATATTTTTTTTATATATACATAAAACAAATAAGTTCTACAACTTAAGATGAAAAAAAGAAGAGATTCTCATTTAATATTAGAGTTCACTGAGTTCAACCTTCAGAGGTTTAATCCAGAAACTGCTATTTATCCACTTCCAAATGTTGCAAACAAAGAGTTATCGGTAGATGCCTGGGATAGACACCAATCCGCTATTCAGTCTTCACTTGTCAGGATCAATAACATTATGAGTGGATTGTCTAATTCGTCACAAATAAGTTCTTTGAGAAGCCAAGTAGCTCTTGAAAATCAAAATCTTCAATCATTGACTATTTTGAGAGTTATCAAGAAAGAGTATAATTATGACGTTTATGTGAAGTTTGTTATAAATGATATAGAGTATTGGGGTGTAATCTATGGTCTTCTGGATAAAAATCCTACTTTTGAAAGTGAAGTTTTTGTAGATACTACACTACTACAACCAAAAGAATGGAAAATAAAAACATCCGGATTAATTATAAAAGCAGTAAAAAAATTCTTCGAACCAGATTTCGGTAGTTGGAAACTTATAAATGATTATTGTGAAGCTTTATGTAGAGAGTCGGGAAAAAAGATAACATTGAAAAGTGGTGATGTAGTAAATCTTATCGCTTGGGATAAGGATAGATTAGTTATAGAACATAAACTTAAGACATACGACCTTAGAGGTGATAATTATATCTATTTTAATTGGTGGTTCGAGAAACAGAATTAGATTTCATTATCTTCTGACCTAAAAAGTCAATTTTTTCTATCTCGATCTTAAAGTTTTTATCCATCAAAAATCCAGGATATAAGACTGAAAAATAATCAATAGCAGATTCTGAACACCTAGAATAAGTCCTGTTTATAACTTGACCATCTTTTTTTAGTATGAAGACAATTTCTGAGCTCATTTGACCATTACTCCTATTATTTCACGAAAAGCTTTTTTTGTTGATATGATAATGAAATCATAAATAGAAAAAATATTATTCTCAGAAGGTGTTTCATCAAACCACCTCATATCCGATAATAAATCGTCGATATCATCTCGATATTGTAGATAAAACTCATAGATATCCGAATCATTGATAAAACCCTCAATTGGATTTTTTTCTTCATCTCTTAGATAAGCAAGAGCTAATTCTTTTCGACTAGTAAAATCAGTTTTTTTTAACTGGTTTTTAATAAGTCTATTGACACCATCTCTAAGATCATCGTAGGTCTTTTCTTCTGGTTCGTCTTGACCAGTGATTGTTTTTTCAAAAAACTTTTCCCATTTTTTTATGCTCATAACTTATATATTGTTTTTTAAATACCAAAATTTCCATCAAAATATCCATTATACCACATACCACCCTCAAAATTATCACCACGAAATATTCCATTATACCACAGACCACTCTTGAATTGACAGTTTTCAAAATTAGAAACTATACGTAGATCTGTATAAGATCTCCAAGTCGGTGTAAAAGAATAACTACCTGAAATTTGTATTAAAGTTTCCCCAGTTTCTAAGACTTCTGAAAATGTTAGAAGATATTTTTTGGGGTTCTCTATTGTTCCGAAAGAAGAATAACCTGATCCGAACATGCTGTAAATCCAAATGTCGTAGGGATATTTGAATCTAAATATACCATTTAGTAGAAACTGCATCTTACCTGATGATTGAGTTAGTCCAATGATTTCAATATCATCTACGATACCACCATTAAATATTCCACTTTTGAAGTTCATATTCAAAACTAAACCACCCCAAAAATTTCCAGAAGACCAATCGCCTGACTTGAATAAAGACCATCTGTGATTATCACTAACCTGATTATTACCAGAAGAATCTGTTTGTCTTCCAGAGAAAAATTCACCAGAAATCCACTCACCTGTTTCCCATATAGCCTTCGAGTTTCCACTAGCTCTGGTTCCGAATCTAGAAGTCTGAGTATATTCAGAAAATTGACCATCAAACCATCTTCCATTTTCGAAATCACCGCCTTTGAACTCACCATCTAGCCAATAACAAGGGTTGATATCGGTATTAAACTTACCTGAATTCCAAATACCACTTACCCAGATTCCACCACGAAACTGACCCCCATTCCAGATACCATCATTCCAAATACCCGAGTTCCAGAAACCTCCGTTCCAGGTGCCTAGATATTTTCTACCACCAAGCCAGGTACCACCATTCCAAGTGCCATCAAACCATCTACCACTATACCATAGAGATTGTGTATCAACTTGGTTAGAATCTATTAGAACAACACTACCGTTTATTTTTATAGTGTTAGAATTCCAATTACCACCATACCAATCTCCAGCAAGCCACTGACCCGAATACCAAGTTCCGTTAAACCATCGACCACATTTCCAAATACCGGAATAAAATACTAATCCATTAGAATCTTCACCTACGAGACCGTTGGAAACTTCTGATTCAACTATCCAAGAATATTTTTCTAACATTTTAGATAGTGTGAGACCATCGGTGAATCTGAATCTTACCTTATTCATATCTATATTTGTTAATGACGCCGTAGGAGATTCTATCTGATAATTATTTGGTGAGAGTTCAATTAAATCTTTTTGACCTCTATCCGACCCAACTCTTGATAGATCGACCGGTAATATTTTGAGTAAATCATCACCAAGTGGGTTTATCAGAACATTTGATAGTTTTGATTTCTCATCTTCATATATTATTGAGGTTAGATTTGATTTAATATCAGAATCAGAAAGTAATATTCTAGCATAAGAATCAGTTGGGAACTTTTGTGTTACTTCATTTTGGTAAATGTCAAAAGTATATGTGGATTGAATCTGTTTTTTATTTAGATTTCTGTTTATGTTATTGAGCTCCTGTAAATCGGAAGAAATTTCCAAGAGAGTGTTTCTAGAAAGTATATCAATATAGTTTATTGAAGTCGATTGATTATATACTAGAAGATCTCTATTTATTGGCTTGTTGAACTCTATAATATATGAATTTTTCTCAGGTAAATACTTTTTATTCTCTACTAAACATTTAGTAGTCGAAAAACTACCATAATTGGATGTTTTTACTACTATATCCACAAAACTATTTACCCAAATAGATTCCCACTCAAACTTTAAGTTTTTCCCAAAAACTAATCTATTTGATAGCTTAGTGTCATCACAAAGTATAATATTTGAAGAAGATGTCCAACTAGAATCAAGATCAACATCCAATGCAGGAATATTCTGATATCTGGGCATTGCACCAAAAATCTTACTAGCCGTAAAAGAAATAGGATCTATTCTAGAGAGAAAGTCGTGAATATTATAAGTTGGTGTGTATCCGAAATTAAAAAAACTCTGCACATAATGGAAACTATAGGTAGAAGAGTTATGAATAATGTTTTGTGCTAAATTATAATATGCTGTTTTATTATTTAAGTTACCCGTAATTTGAATTTGACTAGCAGTAATACCAACACGGTAACCAATTGAAAGTGGGTGGAGTGAAAAATTATTTATAAATTCCTCAGATGAAGGAAAAACATTCAGATTTGTAACAAAGAAACCAGAATTACGAAGTGAAGAAATAATTTCATTTGAGAAATTATGATAACAATACAAGAATATAGGTGTCGGATTACCACTGATATATCTGAATATTTTATTTATCATTAAATTTGCTGAAATTGAATCTGATTTTATGTTCAAAATATCACCTTTCTTGAAAAGACTATTATCAAAATCCACATTTACTAATTTAAATACTATAACAAAGTCACCAATCCAACAATTATAACTTGTGGCGAAATTCAAATCTATAGGATCAGTTCCTTCTACATAGTATGAATCTCTATCAAACTTGGTGGTTGGAACTAATTTTTTAATATAAATCTGTGATACATCCGGATCAATATTTTGTTCAGTTAGGCTAGGTGTGGCTGAATCAGCAGTTACAAAAAAAGAATTAGTTGCCGACGAATAATTAAATATAGTTGATATCTCGACAACATTTGATTGGCTAAAGGAAGTATAATATTCAAATGTTAAAAGAGTGTTTTTCCAATAATTGACCCAACTTGTTTCCTCTGGTAAGTTCTCGAAAGATACGTCTGAACTAGTAAAACCAGAAGTTGAAATCGTTACCGTAATAGGTAGTCTATAATTTCCAAGATAATCATGAAAATTAACTTTTGATGCTAAATCATAATTCAATATCAAAAATTTAGAACTGATAGTTTCTGTATATAGCTTCGCAAAATCAGTAACTAATGAAAAACTCGCACTATCATATGATCTACTTATTGAATAATTTGAAGCTACCACTAACTCCGAATTATTCCAACTAATAATACGATTAAAATAAGTTGTAGAAACTTCAGCAAATGTAGGACCTCTAAGAACATTTGTATTAGATGCAGTAATGAAATCATAACCTTTCAGTGAAAAATTATAAAGACTTCTTCCAGCAACATAGATATTCGATCCGATATTTGTAAGTGAATTTGCGCCTATGTTATTTACCGAAGATTCTAGAACTAGAAAGGAATAAGTAGAGAAATCATTTTTATTCCAAACAAAAAGATTGTCACTATCAGAAGTAATCAAAAATAGTTCTTTTTGATCTTTCTTCTGAGATGAAAGTGTCCAACCGCTCACTTCCAAATAAATAAAATCCCTAAGGTGTGGTGTGAGTGTGTATAAGTCTGTTGATGAGTCCTGGCGAATAATATCTATCTTGGATACTTGCCACCCACTTGGTGACTCAATTAGTGATAAAAAGGTTCCAGAATCTCCTAAAATATAAATTTCAGAAATGTTATAGAATAGAACCCGGTTAAGATTAACTTGATTGTTAATACTCTCCAGTTCAAGTTTTGTCCAATCGAGGCCACCATTTCCAGTTATCCAAATTTCACCGAACTCCCCAACTAGACAACCATACAGATCAGAGAAAAAAGAAACTGAGGTAAAGTTTTTTACTGAGTCTAATTCTATATAAGTAATCTCAAAGTTGACTTTATCAATTTTAAGAAGTGTTGATTCTCTACCACAAACCCAGTAATAGGACTTTGTGTTTTCAATCGATGTTAATTTTGTTGATATTTTGTTATTAATCAAACTTGTAGTTCCGGACTGGTAAAGAAGAATTGTCCCAAAATCACCCACAGTCACTACTCTTTCGGGTATTGAATGTGTTCCAATAGTAAGTGAGCCATGACGAATAATATCGTTATAATTTACTTCGAAAAGATTATTGTATTCAAATTTATTTTTGATGAGGTATGAGTGTGTTTGTTCGAATTCGGTGTTTTGTGATTCTAGTGGATAATATCCATTGGTAAATCTTTTTAGTGAGAAATACTTATCCCTGTTTGTAACACCCGATTTTACATCAATTAAAAGATTTCTAGAAAAGGTATAACTAGTTACCTGTTGCTTTACTAAAAAACCAGATTCGTATTTGTAAATACCATTTTGTGAATTATAGTAAAACCATTTTTTATTGACTCCCTCATCAGAAATAAGATAATAAGTCTCATCGAATGAGTTTGTATCTACGGACGCTGATAATCCTAATTCGGTTTTTTGGTCTTTAATTAAAATTGTCTGACCATCTTTTACAAAAATACCATCAATCAATAATGAAGGTTTTTCTAAAAGAAGATTATCAACTTGTGTGGTTGTTGCTAAATCAACTGAAATAGGTTCTATATTATCAAAAATAGCCGATTCGGGTGAAAAATATCCTCGATGTGAAAAACCAAGTTCGTAATTGTAGTGTGTATATTGAGTGAAACTATCCGGGTTGATACATTCTGAACCGGAACTTGCAGTGAATCCCATAGAATAGGAGCTACTACAAGTTGAAAAGTGCCAAGAACTAGTTTGAGATAAATATTGAAGACTAGGAAATAAATTATCCAAATCTCTAGAAGTCTGCCAAAGTGCTCCAGAAAAACATTTTGCATAGAGTCTTGTAGCCTCTAAACTTTGGCGAATAGCTTGATAGTTTTCTATTTCAAGAGTATCTTTACGTAAAGACCAAGAGAGTAAATCTTCGTTATAGTTCCACATTTTTATTTTCTTTTAACCCTTAAACTCCAAAGAACATGATCTTCTTCTAGATCGACTTTTTCTTTAGCAATAGAAACTTTTGATTTTTTTAAAATATCTTTTATTTCATTTATAAATCTATCGTATTTATAAATGTCCTGTGTATATTCAGACACTTTAATCTCAAAAGACTCTTCTTCTGAAAAGATGAGTTGGTAGATAAGATCTTCCTTTTTCAAGTTAGGTTTTTTTTGTAACTATATATTATTTAAGGTATGTTTGAACTTAAGATCCTTGCTCACTACGAAATTTATCGTATCGGTTGGTAAGTTCAATAAGAAACTTATTTCTCACGATATCTTCGTTGTTAAATCGGAACTCTACTAGATCTTGCATACCACTGGTCATATCAATAAAATCAAGGTAACCAGAATCTCTTCGCTTTACATCGTATTGAGAAGTATCTCCCATCATCACGGCTTTTGAGTCTTTACCAAGACGAGTAGCCCAGAGCATTAGAGTTGCTAAGTTAGAGTTTTGACACTCATCTAGTAGCATTATACAATTATCAAAAGTTGTTCCTCTCATATAGGCTAGAGGCTCAAAAATAATCTCTTCGCTTGAAAATAACCCATCTATCATTTTTTGATCTAAGATTTTACAAAAGTTAGAGTAGTAAGATTTTACGTAAGGATCGATTTTATCTTTCACATCACCTGGAAGAAGACCAAGTGGATGACCACTTTCAACTGTGGGTTTAGTGATGATGATTTGTTCTATTTTTTTATCGGCTAAAAGAGATAAAGATGTATAGCAAGTCGAAAAGGTCTTTGATGTTCCAGCAGGACCGTGAACTACCGTTAGGATATTATTACGAATAGATTTGAATAGTTGTAACTGTTTTGGTGATAGCTCAACGTTGTTTGAGTTTTGAAAAAGTTCTCTTGTGAGTTGACCTTTCTTTTGTTGTTTGACGGGTTCGGTTACTTTGCTTTGGGTTCTCAAAATTAGGGTTATTTTTTAGATATATATGGATATTAAATCTTTCTAATGTGTAAAACAAACGGGAAAAAGAAAATAAAATCAAGATTATGGAAGAAAAAGATTACAATGAGATGTATCACGATATATCCTTTCCGATGGTTAGGAGAGTGTCTGTGAAAACACTCAGTCAAGAACTGGCGTTCTATTCAGAAGAAGAAATGCAACTTGTGAAGAGTAAAATATTTTCAGAAAATCGAGATAGAAAAATAGATTCACTTGTGAACGGGTCTGAGTATGTAGAGGCACGTTTAGAAGATGATCCAAAATATAAAGAGCTTGTTTCTAGAGGAGTTAAACCTATGGGCAAACCAAGTGATCAACTCTTCTACTTGGATTACAAATATGACAACAACGACACCACAGATTTGAGTAGTATAATATCAACCGCAGAAAAAAACGAGAACATAAATTTCTTATCATTTGTAGATATTTTAGATACAAAGTAGATGAAAGTTACGTATCTTTGTAAAAAAAACTTATGAAATACTTATTCTTGTTCCTCTTCTTTATTTCTAGTTTTATGCTTGGTGCCTACACAACTAGTCAGTTTAAGTTCGATACTCCTGTTGAATCTTACAGATGGGCTTTGACCTCTTTTTGGGGTATTTTTTTCTTGGTGACATTTCTTAAATATAATCAAAAAAAATAACATGAAAACTGGATATTTACTCTGGCTCGATGACATGAGAAATCCCTTTCTAGCAGATTGGGTTCTACAATACGCACCTGATTTCGATGATCGTAAAGAGCAGATTGTTTGGTGTAAGAATTTCCATGATTTCTCGGATTGTATTACTCAAAGAGGTCTTCCCGAAGAGATTTGCTTTGATCACGATCTCGGTGAAGATTTGACTGGATACGACTGCGCAAAGTGGCTTGTAGATTATCTTTTAAATACTGGTGAAGATTTACCACCTTTTTCTATACAAAGCCAAAACCCAGTCGGTAGGGAAAATATTATTGGATTATTAAGATCTTTTACTCGATCGAGGGGTTAAATATTTTACTAAATACAGAAATAGATGATATTTTTTGATAGGTTAAATTGGATATTTTATACAAGTTGGGAAGCGTCTTCCCTGGTTGTTGAACTCAAAGATTTACTTCCTAATACTCGTTTTTTTGATGCTGCTAACTGGACTAAAATTGATAGCGATCAGGGTAAACTATTCTTTGATTATAGAGATGATTTCACTAGAATAATAAGAGCAATAGAAGGTTCTAAAGATCGTCCAAGTTATACTTTTATTCTAATAAACCGAATAGATCCAGATTTTTTACCAAAACTGGATTTTTTATTCAAAAGAGATGTGTATGGAAAAGTAAAATGGGTATTTACCCTTAATACAAGAAGGACTTCACTAAAAGATAACTCTCTAAAAACTGAATACGATTGCTTGAAAATCTTACCACGTTTAGTAAGTGAAGTTGGAATAAAGTCGGGCAAAAAATTCTTTCATTTAGGACGAGATGATGAAAGTTTTCTTCTGTCAGAAGGTCAAGAAAATATTTATATCAGGGATCTACAGGCACATGTTAGAGATTACAAGATCTCCTTATTAGAATGAGTTAATGAGATCTCGTAGAACGGCAGCCTTTTCGTAGTTTTCTACATCAACTTCTTTTTCTAAGATCAAGTTGAAAATTTTGATCTTCTCACCCTGTGGCATCTTCTCAACAAGTGGAGAATCAATATCAAATATTCTTGTAAGAGCAAAAATAGGAAATACCTTGCTGATCCAGTTTTCTTGAATAAGATTTTTACCATCAACCGTTGTAGTTGACCAAGAACAGGTCATCTGAAAAGATTTTACAATCTTCTCAAACTCTTCAACGGTTGTGATTCTTTTTCCGGTCTCCATTTGGGATAAGAGAGTTTTTAGGCGATCAATCATTTTAGTTATATATTATTTTTAAAATATAGTTTATCAACTATTGTGCCAAACTTTCATTCGTGACAATTTTTCTTCTCAGGACTTTTAGACAAAAAATTGAATCTACAATATCTTCTATTGGGTTGGGTATCTTCTCTCTATCCATTAGGTCTTTGTGATGAAAAAGAATGTTGTAAATTGGGGCATCTATTTTGCCATCAATAAACGCCTTAAACATTTGTTGCTTCTTAAAACTACCACCGGCTATGCCTTGATCATTGACCCATTTCAATTTTTTCTTTTTAACACCTAGTTCAATCGGTGGATAGACAAGTTTACAGGATTCGAGCTTAAGAGAGAGTGGTGAAATAATAGACATCTCTATGTCCGGTATTCTGGTGAGTAGTTCTGTTTTTACTAAAGTAGAAAGAGATACAATATCCAAGATTGAACTAGTGTTTCTAGAAAAAGAGTAACCCTCTATACTACAGAAAGTTTTCATAGTAGGATCGAGATACCTAGTCACCGTATCAACAATATTGTGTGAAAGTTCACTGAAGTCAAGAAGTTTAAGTATTTCATTACTAGAGTAATCTGATGAAGATTTCCGATACAGATGTGTAAAAATAACACCGGATGATTTTAACTCATTGATCCAAATGTTGTTATCTTTCTTTGAGGTAAAACTAAGAACTATTTTTTTATCCGATGTTTCAATATAAACCGCAGTGCTATTTAAGCTAATATCTATTCCTATAAAATTATACATCTAATTTATATATCTAGAAAGGTTAGCCTCTGAAAAATCTTCTACTTCTAGTTCTTGGTTGGATTGGTACTTTTAATCCCATTGGCTTTGAACCGTAAGTGCTTGCGAACTGTTTATTTCCACCTGAGTAAGTGTCGGACGAAGGTTGGTTAGGTGGTAGTGTTGTTATTGGAACTACTTGTGTGGTGGTTGAAGTGGTTGTGGTCACTTCGGGTGATGGAGTTGGTGTAGGTGTGGGTGTAGGTGTTGTTGTGGAAGTTGGTGTGGGTGTGTTTGTTGGTGTTGGCGTAGAAGTAGAATCTGGTGTCTGAGTAACTGTTGCCGATGGTGTCACTGAAGGAGTTATCGTAGAAGTTGGTGTAGAGCTAGGTGTTGAGCTTGGTGATGGTTCGTATTGGGGGAGTTGGCCAACCGAATATAGTATAGATCTACCAAGCATTTTACACAAAGTGGATGTATTACTAGTAATCGAACCAAACCAAGTATTGATACCAATTAGTTTTGAGCAACCAACTTCCTTTATCGCAAGTAACTTTACTCCACTCGGGGTGTAGGATGCGTGAAGAACCGCACCGCTGGAAAGAGTTGGATCACCGTTTGTGAAAGGTGTTCCACCAAAAGTTGAATTTAACCCATCTGCAATAGATATAGAAGTAGAAAATGTGAAATTACCTCCTATTGTTGATTGTGTGTTTGTGGCTAGAAATGGTGTGAGTGATGAGTGTGTAAATCCCGAAGGATAAAGATTCCATAAAAATACTCCAGATATAATATGACCACCAGAATTCACAAATTCAAGTAGTGAATTGCCAAGACCAGACGCACCTACTTGACTACCATTGGTGTAAATGAACACAACATCATAACCTGAACTTGTTAAACCACTTCCGCTATATGTTGTGGACATACTCACAGTAGAGTATGTTATCGAAAATCCTTCTGTGTTAATATAAGAATTAATGTTTGATGCAACAGTATCTACGTTTGCGTCACCTAAGAATAAAACATTGATGGTACCAGACACAGTTCCACAAATCTCACTGGTGTTCGTAGAAGAAGGTGTTATTGTGGGTGTAGGTGTATTTGTAGGTGTTTCGGTATTTGTTGGTGTGTTTGTTGGTGTCTGAGTAGGTGTTTCACTCGGTGAGACATCTGGTGTTTCGGTATTTGTTGGTGTGTTTGTTGGTGTTTCAGTATTTGTAGGTGTATTTGTGGATGTTGGTGTTGGTGTTTCGGTATTTGTGGGTGTATTTGTAGGTGTCTCTGTATTTGTAGGTGTTGGAGTTTCAGTAGGTGTTTCAGTAGGTGTTTCAGTATTTGTCGGTGTAGGGGTTTCAGTAGGTGTTTCAGTATTTGTAGGTGTGTTTGTGGATGTTGGTGTTTCAGTATTTGTGGGTGTATTTGTGGGTGTCTCTGTATTTGTAGGTGTATTTGTGGATGTTGGTGTTGGTGTTTCGGTATTTGTAGGTGTATTTGTAGGTGTCTCTGTATTTGTAGGTGTTGGAGTTTCAGTAGGTGTTTCAGTAGGTGTTTCAGTATTTGTCGGTGTAGGTGTTTCAGTAGGTGTTTCAGTATTTGTTGGTGTATTTGTAGGTGTCTCTGTATTTGTAGGTGTTGGTGTTGGTGTGGATAATTCGATATTACCCAAACTAATATAAACTGGGACTCCAAATGAAAAATCTGAAGAACTGGTTTGGACAATAGTAGCTAGTCCGGATGGTGAGTTTGACGGGGGAACTCCTATATTGCTACCGAAAACAAAACCAGTCCCACTAGCCGTAAAACTCCACGATTTGAATGATTGTGTGTCACCTGAGTAAATGGCAGTATTACTATATTGTGTGAAACTTATAGTCACACCTTGATTCAAAAAACTTTGGAAATACGAACTTCTATCCACACCATCTGCGTCAATACTATTAAAATAAAATCCTCTCCCTGTTAAACCCAGTTCGTTGATTTTAGTGATACCCATTGTGGCACCACCTGAACCGTTCATTATAGCATTGCCTGAAGAAGGAAATGTATATGGAAGATCTAGTAATATAAATGGATATCCAGAGTTTGTGACTGGACTTGGAGTGGGTGTAGATGTTTCTGTTGGGGTTATGGTGGGTGTTTCTGTGGGTGTCTCGGTCATATAAATTTAGGAATTATTTTTCTGGAAATCTTTTTATAATTTCTTTTTCCCTCTCTTTTCTTGATAATCCATCACCTTCCCCTTTTTTAATAGGATTATAAGGAAATTCATCTTTTATTCTCTTTGCTCTCTCTTCTCTGGTTTCAGAAGGTGACAGGGGAACATTCATAGGTTCATATGGAAAATCATGATACTCAATTTCATTAGAGGGATCTACTCCCATCTCATAATCTGAGTAATCATCCTCTATCATCGATTCGTAAGTCTTTAAATGCTTCATAAACTTGATTTTTATTTTAATCTATATATATTTTTACTAAATCTTTTTTTGAAAAAATGATAAAACTTGAATGATTATAGAAGAAATTTCAATACGTGGATATAAATCATTTGGAAATACAGAACAAGTTGTAAAGTTTAATACTGAAGCAGGAGAACTTATTCTTCTTTGTGGATCGAACGGTTCTGGTAAAAGTTCAATACTTGAGTGTGTAGAATACTCACTTTATGGAAAAGTGAAATCCATGAAAAATAAAAAATGGACTAAATCATCCCTATTACCAAATAGAATAAACGGTGAGCTTTTGAACAAAATAAAATTTAAATCTTCTGGATCTGAAATCGAAGTTATTCGTGGGATATCTCCGAATGTTTTGAGAGTTCTTGAAAATGGTCTTGAAATCGATAAAGCTGGTAAAGCTTCACTGGATGAAAGAATAGAAAAACTAGTTGGTATTGATATTGAAACTTTCAAGAGTTTTATTTCACTATCTATCAACGATTTTAAGAATTTTATTTCACTCTCGTCTGAGGAAAAGAAACTTCTTTTAGATAAACTTTTTAACCTTGAAGTAATCAATATTCTATCTGATATCTTGAAGGATCTTAATAAGACCAATAAAATAGGACTCGCTAGATTAGATGCTGAAATAGGATCCCTTGCTAGCTCTATACGTTCAATTGATATGTCTATTCAAAAAGCGCTCGAAAGAGAAAAAGAAGATCTTGATCAAGAGATCTCAGTTCTCAATGCTGAAATAGAAAAAAGAAAAGAAGAGTATAAGTTATTGAAGGAAAAAAAGGATAAAATAGCACTTAAAGAAACTGAGATAAACACACACCTTGATAAAGAGAAAGAGGAACTCTATAAAATCAGAAATAATTTAAATAATGTCGATCGAGAAATATCACTTTACAACTCAGGAAAGTGTCCCACTTGTAAAGTTTCTTTCGATGGTCAATTCTTTGCTGATTTAAGAAATGAACTAGATCAGAAAAAACAAGGTATCCAAAAAATATTAGAGCAGATTACACAAAATATAACTTCTTTGGGAGAAAAGAAAAAGAAACTTGGAGAATTGACCGTTGATGTAACTACAAACTTCAACGATTTAACTTATTTACTTCGTAACTACAAATCACAAATCGATCAACTCACACAGAAAAAAAACTCAGGTTCTACTCAAAGTCATACTACACAAGAGTTTGAGAATACCAAATCAGAACTTCTTTCTAAGATGGATGTTGTATCTGGTGAAAACGTAATTTTACAAGAAAAAGAAGTTTATTACAAAGAACTTTCTAAAATATTGAGTGAAGATGGTGTTAAAAAAAGTATTATTTCTAAAATCATCGAACCTATCAATCATTTTGTAGCTGAAAATTTACGTAAAATGAGAATACCATTTCAAGTAGTGTTAGATCAAAACTTCAACGCTGAGATTAAAAACCTAAATGAAGTAATTGAACAAGATAGTCTATCGACTGGTGAAAATAAAAGAATCAACATTTGTATTATGATAGCTTATCTGAAAATGATACGAACTAAAAGACATATCAATATTCTTTTTCTTGATGAAGTTTTCTCATCGATAGATCTCGAAGGTATTGAGTCTATTTTATTATTACTTAAAGATTTTGCTAACAACTATAAGATAAGTATATTTGTAGTTCATCACGCCCTGATGAGTGGTGAGTTTTTTGATAGAATTATCAGTGTGAATAAAGATGTTTTTTCACAAATAACCGAAACTTCTACCCAGGAGATCCAATAAAAGATATATAAGTTATGATTAAAGTAGAACTAGGTAAAGACCCAATAGATAAAGCTCTGAAAATATTCAAGAGAAAATTTGATAGAGTGGGAGTTATTAAAGAACTCAGAAATAGAAAAGAGTTCAAGAAAAAATCAGTTGTTCGTAGAGAAGAGATCAGAAAAGCTATCTATGTTGAGAAAAACTTCTTATCACCAAAAGATTAATTCGCATAAATAGAGTATGGATTTAGAAAAAAACTATTACCAGATACTTGGTGTGGATAAAGATGCTACGTCTGACGAAATTAAAAAAAAATATTATAAACTATCTAAAAAACTACACCCAGATGTTGGTGGAGATAGTAATCTATTCTCACAGATAAACGAAGCCTACGAAATTTTCAGTAACGAAAAGCTAAGAAAAGATTGGGATAAAAGAAGTCGTTTTGGTAAAAACTATAAACTTGTAAATGAGTTTAAAAACTATGAACAAACTATATTATCAAAAACTTGGGAGAAGGGTAAGTTCGATAAGATCAAATCTGAAACAGATCTACATATACATCTAGAAGTTGAAAAAAATTTTGGAGGTGTTGTAGAATATCAAAGATGGGTTACTTGTAAATCTTGTAAAGGAACCGGTCTAGATCTCAGAGGAAAAATAGTTATCAAGGATGAAAATGGTAATATACTAAGACAATTTGAAAACGAAGATGGTTGTGATTTCTGTGAAGGAACTGGTAAGGATTGGAGAGATGAGGTATGTAGTTTTTGTGAAGGCAAAGGAAAAACTGGATCAATCATTTGTGGTGACTGTCAAGGTAAAAGAAGAATCCTAGGTAATCAAAAGTTAGAAAAAATAAAGTTCCCAAAAGGTGAAAAGTTTCTAAAAATTGAATCGATGGGTAATATATCTGTTACTTCTCAAGGTAAATCAGGACATCTTTTTCTAATAAAGAAAAGTTAATTCTATCTGTAAATCTGAACATTTCCTATGAAATCAAAATCTAGACGACTATAATCAATTCTTGGGGCAATAGCTTTAGTAGGTGATTTCATAAACCTATCAATTCTATCAGTTCCTGATGAGTCCAAATAGTAATTAAAAAACGGAATTCTATCAACTTCATAGAAATTTATTCGAGAAAAATAGATTTGAGAAGAGGGTGAAGACCAACCCGAATCGAAATCCGATCCACCCAATATAGAAAAGTCAAGTTTTTCTAAATTGAAGAAGTATTCCCTTTTAACACTCGAAGTATAAGACAGATGATCAACTGGTGTAGATAAAAGATTGGGTAGATTATCTATAGGCTTATTATTCAGATATATTCTGGGATATTTGTTTGAAGAAGTTCCGAAGTTCATAAAATCCACAACACTTGAACCTGAGTGTGTATAAACCTCAAACTCTACAAGAGAATATCTTTCTCTAGATATAGTTGAATTTTTATTTGAAAAGTTCCAAGAAGAAAAACCAGAACCAGAAGCGGACGCCGACGTTTCTACAAGTAATAAGTTAGAGAAATCAGGATCCGTGATGTTATAGTTAGATGTAAATGTAGCTGATTGAAGATTGAAAATATTATTCATGGAATATGAATATGTCCAGCCCCTTGAGAAAAACTCTAATAAATTAGAGGTGTTTGATAATTGTGGCACCCCATTTTTAATATTTGTTACATAATTAAATTGTCCAGATTGAGATATTTTAGAAACTACGGGTGAGAATTTTTTTCCTAGACTATAGCTTGATACACTAGTATTTGAAATATTCCTAATATTTGCTGAGATTCTTAAAATATTATCGGTCGTATAAGAAGTGTGGTTTAAGTATTTAATAGATTTATCGAAAAATTCCGAAAAATAGTTTAGGTTATCGTAGGTATTTGTTCTTTGAGACTGATTCCATGAAAGATTAATCCATGAGTTATATCTTCTGTTTCTAGCACCAATCATACGCAAAGGCGTTTTGTATAGAGAAGAATAGTTAGGATCGATTTTATCGGGTTGTACAAGATATGATCCATCAGAAAACTTCAAACTCTGAATGAGACATTTATCTTGACCAGAATCTGAAATCTGACCACCTTCAAAAACACCATCTACAAGATGTGTAGATTCCATAAGTAAATTCTCGGGATATCCATTGATTAGTCCATAGATCATAATTCCCGAAAAATATCCATTTAGGAATGCTCCACTTAGCCAAACATTTTTGGATACTTTTATCGGATGATCTTGTGAATCTTTTACTATACTACGAAGTGGTGTGTTCGACACAAATTCAACCCTTATGAATTCTGAACTTTTTTCCAAGATAGTTGCTGAAGATTTAATAAGAGTGAATTCTTGATTAACGTCAATTCCCGCAATATTAGAAATACTCACCTTTTCACCTACAGTAAAGTTTTTGCTATTTTCACCTTCTATTCTTAACGTGTATGTGAATTGACTTGTTTGTATAAAGTTTGAACAGCTACTAAAAGTCCACGAATGTTCATCTCCTCTCCAACCATTATTCCATACTCCATTCTCCCAAATACCTTTTTCAAAAACACCATTACCAAAATTCATTCTCACAACTGAACCATTATCAGAGGGTGTGTTATAACTTGTGTTTGGTAAATCAGAAAATGCCAGTGTTGGTGCAGTAGATGTAGAAGAATTCGTAAGTTTATTATTATAGACTTGGTTATAGTTTGATATAATTTTATGAATTGAGATATTCGTGATTTCAACCCCAGCAAAGAAACCCGGATTGAAATTGTAAGCTTGAATAATTAAATCTTTATCGTCAGAAATTTTTGGAGAATAATCAAAAATATAATCTGTTAGTGTATTATTCAAATGTATTAAAGGTGTTCCAATACTATAATCGGTAGCTATTGGTGTTGTTGATAATGGTGAGAAAGCAGGAAAATTCCCTGACCAATATCCAGGTTCACCACTACTTGGTAGTATTTCTGATTGAGTGAAAGAACCAATCTTAGCAAATAAATAAACATTAGTTGGATCGGTAGGGTTTGTAACACTTCTATAGCATCTAGCTGTTATTGTTATACGGTAGGTGAAACTTGTATCTCTAAAAACATTTCTAGATATTTGACAAGAAGTGTCATTACATTCCCATACTTGTGGGATAAGATGCTCTGAAAATTGTAGAGGTAAGAATGTTCCGGTTGGTATAAGAGCTGAAGATGATAAAGTCCAATCAGTTAAAGATGCGTTGGACGTTTGTGTATAGTATTCCGTGGAAGATGGATTAAATCCAAAATTCACTATTTCGGTTGAATTCACAGAAAAAGATCCAACGTTCATATAGTGAACCTTATCCCACATACTGGATGTAGAAGATATAAAACTATTCACTCTTTTAAGATAGATGGAAGTTTTTTCTTCTAGAGCAGGTGACGGACTTGTGAATGGTGTTCCGTTCCAGTTACCGTTTCTCCATCTACCACCTTTCCACAAGATATTGTTAGCGAATCCATATTCCCAAACACCCGTGTGCCATATTCCCGCTGTCATTGTTCCAGATTGGAACACACCATCTTGCCACTCTGAGATATAGAAGTGACTATCAATGAAATTACCTCCTTTCCAAATACAACTTTGTGTTAAATTGAAAGATAAAGCGGAAGTTTCATTCTCTACCAGGCCTACGCGATTCACCCATGGGTTAAAGCTAGAGTTTCTGAAGTTACCTTTAACAAATCTACCTTGTAGCCACAAAGAATTGAAAATAACACCCACATCATGACTGAATGTTCCATCGACCCATAGCATATTTTGAAAATTTGCTCTTGATAGGTTTCTAACCTCTGAAGAAATATTTAATGGTGTAAAGATATCTCTATCGGTAGTTCCCATGTTAGAATTATCGATAACTAATCCGTTTTTCCATAATCCCCAGTAACTACCTGTAAAATAATTTCTTGCCGCTTGCTCATCTGATAAAACAGATGATGTATAACCACCTATAAAATCGCCGTTGTAGAACTTTCCACTATTCCAGATCTTACCCTTAAATACACCACCCCAGAACTCTCCATCCCACCAACTAGAGTTTGTTAATCCATCACCTGAACCAAAAACTCCAGAATTGAAACGGCCTCCCTGCCAACCAAAATGATTTGAAGCAGTCATCGCGGATCCAAGACCCCAAGTTGAGTTGAAAGACCCGTTATTAAAATTTCCACCTTGCCAAATAACATTCCCGTTTATTCTTCCTGAGTTGAAAATGCCGTTTTTCCAAGTAGTATAAAATCCACTATCACCTCTTACTTCACCTGAGTTGAAGTTACCACCTAACCACTCAACAAAACTTGAACCACCAATAACACCATTTTTAACAACACCGTTTATCCAAGTTGAAGAAGTTCTCCCGTATCCAGTTGTGTTTAAAATAGTTCCAAAAGATGTTTGGTTAGCTTTGAGGTTTTCAGAACCGAGCGATCCATCAGAAAAAGTACCACTTAGCCACACAGATTCGTAGAAGTTACCTGATGAAAATTTCCCATCTATCCAGAGTGATTTTTCGAAATCACCCGAAAGAAAGTTACCATTATACCAAGCTTTCCAAAGATTATTAAAAGACAGAGAAGTAGATGAGTAAGTATAACTAGATAAGAATCTACCAGAAAAAGTTCCAGAAACCCAGGTAGAATTGTTAAAAACTCCGGATAGAAATTCGGTGTTCTTCCAAATAGAACTGTTCACTAACCCACTGATAAAATTACCTGAAGTAACAATAGATTTATGTAATGTTGTTTGAATAAAATTGTTTGTTTTAGAAAGAATAGTATTTGAAATTCTTAGCTTGGAAATCTTCTCTCTATCATTTATTGGTAAATCCTCTTGTTCAGAATTGAAATCATTTGATTCGAACAGAGCTCTTTTGTAAAAACCAGAGTAGATTTTTGAATTTTTTATTTGTAATTTATTGAGTGTGAAAATTTCTGGTTGAATAAAGTTATCAAAACTAAAAGTAGATGAGCTAGTCAGACCAGAAAGAGCACCACTTTGTGTGTAGGGTTGGATATTTATATTCTTTGAAACTGGTAGATTACCAAGTGTTTGTGTTAATAGAGAATTAATCTTATAAGTTCCAGAAATATCTTTACTTTGAGTTCCTCCAAATAAAGTTCCTATGAATAATACTCCTTTAGAAAAGTTTTCCAAACCATATGATGAGGTAACACTCAAAAATTTAGCATTTAATGTAGAATTCGAGTTAAGTGTTATGGTGAATTCAGTCGGATTATTATTATCAATTCTAGCTGATGATTCTTGTATATAACTCAAATTTCTAATACGACAACTATCTACAACACCACTTATAGGATTTGACTTACCGATTGTGGATCCTGTGTATAGTATTTTAGCTGTTTGTTGATTAATTAAACCATCAGCGTTTGGAAATACCGCATTATTATTGAGAACGAATATAGACATTTAATCTATATATTAGAATTTTTAGATCTTTAAGAAATTTAATAATTTTTTATATCTTCGAATTCGCTCTCTGATAAGCCTAAAAAAGTAGAAATATCCAATTTCGGTTTGATGAACTCTTTCTTTGCGTTCAAAATTCTTCTTATGACTTTATCTGGATGTTGTAGATTTGAATAATCAAGTAAAACAAGGTGATTATTTGTAAGTGAGGTTGTAAGATGAAACATATGACTAGACTTTCTAAAATCAAAAATTATTTCATCATCACAAGATTTTTTATGATAGTAACTAATTTTAATAACTTTATTATCTGGTTTGAGGTAGAACCACTGGTCAATTTCTCTACTTGAATTGAAAACTTCTAATTCTTTTCTTGTTGGCATTTGATATTCATCCTCTCTAAGGCTTAAATCAAGTAGAAGTGAATATTCTGTAAGTGAAATATAATTCAATTTATTGAAGTCGTTCTCAACATCATTCCAATCTATATTTGAAATATTTCTTTTTAGTCCAAGATCTAAATCCCATGTTGGAATATCCTTCCAAATGAAACTTCCATAAAGATAACAGAGTTCATATTTATCTAAAATAGATTTTACAGAAGAATTAGATAAAAAATTTTTAACAGAGCCAAAACTCGGTCTTAACCAAGGTTTATTTGTTTTTATACTACCAATTTGGTAAAAAAAACTACAATCCTCACTATAATAGAAATCTTTTCCCATCGGGAATTAAGATTTTCTATAGACTACCTCCTCCACCACCGCCAGATAGAGTAGTAGTAGAAGTAGTAGTCGGCCAAAGACATTGAGTTCCGCTTATTTCAACAAAACTTCTTGTATAAGTCCCACAAGTATAAGAAAGTGCAGGAGAACATGCAGGAAAGTAAATACTTCCCGGTGTTGAACACACCGAATAGGTATAAGAACCCGAAATTCTTTGGATAGGTGGTTGGTTCTGAAGTGGTGTTCTAGCACAAAAATCATACCCCCAAGCTGTTGATTGGCTACTGAAAGTTGGACTCAAGAGAACTTCAAAATAGGTAAGATTTCTTACCTCAGATGCCCATCTTGGTGTGCTACTTATACTAAATACCGATCCATTATCTATTGTTAGATTTAAGTTTAAAGTTGCATTCGGTAAACTTGTTGCTTGAAGTCGAACAACCATAAGTAAGTCGCCAACCTCACCTTGATTCAAAGTTTGACTATAGTTCGATTCTGTAAAATTGAAAGACTGGTTAGAAACATTTGTGTCAAAAGTTTTTTCTTGGTATCCATAGAAGAAGTTTCTGTTTGAAAGTGGAATTACTTGTATAGTGAATTGATCGACCCCACTACTTGAGGTTATACTGAAGGAACCAGAAATATTCCAACTAAACGTATAACCACCCGAAGATGGAAATGAGTAGGTAGATCCAGACCAATTAGTCTGTGCTGGTGGATGGCCAAATTTGAGTCTATATCTCTGTGAATAAATTTCTGTGATTGGATCTCCAATATTATAACTTATATCGAAAGAGGTATTATTTTCCGGAGATCCACCACTACTAGTTGCATATACTGTTAAAACCTGACCTGATTGACATACCGATGATGAATAGGTGGCTGCTATTAGATTGCTGTTTTTGGATATCTCAACATAAACCTTATCGCCTTGGAGAAGTGAATAGGTCGAAAACCCAAGTTGAATACTCATAGTTCCTGTGTAATTTTGAGCATCATTATAATACAAAGTCCAAGATGATGAATCAAGTAAAGAAACAACACCTCCACTATTTTTTTGGAGTTTAGCAATCAAAGAATTTGTAGCATTTCCAGCAGCTATATAGGAACTTTCGATTTCACTCTGAATATAGTAAACGCCTGCAGTTCCGGCTGTATAGATAGAATTAGTTGAAGACATGAAATTACCAAATGGTCCGGTGTAAAGAATAGATGAAGCTGAACCACCAACAAAATTATTGACTAATGTTCCTTGAGAAATGTTAAAATTTACTGTTGCCGTGGCAGTAGTAATACCAACTGAACATGTACTTGGCATTGCGATAAGTGTTGCTTGTTCATTTACCAAAAAGTTTGTTGGAACAAGCATTTGATCTATTAGAAAACCACTACTACATTCAAGATATCTAAATACATTTTGTTCGGTGGAAGTTACTCTAATTCGAGTACAACCGATCGATTGAGTAGCGCAGTCACAACTACAACTAGGTCCAGGATTTGTTACGGTCTCACTAAGAAAGTAATTTGACCATGAACCAGAATTAATCAACTGGGAACCAGTTCCAGAAATTAAATATACATTTTGTATTGGATCTTTCAAGCAAATAACTTTTTGATTTCCCCAATATTGAGTTAGTAGTGAAGAAAAGGTAGCAGAATTATCACAACATGAGTTGAATATAACGTTTATTGGATTTTTAGTTGTAGTGGGAGTTCCAGTAGTAGTTGAGGTTGTTGTAGTAGAACACGATGGGAAAGCTTGCGATCCTTTTGTAACCGTTAGCCATCCGTCATCACCAGGTGTGTAATCGAGCACTATAAAAATTTGTCCATCTGAAATTCTTTGAACATAAACAACAGGTTCAAAACCATAAGAAGGTAAGTTTGAAAATGTATAGATAGGATCCGTTCCTGGATCCCATCCTGGTGCCCCATCTAATCTTATTGTGGTATTACTCCCACCACAACAGTTAGTATATTGAAGATAGTATTTATAGGTTGACGTAGGATATGTTGTTAGAATACTTGTTGAAGTATCGATACTATCCCTATATAGTGTTACGTTATAATTATCACACTGAAGAACTAAAGCCATTTAATTTTTTTTTTTTCTTTATATATATTTTTTCTTGATTACCAGAAACTAAGAAATAATATAAGTGAAACAATCAAAAGGACAATCTTCGGGTCTAACCGGTGGTTGAGTTGTAGTTCTTACTACTGGACTAGGTGCTACCACCGGAACCTGTGATCCTATCACGGTATCCTGGTTAGGATAAGTTTCAACCCAAAACTTTTTATCCCAGGTTGATTTGAAAATATTAAAATCCCATGTAGTATAACCAAACTCATCAAGTGATGGATATATTGAACGATAACTCGGATTATTTCTAAGTTTTAATAGGTTCGATCTTCGGTTTACTTTTGATATTATAGTTTGTCTTGTTTTGCCGAAATTAGTAAGTTCTGGTAGAAATCTGTAGTTTTTATTGTCAAAAAGTTCAATCGTATGAAATATAGGACTATACTCACCCGAGTGCCTATAAATAGTGTTTGATGTGATATTTTTAACACCAAAATAAGAATCGATTCTGAGTGGTTCATTTCTATTTTGCTTTATAGTAGTAAAAGTAGGAGTAGATAAGGAGGACCAATTGAGTTGTTTTATACCATCAATCCTATTTGAATTCAATTTTTTTGTTGGAGTGAGAATATTGGGTGGTAGAAAATTAGCTTCACGTATTAGAGAATTCGATTTCATTTTTAGTTCGTCCGGAAATCCCGCTCTCAAAATATAGGGTAGATTGACTAAATCTTGACCTGAAAACCTTTGTATAGAACCATCTTCTTCAATAATAACATATTCCAAAGGCTCGGAGAATCCCCAATCTCCTAGTGGATTGTTTATTGCGTTGATAAAATTTAGAGCTGTGACATCAGAAAACGAACGATTATACATATCGTCTCGATTGATGTTTTTAACCTCTAAACTCGTATCACTAACTTCAATACGAACTAAAACATTCTTAAACTTTTTATTGATATAAATCTTTATACCACCTTCCATAGCCATATATATAAATTATGGCTACAACCAGTTACAATTTAGTTTAAGTAAAAATTTAGATCGGGTATGAACTCAGAAAGTTCAGTTCTATCAATCTGTTGAGAGATTTCATCGTAAGATTTGAGAACTAAGTTCAATCCATCCCATTTCATTTCTGTATATTCAACTTCTATATCACCCAAAAATTTTTTGATAAGTTCCTTCTCTAATGACAATCTTTCTCGGCAAAGTTTTATCGATTGTATTTTTCCTGAGCTCAAATATTTATCGACTCGAATATCACGACGAAACTTCTTATCCCAAAAATATTTACTTTCTACCAGTTCTTTTTTTGGTGGTAGAAGAGGTGGTGAATATGAATAGTTGTTGTACCCTGTGTAGGTGTAGGGAAGATAATCATATTTTTTCGGATCTCTATCTACTGGTAGTAGATTAAAGTCAATACGTGACAAAGCGTATGCTAGATTTTCTAAGTGAGCTAAATCTTGATATTCAGAAGTAGTGTGTTCGTTTTGATAACCAACTGAAAGGTTTGTACACTCTGGATAGATTGATGCAAATTGTAGTGAATCAGTAGAAAATCCGTTCGTATCAATTCTATAATTTAGACCATTTTTATTGAGTTCATCACATAGTGTTTGAGAAAAAATATCACTTGCTGTTCTTTGTCTTGTTTGGTGAGTAATAACAGAGGATGTTCCTCGTCTATCGAGAGAAATTATTTTAGAAAGATTTTCATTTGGTGAATGGATATGTTTTTGGGAAAAATATCGTGAACCTTTACATCCAACCTCTTCTCCAACAAAGAAATAGTAATTACCCGGAAAACCTCTATCTATTAACCAGAGCATTAGAGACATACCGGCTTTATCGTCTGCTCCGAGTATTGATTTACCGGATGTTTTAACGAGATTTCCTTCAAATACGTGTTCAACATAAACTTTATCACGGCCGGCAGTGTCTAGGTGTGAAGTGAATGCATAGGTGTTTCTCTCACCTATTTCAAGGGAGTAGTTTCCCATCTCGTCTCTTACGGCTGATTTTGGTAGGAATTTGATAAGTTCTGACTCGTATCCGTGTGGGTAAGTTTCTCTGGTAAGTTCTATAAAAATGTCTCGTATATTCATAATCACACAAAGATAATAAAAAAAAATGAAATCGGTTCAAACTTTTAAGATTTAATATATAAATCGTGTTTAATACAACTTACGACTACACCACGGGTTATCTAACCGTTTTTACAGCTAGTGTGTGGACTTTTTCTGCTACACAATCTCTAACCTTTACGATTAATAATCTTTACGATGTTGAAAAAATAGCTCAATTTACCTATATTAGTGGATCGAGCTCAGAATATAGGTATTTCCAGACCGAGTATCGCATATCTCCTGACGGATCGAATTGGTCGTCTTGGCTAGAGCTTAAGAAAAAACCAACTAACTTCCCATCTTGGGATTCGAAAGATACACTCAATTTTCAAGTTAAGTTCACTAGAACTGGTGAGTCTGAGGCCTATCTACTCTACTTAGAGAGTTTCAATATCAAGTTTAGTATAGAGAGGAATCTTATATCAGATGATTCAGAGGCTTTTCTAAATAGTTCAAATAATACTGTTATTATCAAACCACCCTATATTTATAAGGTATTCAAACTCGATCATTTTGAAACTATAACTTCTGGTGATAGTGATAACCTTTCTGTTAAGTGGAGATATTCACAGGATTATGGTAAATCAACTACCAACTGGGAACCACTAACTAGAGAAAATATAAAAACAGCTAGAATAAATCCTATTCGTTTTTTTCAAGTTGAATATCTTTTAGAATATACCGGAACAGACTGGGTAAAAGTCTGGGATATAAATCTTATCGGAGACTTTCAGAATGTAACAGAAGATTCTAAAAAAACAAATCTTTTAGCCTTAAGACAAGATTGTACTTGCCTTAAACTGGAACTCGTTGGTGGAAAACCAGCAACGACCGGCCAACTTCAGAGTGAAATGCTCAATAAAACATGTAGTTCGAGTGGTCTTTACAAGCTTACCGATGAAGACAAGGCGAAACTTTACAAACCTTACGAACTAAATCCACTCCTAAGTTTCTGGCAAAAAATGGCTTCGGACACCAATCAAATTTTTGGGCATGAAATCTATTACTTTTTAACAGATCCTGATAAAAATGGAATCGACCACACCTTTCACGAGTATCAACTTTATAACTATGTTTGTGATGGTCTTATCAAAGTTTCAGTAGAACAGAACAAATTCCCAGAAGACACTATGATGATAAATCAGTTCGATCTATCACTTTTTGATTCATTCGAGATTCACATTATCAAAGAAGACTTCAAAAAGCTTTTTGGAGTTGAAAAAAGACCAGCCAAAGAAGATTTTATATGGTTTTGTCAAATAAACAAAATGTTTATTGTTGAACATGTTCGTGAATTTAGACAAATCAATAATGCCGCTGTATATTGGAAAGTTATGCTTAAGAAATATTCACAAGCCGCAAATGTTACGGCACTCAATCAAGATCTACAAGAAAAAGTTGAAAGACTCACTAGAAACTCAACTATTGAAGAGTTATTCGGAGTAGAACTCGAAGAAGATAAGAAATCAACTGCTAATCGCCCAGAGTTTAAGACTTTATCTCAAGATCCAGTCAGACTTGAAGTTAGATCCAGAATTGAAAAAGAACTGATTGAAAATTCTACTTTTATTATCTCTAAATCACACTATCAAATGAATAGTATCGTAAGAGGAAGTGACGCAGTTGTTTATAACAATATACAAAATGTGTTCACTAAAGGTCAAAACATTTCTTATTTTGCTTGGTTAAATTTCAATGCGATACCTGGAACTATGTCTAACAACTTATTTACGTATTATAATAGTGCTGCGTCTGAAGGTATAAAAATAGATATAAATTCTTCTAACGCACTAGTTACACTAAACTCTACTACTTATTCTCTACCTGTTTCTAGTATTACTACTGATGTTTGGTATTGTTATCTAGTAAATATAGATCAGCGCCAGAGAAAAATCCAACAATATCTCTACAAACGAAATGTTGATGTAGAGGATGAAGCTAAATTTTTACCTTCGATTACACTTAAAAAACTATTCTCTAATGAACTAGATTTAACTAGTCAATTTATAGAAATAGAATCTGAAAGCGCTCAAATATTAGCCTCAGACATGAAACTTACGAATATACGTTTATTCTCTGATGTTATATCTGAATCTGATCACTCAGAACTTCTAACACTTGCTAAAGTTGGAAATGATGCAAGATTCTTGATATTTGCTGATAACGCGAATACTCGAATTACGCTTCCTTACCGACCTTTTCAATAAGATTATCAATAAGTGAAGTGAGATTATAATCTTTATCTGAAATAGTGTTACCCTCGTCATGTGTAGTAGTTCTCACAATAACTCGGTTGTATTTCAAGATTATATCGGGGTGATGATTAACTTCGTTTGCTATTTTAGCTACCTTGTTTACAAATTTCAAACCTTCTTCATAAGAAGAAAACTCAAATTTTCTGATAAGATATCCATTTTTTTTAGTCCAACTCATTAGGTTCTTCAGATTTTGATGAATAATCTATCTTTACCGTGGTTCTTTCAAAAGGTTCAAGACCTTCTTTTTTTCTCCAAAGGTCATAATATTTGAATAGAGTATCACGAAGCTCAGCTTTATCAGAAGGTATAGTTCGGTAGGGAAAACGTGGTTCTTTTTTAATAGTGAAGCCTATTTTGGGAAGTGTTATTTGTTTCCTATCAGAATCCACAAAATTAAGTATATCTTGTATAGATTTACTATCAAAAACTTCACGCTCTCTACCGATGTAGGATATGAAGTAACCACCTCTCATATTTGTTTTGCGAATACTGAATATCTTGGCGAGTTTATCTCTATCATCAGTGAAAAATAATCTATGTTTATCATCACCGTCTTGAGAACCCTTCACTGGTACACGAATTGTGCCGTCTGCTAAAATTTCAACTTGTCTTCCCTCAACATTTTTCTGTGAACGAGATTTTATATCTTGTAAGAATTCACTAGTGCCATATTCTATCCACCTGTTTCTTTTATCCATTTCTCTTCTAGTATTATCAAATTCTAGTTCTGTGAGTTGTCTAGCTGCTTCTGGTGGAGTTATTTTAAGACCTAGACCATAATCTCTATTATCTTTATCGGTTATTACTTGTTTTTGACCTGAAATCTCCCAAATCCATCGACCAGATTTAAGTATATCCAATAGATCTGAATAAATAGCTGACCAGTAAGCAATTTGATCTTCTCTGTCACCATAAACCTCGTCGGCTTTGTAAAAACTGATGTATGATCGATCAAAAAAATTGTAGAGTTTTTCAAGACCCTGTGTACTAAGTTTAAAACTTCTAGGTTTTCTTTGTTTTTGCCACTTCTCAGTATCACTTATTTTTGGTTTTGGTGGGTTTTTCAAAGAACTTGTTGTATTTCCGGAAAAAGGAACTTTAGCTCTGAAGGCGTCTGGATCTGATTTCAACTCCTGTCTTTTCAAATCGTTTGCTTCTAATCTAGTGATTTTTTCATCCGTATATTCCGTATCAAATTCATTTGTTTTTAGATCTCTTTTACGATTTATTTTTTCTACACGAAAGTTTCTAGCCAACACATCTTCACTTAGAGAAGCAGATCCAGTTTTTTCAAGCCACTCAAGAACATATTGATAAAAATAAAGTTCATCTGCACCTGGTTCATAATCAGAAACAGGTTCAGGAATCCTACCAGTTTTCAGACGATTTAGTATTTGAGAAATATGAAAATTAATACAAGTCCTTTCGTTTTTGCCCTTCATCACTGAGTAGGCATTAAAGGGTTTGTCTGGTTCTATCAAGCTAGTTATCTTAAATAGATCTACACTATCTTCTGGATTTCTGATAGCTTCTAAAAAAAGTTGCCAATTTATAACATGATTCATATGTACTATATATAATTATTTTTTTTTAGATATTTATCCATAAACAATGTGAAGAATATATTGTGTGAAGGATCCCAGTTGTTGAACTCGGAGTGTATAGTCACCGGATGTTATTGGGTAACTAGATATTAAAAGGTTTTGACCGATTTGTGAAGTTCCAAAATGTTGTTGAGTAATCATCAAACCAGGGTTATCACCACTAGACCAGGTAGCACCACTCTGAAGACCCATCCAAGCGACATTGTCTAGTGATACATAGCTATAAAGAACAATTGAAGTGATTTCTTTGCTACTTTCTACTTCAAATTTGAAGTAATTATTTGTATTTGGTCCAACTTCTGATTCAACAACACAAGTTCCATCAACAAGTGTTAATTGAGTTGGTAGAGTGGCATCTTCTGATGGACTACCGGAATAAATATAATTGTAAGTAATTTCAAATGTTGGTGTAGGAGTAGGAGTAGGTGTTGAAGTTGATGTGTAGGTAATAGTAGGTGTTATAGATGGTGTCGGTGTCGGTGTAGAGGTTTGTGATGGTGTGGATGTTACCGTTGATGTGATTGATGGTGTTGGTGTTGTTGTAGGCGTCTCTGTTGGTGTCGTTGTAGGTGTTATTGTATTTGTTGGTGTTGTGGTCGGTGTCACACTACTTGATGGTGTGATAGTGGGTGTTATGGATGGTGTTGGTGTTTGTGTAGAAGTTTGTGTGGGTGTCGGAGTGGGTGTTAGTGTAGAACTTGGTGTAGGTGTAAGAGTTCGAGTTGGAGTTATGGATGGTGTTATAGATGGTGTTGGTGTTTGTGTTCTTGTTAGTGTTGGTGTTTGTGTATTTGTAGGGGTAATTGATGGTGTAATCGACGGTGTTGGTGTTTGCGAAGGGGTTTGGGTTGGTGTTTGTGTTTGTGAAGGTGTTTGTGTAGGTGTAGGTGTTATAGTCGTAGTAGAAGTTGTTGTTGTCGTTGGAATACAAAAATCACCCCACAATGGTAATTTATCATCGGTTAAATTTATAGCATTGGTATTGAAGTTCGTTGGTGTTTTCGTAATATTTTGAACACACCAAGAGGAAATATCATTCGAAAAAGATTTTGCGGATTCGAACATATAATTCATATTCGTCACACTTGAAACCGTCCAACCGCTGATGTTATTATTGAAGTTTTCGGCCCATCTGAACATGGATTCCATATTTGTAGCTATAGTAGTATCCCAAGTAGATACGGTTCCATTGAAGTTTTTGGCGTAATAAAATAGACTTGAGAAATCTTCGATATTTGAAGTATTTAATTCTTCTAGGTTTTGATTATAATTGATACAGCCAGAAAATAATTCACTTACTGACGTTATAGTTGAAAGTGTCCAACTCTCGAAGTTTTTTACTAGTGTTAAAGATTCACAACCTTTAAAAAATCTATCCAGTGTAGTAAGATTTGATAAATCTGGTGTATCAGAGATATTTTGTAGATCCATATTTATACAACCCTCAAAACTACCCGGTTCGTTGAGTAGTTGAAGATTTCCCCACTTCAAAACTTCTCGAATTTGAGTTTTTGAACCGCCACTTTCAAAAGACCAACCACTTATTGTTCCAACAATAATTATATCATAAATACCCGGAGTATTGTATGTGTGATATCTAGAATAATAGCTAGAAACAGAGGAAGTTTTTCCATCTCCCCAAATAGCTAAAAAAGAATAAGTACCCCAGCTCAGTAAAGGTAATTCAATTGATAAAGAATCAGAATTAACTCTCCATCTAGTTACAAAAGACCCAGGTAAAGAAGTTGTAGTGCTAGTCGTAGTAGTAGTTGTTGGGTTAGACAGTGTAGTTGTAGATGTCGTTGTTGTATGTGGTGTTTCGGAGGTGGAGCTTGTTATACCTAGTTGAAAGAACTTTTTTGTTCCCAATTCTATATAGGAGCTACCGGCATTAGATTTACTCTGTATAAGTTCCATTTCTGAAAAAAGACCGAATCCAACACTAGTTTCACCAAGCCAAGGTCTTATATTGAGTTGGTTTGCTATATCGTCTATTCTACAAGCTATACCCTCTACTAAACAAGAAGTAGGCACACTCGGATCACAATTACCAGGACCACAATTACTACCACTACTATTTCTTGGTGGATAGCCTGAAGAATTACAACTTTCTGGCCCAATGATCTCATCACACGGGCTAGAACAAGAAAGTGTTGAATATCCAGCAAAGACAAGACCAATAATTTTTCTTGTTCCACTAAAATCCGCTATTAACGCAGAGCCTGAGTCACCCGGTGCTATGGGAAATGGACACCAATTTACAGTATCTCTGAACGCTTTGAAAACTAATCCTCTTTCAAAATGACAGATAGACGATTGACCTTGTAGTTTAAAATTAATATCAAATTCCTCATCTATTCTAACAATTTTCAATTTCATACTACCTTCACCCTTGGCACCAGTTGTTCTACCAGATGAGAATAAATCACCCGAGCTAGATGGTCCGTGTGTAGAAAGTAAATTGTCAATTTCACTAGATGTCGCAAAATCAAGTGCGTAGGTATGAGTTAAACCTATTTGAAGAAAAGATTGAGTTAAACTCAAAGCTGACGAGTCAAGTGATAATACAGCAACATCTACTCTATTTTTAATAGTTCCTGTATCATTGTTGAGGTCACCATCCCAACACGAATTAGTTATACCCGGTGCATTTATACACGGGTGTATAGGTTGATATCTTTTAACACCACCAACATTACTGATCGTTCCATAGATATAATATCCCGAAGGTGCGGTCACACCACTCCTGTCCCAAGGACTTGGTTGTGAGGTTGCATTTTTGAAAACATTATAAATTTCAGTTGCCGTGAGACCTAAATTAGTAACCACACCATCATTATTTTTGTAAATGTTCAAAAATGCATCCTGAACTACAACATGGTTGTTTGTTATACCGACAAGTGTGTTATCCCAACCATCAATTGCAATAAAACCAAGTGTTCCAACAGAACTAGTCATCGAGGTTGTATTTGTTAAACTAGTCCCACCTTTGAGTGGTCTTATAGAACCTCGGTTCTCGGGCGTTGTTAGTTGCCACTCGTAAAAAGAAGGATCGTTCGTGTAACATGGGTTTGTTAGTGGAAAGGGATTCACTCTTTCAATAACATCCGTTTTAATTTCAAAATCATTTATAAATATTATAGCTGGGATTATTTGATTTTCAGTAAGTAGTTCCAAGGGTTTCTTCTGAGAAACACTATAGATAATTGATAACTCTTCAGTTGGCTTTTGATTTATTGTTTTGAAACCAATACCAATCGAATTTACCCCATTAGGTCTAGTTTTTTTAGCCTCTAAGAAGGCTCTTCTCAAAAGATTGTATGACATATGAAATATATATTCAATATTTCATTCTATCCAAACTATTCTATTACGGAAATGTTGGGAAATTAGGGGGTATTGAATTTTTATTGGATCCTGGTAGATTTATACCTGGAAATTTAATCCAACCATCATTGACAGATTCCGATAATGTTTGACCTGTAAAATCAGCGATGTTCGTAGCTTGGTAAAAAGTTGCCGTAGAAGAGGTCATAAAATCTAGTCTTGCAGAACTTATAGCAGCAAATGTAAAATTCAGAATTTCAGCTGAACCAAAATTAGCACCGGATGTATTTTGCCAGGCAAATCTTGAAAAACTACCACTGACTGCTAATCGACCATCTGTTATTAGAGAATTTTGTGTAACTGATGCTGTGTAAAAAACAAGTTTGTCGTGATTAAAAACTATAGAAAATGAACCGACACCATAGAAACCAGTCGCTACAACCCGAACAGAAAAAGATCCAGTGCTCTGTGTTGAACGATTCATAGTAATTTGTGGTAAACTAAGACCCAAAATAGTTGCTGGATCTCTATTTGTTTCACAAGGTCTATAATTTACTATATCACCAGATGTTAATGTAACTTTATAGGTTTTGCAGTTACAACAAGGGGGTGCTGTTGGTGTGAAGTTGTTGTTTGATGGAACTGCTGTTTTATCACTACAAGTTGCTGTTGAAAAAGTAATACTCAGTGAATCAATCAACGGATCTGGCATTGAGACTGGTGTGTTAAACCCTCTTGACTGATATGGTTGGTATCGGTTGTCTGAAACAATACAACTACAACTTCCTATATTAGAAAAAGTAAAAATACCAAGACCTATCGAACCAATTGTTGGATCATCAGGGAATACTGTTGATCCATAGTAATCTCTTGATATACAGATTTCAGCTGAGGCAGTCCCACATAATACTGGAGTTGAAATAGAGAAAGCAGGATCACCTGAGTGGTAAGATATAGTCGCTACACAAGGTGAAGTTATCGGACCCGAAGCTTCTATAAACTCCAATTTTGAATTCAAACAATTTACATATTTAAAAGTAGTAGCAGTATTACTAATTAGGGAAAATGTTCTACATGTTCTGACCTGTATGTTCAAGACCGATGAGTGATAAGACGGTGGTTGATATCCGGCTTGGTTGAATACCGGATCACAACAATGAACATAATTTAGTGGGGTAAAAGTTCCGACTGCACCAAGTGGTCTAGCCCTTACACTTCTACATCTCTCACACGCACAAATACTGGATGTATTCCCTACGTAAAGATAATCGTATTTGATACTATTTCCTAAGCTATCACATCCTTCATAGGCAATATTTGTAAAATTTGGACCAGACGCACCAATAACAGTCGGTCTACAATTTGGGCAAGGTGCTATAGTTGTTGTTGAAGTAGGACAAATAGTATAATTATAACACGAACAAGTTCCACCACTACATCCCGATCTAATGTAGTGATTTACACCCCCTAACTGAGTTTCGTCAGTAGTTAATGGGGAATTTTGCCAAGAACTAAGACCATTATCCCAATAAGATATTGTAGGGCTCGTAAAGCTTGGATCACCGATCGGTTTATCAGTAACACCACAACCACAAATAGAATAGATATGTGTTTTACGACCAAATGGCACTGCGCCACTTTGTGGTATAGGTGCCCACCATGGTGATGGCACTGGTAATCCAGAAAATGTTATACCAGCAGTTACTGGCCACATCGTTTTGGTGAGGTAATAACCTGGAGCTTGCCACCCACCATCTGGTTCATAACAAGATACATACTCCACCATAACGGGTCTTTTATCATTTGACTTAATCTCTTCACCTAATTCAATTGCAAAACTACGACATACAGAACAATCTGAAGTTCTCTGATAACAGGTATTACCTGGTGTTGGAATTTGACCTGGTGTAGTTTGAACACCATTTATACTCGGATTTCCGGATATAACCTCTACACTATTTGAGCAAGCACAAAAAGCAATTGCTTCACTATCATAGAAATAGTAAAATCCAAAGTTCGGAAACCCACCGTTTTGAATACTTTGTGTGCAGTCTGTCCATCTTAATGAGTCTCCTGAATTGCCCTCAACTTCGTATGCGTTGCAAGTAAATTGACCACAATTACAATTATTTATAGTTGGTGGTCCTTGTGGAAAACTTGTTGTAGTGGATGTTGTTGTTGTTGTACAGGGATTTATGCCTGAGATAGACTGTGCACAGGTATTACAATCTATTTGAAATCCTGATGTGAATGTGGGGTATCTTGGAGCTTGGTAAGGAACTGTATTTATAAGTCTGTAACAGTGATTATCGGCACCACGATAGACTCTTCCAGGAAAAGGATTATATTGTGCAATATTTATATTTGAAATAGTTGAGGTGAACGGTCTCTCTATACATCCACACAGACGTAAAGCTCGCCAACTTTGAGTAAATGGTGCTAATGTAGTTGTGGTTGATGTTGATGTAGTAGTTCTGAAAGGTTCTCCACAATCACAAGGACTACCTGGTTGGCTGAAAGTTCCAAAATTAGTCCAACTACCATTTTCGAGTCTAGGAGCTGTAGCACTACAAATAAAAGCTACTTCCCCTGGTTGATATTGAAGACTATGAGTAAATGAACTAGGTTGGCCACCAGGAACCGGCCTATAGACCAAACACTGCTCAATAGCCACTCGTGTATTTACAGAATTTGCAACAAATGTATATAAACTACAACTAGCCGCATTTACACTACTTCTATAGGGTGGATTATTTGTTTGAACATTAAATGTTGGTGGTCCAACACAAGAAGCGCAGATTGGCGTTTCACAAGCTGCAAAATAAAAGTCACCAGTTCTAGTGGCTATAAAAGAATAAGTTATACTAATCATAAGTCTGAATCTACTTTTTATATATAGAGAAAATCTAGCCCATCGATAAAAAAAAACAATGATAATAAATTTACGGTCGAACTCGGATCTTTCTGGTTTTTATATAGTTTTTAGAGGTTCTACTAATCTCGAAACAAGTGGTAATTTTGGAATTTCACATCTTCTAGAACATCTTATATGTAGAAACTTAAAAAAAATACAGGATCAATTTTTCAGAGAAGGTATTACATGGAATGCTTACACATCACTCAATGAAGTAGTATTTTATTTCAGAGGATTAGAGAAAAACTTGTCTAAATTTAGAGAAAAAATTATTGACATAATACTTGACTTGAATATTGAGAGGGATTCATTCAAAAGAGAAAAAGATATTATTTTAGAAGAGTATTCACAATATTTTTCTAGACCTTCAAGTAATCACTTTTATAATTTTTCTACTAAATATTTGAATTCGTATGGGCCGATGGGCCTCAAAGAAGATATTGAGAACATCTCCCAGATAGAAGTTCTGAAATTTTATGAAAAATACTTTCTTGAACCATCGTTGGTGATCAACGTATCTAGAAATCTTTTCTTTAATTCAGATATTAAATTTTCCAGTAATGATATTTCAAAAAAATGGATATTAAAAGAAAATAAAAATGCTAGTTCTCTACCATCTTCAGTTCCTAAAGACCAAGAGTCTGTAATATTTTATTCTAAACTTTTTGATGAAGACTTTGCTTGGATTAATTTCATCAATCTTTTACTTTCAGCTGATCACGGTTCTATTCTACTTGATAGATTGAGATTTTCAAGTGGCCTAGTTTATGATATTGAAGCTAATCAAACACTTTTCGGAAATCAATCTCTTGTTACAATTTCTACAAGTGTCTCGCAAAAAAACTCAAAAATAGCAATCGATTTGGTTTGGGAATGTCTTGAAGATTTTAACAAAAAATTAGATATAGATTCTGTTGAAGACCTTAAAAAGCATTTAATTCAGATATCAAAAATGAAAAAAATAGACCGATATAAAAACATCAATCGGTGGATATTCCCCAAAAACTGGGATGTTGAATCCATACTAAAAGATATTGATATATCGGTCTTAGAAGAAAAGATAAAGAAGTATTACAACCCAAAGAACTTTGAGGTTTCAATACAATCATCCAAATAACTCATCAGCGTCTGAGATATCACGAAACTCATCCATAGATTCTTCAAGCTGTGCAAACTGCTCTTCAAACTCCTGCATTTCATCAAATGACTTATATTTGAAGTATCCATTGACTATCGGTGCCATTCTTTGTAGAACTTCATCAGTGAAAACATTGGGTGAAAAAAGCTGCTTGGTAGTAACTGATTTATCTAAGTGACGAACAAACCATCGGTGACCACCAGGTTTAAAAGTGATCTCACCAGTCGATTTATCTACTTCTTCTTTTCCTTGCGCAATACCAATCTCTTGATAAAACTCTGGTCTACAGAAGGCATCTAGTCCTGTATAGGGATTCATACCGTGAATAAATGAGATCTCAAACTTGATTTTCTTAGGTTTAGCTAGTCTGTTTTTAGCAGTTTTGAATGTTACAACTATACCAGATGCACCTAGGTCCATCTCGTCTTCTTCTTGAGTTTTCAGCTTTGCTTTACTCATCATGCCGATAACAGAACTTGAATAAACGAGTGCCTTTCCACCTTTCAAGATTTCTTGTGGATACATAGAACCCTGCTCTAAATAGACGTGATTGCACACAACCATCGGGATACCCAAGTATCCTAGATCAATATTGATGGATCTGAACATTGCAGCAAGTGCTTTAGCCCTGGTCATATCAACTTTGATGTTTCCAGAAATAAGGTCTTCTTTTTCTTTGTTTGAGCTCATTTGCCCAACTGAATCGAGAACTATTAAGAAAGGCTCGATTTCACCACGCTTCATCTTTTCTTCTTTAAGAGAATCAAGTAGCTGTGTGAGTAAGATGTTAATCTCTTCAACTTTATTACCGTTGATAAGTTTGAACTTCTCTGGTGAGTTATCGACACCATATTTTGGTAGATCGGCAAGTTCAATAGAATATTCAGTATCGATGTAGATAACACCCATACCTGATTTTTGTGCGTGACGAGCAATCGACAGTGCGATAAAAGATTTGCCGGTTCCAGAATCACCAGCTACGGTGAAAATCTTTCCGTGCTGAATACCACCACCAAGCATATCTGCTGATAGAGCGGCGTTTAGTAAATAGACACCGGTTGAGATAAACTTTTTTTCACGAATTTCACTCTGAATAATAACAGGAACGCTTTTTGTAATGTTTGATAAAATATCACCGATCTTGGTGAATGAAAATGAATTTTTTTCTTCTTTTTTTGTAGTTTTAGCCATGAAACTTTTTTTTGATATTATATCAAAAAAAAGGCTAAAAGATTAAAATGTAAAGTGCCAATGAAAGTGATTCATTACAATCAAAAACTGAGTAGTTGTAACAAATCCAGATCTTAGAAGATCAACAATAAGATTGTAAATACCACCTCTTTTAGTAGATCTCTCTAAGAAGGTTAGTAGTGCTAGACCAACTAAAGTTGATAAAAAGAACACCCATTGACTAGAGAGAAGACCAACGGTCAAGAAAATAAAATTAAGTGTATTTATTAGAGTCCAAAAACCAAGTAGATAAAAATCTTGAGGCTCTCTAAAACTTGAAATCTCTGGAAGTTTTTTAGTGACCGTAAAAAATCCTCTGAACCAATCTTTTATTTTATAAATTTTTACAAAATGAAAGAGCAGAAAAAAATTAGCCTGTGATAAGAAAAATAGGATAAGATAGAATATACTGGTCATAAAATTTTTAGATTATATCTAAAAGTGTTTTTTTGTTCTAAAAATCTATATCTGCCGAGGAGAATAATTTTAATATATAACCTTGATTTTCTAAAAATATGGCCCATACACCACTCTACAAAAGACTTAAAAATCGGGGAACATCATTTTATGCTTTCCCTGGCGCTGCTGAAGATATTTCAGCTTCTTATCAGAATGAAAATTTTAGAATGTATTTTTCTAATTATGTTCTATTAAATTTTCCTAAACAAAATCTCTCAGCTGATGGTGCTACTAACAGTATTTATTTCGATTTTGGAACTTTTTCAAAATCAGAACTTTCTTCACCAGCTGATGATTATAGTGATGGGCTTATAGAATCGTTACGAAACTACGTAGCTAATTTTGAGGTTGTTATGAAGTCTTCGAAGCTTAATAATACTGAATTTTATTACGATCATAATGATACAACAACACCCACTGAGAAAATATTCTGGAAATGGTGTAAGAAACTCAATCTATTCGATCTTGAGATAGCAAACGATGGAGACGAGTATTTTGGGAATCTTCAAGAGTTTGCAAGAAATAATCTTACTAACGATGAATACTTTAAGGAATATCTTTGGAGAGAAAGAGAAATTTTTGATTTTGAAACGGTAACCTTCTACCAGACCACCAACCCATCACACACTGGAAAACTTGAAATCGAGATAAAAGGTGCTACAAATCTAAAAGTAGGAGATATTATAGAATTTATCGAACCATCTAGTTACAGCTCGGGTGATTTAGCTCGTGATTCTGGATTAACTAATCTTCTTACTACACTTTCTAGTGCAAGATCTAAAGTAGTTTATAAGACTAGTTCGTCTGGTAATGATATTATTATTGTTGATCTATATGTTGCCGCAGCTTTAAATCCGAATCTTTCTTCTACTATAAATTTGGTTTATCATCGATTAGTTCAGTATATAGGTAACGTCAATGGTGTAAATAATGTTCAAGAATCTGATAGATCTTATACTGAAGTTTGGGCACATATACCCGATAATACAGGTCAAACACCAGATGTTCTTTTTAGAACCCGTATTGATAAAAATTATAAACCTGGAGTGGGTTTTCCTATTTTACCAGCACAAATACAAAGTGAAATCGCTGGTGCCGAGAATTTCAAAAATCCTATTGTGAATTCTCCACAAGATTATCCAGGTAGTTATTTCGGTCAATTTGATAATAGTTTTTATACTTATCAAATATCTACTGGTGATTCACAAAGAAGAAGAGGAGATTTTTTTGGTATATCAGGTGACGTAAATAATTTCTCAGTTAGCTCATCTAAACTAGATGGTTTATCAATTGACTTTGATAGAGATCACTATGTTAAAATGAATTCTCGTAATCAAGAGATTACAACTTTTGACGAGTTTAATATGCTCAATGTCAATGGTAATCCACCAAAAGATTTTGAATTCAACGCCATACTTTGGTATTACGACGTGATAGATTCAAATGGTAATATCTCAAAAAATCTTTACGGTATTACTTTTTTGGATAATCCAAATAATAATCCACTACCAAATGAAGTTGGATATCGACTGCCTAGTTTTTCAAAACTTTGTGCCAACTCCAATCAAGATGGTGTTTCTTATGCGTTCAATCTTATCTTAAACTTTGCCATAACAAATGATAATCCACAAGATGCCTATAATCCTGACGCCATAAATTCTCTTTTTAACTTTAACCTTTTTAATGAAGCTATGAGAAAGCTTTCTATGGCCAATAAGTCATTTCTACAAATACTTATCGATCAGGGAAAAATTCAAGATGAAATATTAAATCTAAAGACCTTACTCTATTCACAAACACAGATAGAAGAGATTAATCAAAAAATTAATTTTTTAGAAAATCTTTTAAGACTTTATTCTTCTAACCAGATTGTTGGTAGTAACACTATAAGTGTAAGAAGTGTTATTCAGAATGGTAATTCCTATATAACACTTGATTCAATCGATGGTAAATACAACCCAGTTGAAGTAGTTAGAACTACAGATTTGTTTAATGTTTCAGGACCAGTTTCGTATCTTATCAAACCTTCGCAAAATAAAGATTTTTTATTAAAAGTCATTAACGATGATATTAATCCACAATTTTTAGGACAAAATATACGTTTGAATTTAACGATTGATAGAGATCTCGATTTTGGTCAAACACTGGATATTATTGTTGATGGCACAGACAACGCCACACAAAATAAACAACTTGATATTTTTATAAGAACAGATTCTACACTTACACCTTTAATTCAAGGTCTGAACTTACCTATTTACTACAATATATCAACCAACACAACAAACACAGCTAAAAAATTCAAAAATTTCAATTTCAATACAAATTTTAATCAAAATGTTCTTCTTTTTTCTGATTATAGTCTTCTGGTTCCTTTTCAAGAACCAAATAAGTTGATCAAAAAAACGATGAAAGTTGGTGATTATGTTCTTTTTGAGGATTTTGTAGTTGGTTCTGCTTCTACGGTTGATTTTTCAGGACAATACAGATTATTAAATATTGATTCGAATGATTCGAAAATGTGGTTTGATCTTTCCACAAATCCGGTGGTAACAAATTATGTTTTTGGATCGGGCGTTAGTTTTCCTATTTGTTTAGACAATTATCTGTGTAATGCTTTTAGTTTAAAATATAATAAAGGATACAAGATTTCTATAACAAGAATAGTCTCTACACTCACTGGTAACATTTCAACGGATTATCAGATAATTTCACAAAAGTTTTACGAAGATACAATTTAAATTAAATAGGATTGAAGATTTAATATATAGATTAAAATATATATTTAAATGGCAGTTTGTGAAAATAGTTTATTTGGTGAAGGTAGTAAATATCTAAAATTTCAAGCCGGTGATCTGATCGCTGTTGATGGTCAAAATACAGTTGAAAGACTAGTATTAAATGATTTAAATTTACCATACAAACAACTTACTAAATTTAAGGTAACTCTAGAGGCAGGACAAGAAGATTATCTAGTAGATCAGTTTGATGATAAAACTACTTTTTTTGCTATAGTAGCTAGGTATAATGCCAAATCAAAAGTTGAAGATAAAAACTACCTTCGTTGGAACTGGATAGATAATTCAAGATCTCAATATTTTTCTAAACTTCTGATGATGCATACAAATTCAGCAAATCCATTTACTGGTATCTATCTTCACAATCCAAATTTAGACTACGGAGTTAATATAGATATTCTCATAGCTACTTAAATCATACAAAAATTATGACCTACTCATCAAAAATCGGAACCTATTTAGAAGATATCTCGATATATCAACTAGAAAATACTTCAAAGAGTTTCAAGATTCTAGACAATTCGGGATCTAAAGTTAGTGCTCAGTTTCCTATATCAACTATAACTAGTGTAGTGAAGGAGGAATCTTCAGTGTTGGTTTATTCAACTTCAGAAGATTTGAGATTCGATTTTAGTAGCCAGAGTGTTGCAAATCAAGTTTATAGTTTGATTGGTTGGATTAAGGATGATCCTACAAGAAAAATAACAGATCTAGGAGCGACCTCCTCAAGAGAAGATTCAGAGGCACCTGTAATCTATTTCAATCCGGTTGTAAAACTAAACAACGTTACAGGAACATGGTCTTCTACCTATTCTGGAACTTTTTCAGCAACTTGGGTATATTCAGATATAATGTCAAAAAGAGATTTAATTACCGATCTTGTTAGACAAACTTCAGATAATAGAGATGGTGTATTGACCCTCACAGAATCGAATATTTTTATCTATACCAATTCGACCTATAGTAACTATATTTCAGGTGTTGGTGCCTATGTTATAACTTTCGATGTATCCGATAGAGCTGGAAATAGTGTTGGACAAGGTCTTACGATAAGTCTAACCGTTACTTCATCTTAAAAATATGAATACTATCTATAATTTTAAGAACTGGATTTCAGAATCAAAGTTGATAAACTTTTCACTTTGGGTATCAAACTTAACCGAGAAGGATCCTTCACTTTTGGATATTATTGATGAATATATCGAGGATAAAGATCCTACAATTGGATTAGAAAATCTTCTAGATACATTGAATAGCAGCCAAAAAGAAAATCTTCGTAAAAGAATAGAGGATAAACTATCCAAAGATTCACCTAAGCAGGTTACTGCGTCCATTCAGTCTATAGATCCTATTAGGCAAAAAACACTCTTCAAACTTTTCGTAAAAACACTATCTTTTATTGATGGTATTGAGGTAGAAAAAAAACCAAAGAGGGATTGGCTTGTTTATTTTACAACAAAAAAGATCTGGAGAGAAAAGTTATTAAATCTCTCTACTAGAATAACTTCTATCAATCAAGAAGTTGAAAAAATACCAGGAGATCAAAAATGGGTAAAAGCTTTCTGGGGAGTAAAAAATGACGGACTTTTTTGCTATGGTTTTTATACAAAATCTGAATTTTACCCTATACAAGAGGTAAAATTTACAGGAAATTTTTCTAGGTATATATCTTCGTTGGGTGCTAAAATACTCTGGGAAATAAAAAGAGATTTTATGGAGGTCACTCCCCAAAACCTACTTCTTCTTGGAAAAATTAAAACTTCAGTTGATGGGTTTGATTTTCCAAGTAGTGATAAGTTTTCTCTATGGGAGAAGCACCTTTTACATTTCGGTTGGTATGGACTAGGTGTTTGGAGTAGTAGAGAAATCGACCCTTCTTCATTTGAGAAAATAAAGGAAGAAATAAAGGAAAAATTGAGAAGTTATAGGTGGTCGAATAAGGTAAAGATCTCACTTAGAGCCGAAGAGTTTTGGATACATCTTTACATTCAGATTAAACAATAACTTATTTTCCCATACAAGATGATTATGGAACTAGTTCGTCTTATCAAAAGTCTTGTAAGAGGTAATAAAGATCTAGATTTAGGTCAATTACCCTCCCGTGGTTTGTTTTATCCTGAAGATTTCTCGATTAAAATCAAAAGAGCATCTTCAGAGCAGATCGTTCACTATGAAACCAATTTCGTAGAAAAAGATATGTTTTCTATTATTGAGTCTATTAAACGTGTAGTAGAAGCAAACGCTGTTTTTCCAGAAAATTATAATTTCAGATACCTTAAAGTTATTGATCTTATCTGGGTATTTTTGGAAATTGTTAAATTTACACAGGATAAAAAAATAAACATCAACTATTTTGATAGTGATTCGTCACTTGTAAAGGAAGTTGAGATCTCTAATGAAAGTTTCAACTACTTTAATTTTTCAAAATTTGAGAGTTTTTACAACGCTGAAGAAAAAATCTTCGAGATGCAGGGTTACCGATTTTCGTTACCTTCTATTGGCGTTGAATCAGATTTACTTAAATATCTTAACTCGAAAAGTGCAAAAAAATCCGGAAGAGATCTAACAGATATGAACTACAACTTCATTTTCTTTCTGGGTATGAAAGATAGTATTACAAAAAAAGAAATAGAAAATCTAATTACTATTTTCAATGATGATTTAGATAAAAAAGAGATGGAAAAAATCGAAGCAATTATCGAAGAGTTTTCCAAGTCTATTAAATATACCTTGAAAATAGGTAAAAAAGTAATCGATCTTCAGTCAAAGATTCAACTCAAAGAAATATTCAGATGAACTATATAAATAAAATTAGAAAAGGCGGTTGAAGTTTTTTCTAATTTTATATATATCTTAATGAATTTTACGATTGAGTGGTTTCAGTACATGACCTCAGATCTGGGTAATCCCAGAGTTTTTTCGATAAATAGTTTTCCGACTGCTAAAATCGCGGTCTCGATAGAAAGTAGCATCTTTCGTCTGTGGATAAATTCAGGCATTCGGTTTCAAGAGCCTGTTTCTCTAATACTTAACAATTGGACACACTTCGCTATTGTTTATACAAACGGTTCAATAAAAATCTATAAAAACGGTCAAAAAATAGGAAATACCATTGAATATTATTCTGGTATGATCACTGATTATGATGATAAACTTTACATCGGAACTGATCTCGAAGAAGATTCTTATTTTTCTGGAAGATTATCAAATTTTAGATGGACGCAAGATGAAGTGTATTCATCAAACTTCAATCCATTGGCACAAAATTACGATGTATTAGCTGATACGATTTTATTATTGAAATTTGATGATATCAATGATTTTGTTTATGATAGCTCAGATACTGGCAAAGACACTTATGGATTCACTCTTTCTTGGAGCTCTACGAGTCCTATTGGTGGAAGTGGTTCAGTTGTTTTCAACGGTATTGATGGATATCTATATGTAGAACCGGTTGATGATTTTGATTTTTCTGCCGCTAGTATAACACCAACACAGACACCAACTCAAACCTTGACACCGACACCATCTCTAAGTATAGTTGCAACAAGTTCTACAACAACTACAACAACCACGACTACTTCAACTTCTACTACTTCAACAACTACTTTAGAGCCAAGAGTAAATTATACAAGTAGAGTAAAATTTTTGTATAATAAAATAACTAAAATAGCTAGACGTGGTAAAGATTACTACTTCGAATGGGAACTGTTAGTTGATGAATCCTTAAAGCAAAAAGAATTAGGACTACTATCAGATGTTATGTTGAAATACTTTGGTATAAACTGGGACAGATATCCGACCTTGGAAGATTTCAAGAAAAAATCTTGGCCACATATAAGATCTGTTACCGAAGGAGTGCAGAATGTTGAGCTTAAAAAAATATCAGATGCAAAAGGTGTTTACCAAATAGGTTGGGATTTCTATCTCGTATCTAACAACTATAGTATTGGACAAATCAAGGAACTTTTTGAGGATGGTAAGGAGATATTGAGAGTTTCTACACTTCTACAAATAGAAGATTTAACTTCAGCTACCTCAAGTATTTACGAAAAATATACCACTGGCATAGATCTACTGAAATCAGATTATTTACTTATTTCACCTACACCCACCCCTACACAAACACCTACACCAACCGTAACGGTCACTCCTACAAAAACACCAACTAGAACTCCAACACCAACTAGAACTATGACACCGACGGTCACTCAAACTCCAACAGTGACCGCAACACCAACTGTAACACCAACTGTAACATCAACTCTGACACCCACAGTTACACCATCTGTAACTGAAACGCCCACACAAACCTCAACTGTAACACCAACACAAACCGTAACACCAACCGAAACTTCTACTCAAACACCTACTCAAACACCAACTATTACACCTTCTGTGACTTCAACTATCACACCTACCGTTACATCAACACCAACAGAAACACCCACTCAAACATCGAGTGAGACTCCTACCTCTACCGTTACACCTACTTTAACTGTTACACCGACTAGGACCGTAACACCGACCAATACACAAACACCTACAACCACACCAACTTCAACAATAACAGAAGGGTCGATAGCTTCGGGTGCTTTCTTCTACTTTGATCCAGGTAATACATCTTCTTATAGTGGCTCAGGAACTACTCTAAATGACATTAGTGGTAATGGTAATAACGGCTCTATATTCGGAAGTCCAGTTCATACATCTGGTGCGGGTGGATACTTCACCTTTGATGGTGTTAATGATTACATTTTGAGTCCAGACATTTATTTCGGAGCTACCGAAACACATACTATTGAAGTTTGGATACGTCCTACCGCTGTGGATGATTGTATATGGTCCGATCTTGGACAGCCTACAATAAATGATGGATATCATTTTGCCGGGGCACAAATATTACAAACAGGACCATTCAATCAAATCATTACTTCTTTGTGGAATGGAACTGCTGTAACTAGAGTAGTCAATGGTGCGGGTAGTTATCTTAATACCTGGAAGCAAGTAGTTAGAGTGTATAACGGTAGTGTATTAACATCATATCTCGATGGGGTCATCGGTGGAACAATTTCAATTGCATATGATTCTCCACACAATGATGGAATCACCGATTGGTATTTAGCTTTTGGTGCTATTGATACGACTACTTACTTGGGCTCGGTTGCTGGTTATTTTGCTGGTGGATATGGTATTATTCGATATTATAGAAGAGCTCTCTCTGCTAGTGAGGTTCTACAAAATTATAACTCAACGGTCTATAGCTACAACACCACTACAACAACTACAACAACTATTGCACCTTCTTCAACACCAACTCCTACTCAAACACCTACTCAAACACCCACTTCTAGTCAAACACCAACCACCACACCAACATCAAGTATAACAAACACACCAACTCAAACTCCTACAAATACTCCTTCTGTTACAACAACATCGGCTCCTGTTACTCTAGGGTTGGTTATTGAGTTGGATGCCTATGATTCTTCCAGCTATCCAGGGTCAGGAACAACAGTTTCTAACTTGCGGTCACCTGGAACCTACGATCATACGCTTACGGGCTCATCATTTACAACTTTAAATGGTATCAAATGTTTTGACTGTTCATCAGGAACAAAGAGAGTTGTTGTAAATGGAACTGGTCCTCTCCTACCTACTACTGGATATACCTATATTACTTGGGGTAGATTGAAAAACGATACCAGTGGATTTAGAACTTTACTTTACACAAATTCTCCTAAATATACACCAATAACTATCCCCGATGGTTCAAACACACTTGCGTATTGGGACACAGCACTCAGAAGTTCTGGATATGATGCGTCATCATCGGTAGAAGTTTGGGTTCAGTTTGCTGTCGTAGGTGACAGCTCATCCCAAACATTCTACATAAACGGATCTCAAGTTGGTAGTACAATTTCTTTCGGTGCTGGTGGAACTACACACTGGGGTTGGGGTAATAATGATATAGTTCCGCAATCTTTTGGTCATGTTGCCAATCTATATTTTTACAATAGAAAGTTATCACTAGCAGAAATCACACAACAATATGATTTCCTCTCTCCTAGATTTGTACAAGTAACACCAACACCAACTTCTACAACAACACCGACACCTACACCAACTCCTACTGTAACACCAAATAGTGATATGTTACTTAAATTAGACGCTAATCTTTCAGAGAGTTATCCAGGCTCAGGCACTACTTGGTATGATCTAGCAGGCACACAACAAAACATGACTCTTGTTGGTAATCCTACTTTTGTTTCTGGAACTATATCTTATTTCGATTTCAACGGATCAGGTCAATATGCGCAAGGATCGGGTCTTACTGTTCCAACAACGGTTTATACTAAGTCCGTCTGGTTCTGGGTAGATGTATATACTGATAACAACATAGTAAGTGGATTTGATGGTGTTGGTGGTCACTTCATGTATATGGGTAGCTCACCAAAAATACAAGTTGGTCACCACAATCAAGGGGTTGTATTCAATACCTATCAATCTACTGGAACAATATCACTTAATACATGGTACAATGTAGTTGTAACTTTCAATACTTCGAATGGATTTAAAATTTATATAAATGGTCAGTTCGACAGTTCTCACAATATGACATTAGCACATCTTGGTAGTGGAACTACAAATTTAGCTAGTTACGCTAATACGGGGGGTAATTATCTAAATGGAAGAATATCAAAAGTCTATACTTGGCAAAAAGTTTTATCTGATCAAGAAGTTCTTGATATGTATAATCTTGATAAATCTTACTTTGGTCACTAACCGAATAAATCATCACTTTTACCGTAGAAATGTTCCCTCAAAATTGGTAGATAATCATGACATTTGTATATCTTAGCTTCGTCGCCCTCTGGTCCTAAATGAACGAGATATCCCGATGGTATGATAATACCTTTACCCTCTAGGATAAGACGGTAGAGTGAAATCTGAATCGAATATTCATTGAGGTGAGTTTTACACCAATCTTGGAAAGGAGGTAGGAGTTTTTCCCAACATTTTTCAGATTCATCTACACCAGTGAACTTTTTATTGGATTTCCAATCAATAATAAATGGTATATCACCTTTTAGAAAAATAGAATCAATCGTTCCAGCAAGACCAAGCTCACCAGAGAAAACTTTAAGTTCAAACACGACTGGCTCAAAGTTTTTTAGATACTTAGCCCAGAAAAGATTGAATTTGTTGATTCTACGAACAGCTTCAATATCTGTAGGTAGTTCTTGATAAATGCCGTTGTAGTAGTTCTCGACCCACTTATGAACTGAAGTTCCAAGATCGGTGGATATTTTGGCACCAGTTTTCCATTCTAATAAAATCTCTTCTACTGGAACTCCAGTTTTTTCGCTCCGTTTTTTTGCCCAAAAATCTTCGTCGAATTTTTTATGAAATCTCGAGATATATTTAGTAACTGAAGTAAGTTCAGTATCTCTATAATAATATCGGTGAGCTGCCTCGTTAAAGACAAACTCTTTATCCTTGAAAACTTCTAATCTATCCTTGAGATTCTGGGTTGCTATCTTGTTCGTCATCTGGATTATAGTCTAGAAGAGATGATGGTGTCTCAATAAAAGTTTCCTCTCTGTTTCTAATCATATTTATAGAAACTCTGAGTTGAGAAGCTAATTCTTGTCTGAGTAATTCAGAATTTCTGAGTAATTCAGAACGGTCCCGGTCTACGACTATATCGGATCGGAGTCTTCGTGTATCCAAGTGCCCTGTAATATCGCCCATAGATTCCTCATATACAACCTGTTCAGATGGGTCTTCTGATACATTTATATCTACCGCTGCATTATTTTCATTACCTAGTTCGGGTTCGGGTCGTTGAATCTCGATCGTTTGTTGATGTAGAAATCTTCTGTAAGGATTTCTTTCAGTTAATAACTCTCTGAATTTCTCTACTTTTTTCATTTTCAGATCTGCTACATCTGAATTTTCAATATCACCGTTGAGCTCTTCCCATTTTCCTGAGAAAAGATGATCTTCAATTTTATCAGAATATCTACAATCATCAACATGAATCCATCGATTAAGAATATCAGATGAAACAACACGGTTTCTATGAACTCTGATATCACGATAATCTAGATAGATTACATCTGAACTATTGTAGTAGTTCAAGTCCTCTTGACTTTGCTCAAGTGAACTACTGGGATTAAAAGATCCACTAGAAGAGGTCATTACTACGATTCTCTCACTATTTTTTGGATGATAGTTGTAGAAAGTTTTACTATCCAGGTCAAAAAACTTGAACGTATCTAAATAGGGAAATCTACTAATATCGGTAGTATCAAGTTTTACCGAAAGTTCAAGGTATTGACGCTTTCCATCTACCATAAACCATAAAGAAGAGTTCCAACTCTGTTCAGCGCGGCAGTAGTATCCGTTTTCTGTAGCAAAGTCTTTAAAGAGTCCACGATACACAGAATCGTTGGTTGTGTAGATTCTATCCATGATTTTCAGACCACCATCGACTTCCCAAAGAAGAGCTCTTCCTAAGAGTGTTCCGAAAATTTTATCACGAAGAATAAGTAGATCGATAGTTCCACTATTTTTCGTGTAGAGATCAAAGAACTCCTGACAAGATTTATGCTTCATACAAGACGAGTTCAAGCTACCGTGTGTTCGCTTATCGTAACTTTCTTCATCATACCACCATGTGATTTCCTCACCAGTGGCGATGGAAAACTGGGTATGTAGTTTAGATCCGTGAGATTTGATACTATCGATGAATATTTCCATTTCTTGATAGTCAATTTTTCTAAAAATCTTAGAAATAACACCAGATGGTTTTGTTTGATAACGCTTTGATGAAGACCAAATCTCATCTTGAGAAATCTTCTCAAACCTATCGTGTGTAAGGTAGGAAAGTTTTGAAGGATCAGAAATCGAAATGCCTAAGTAGTTGACAGGATCTTCTACGATTTCATCAAGAGGTATTCTACCCTCAAGAAGAATCCTCGCGTAGTAAGATTTAGAAGATATAGCTTCAAGAAGATTGTGAAGCTCGGGTGAGATTTCTGGTTTGAAATAAGTTGGTTCCATTTTTTTTATTAAGTGGTTTGAAGAAGAAAGTCGAGTTTTTCGTTACGAATAAAACAAGTTGTCATACGCATAATTTTTTGTGCTTCTTTTTTTATAACGTGAGAATCTTCGTTAGAAAATATCTGTAAATATAGTGTAAAAACATCAAACGCGTCTAGGCTAAAATCATTTTCTCTAGTGAAAATAATATCTTTACTCTGTGTATATAAAACTTGTTTTTGCGAAGGTGTTAAATCCTTTAGTATCCTACGACCAAAAATTAAAACTTTCTTAAAGGCATCAAACTTTTTGTGATCTGATTTATTATCCTTTTCACAAAGAATACGCCTGATATTTGAAATCATAACTCTTTGACCAACCAAACTGTTGATAGCTGAGATTTGTTCTAAAAAAGTTTCACTTACTAGATTTGATGAAACTTTATCAGCCGCTCTTGTTACACCAGTCAAATGTTTCTTATAGAGGGAAAAGTTTCTATCTGAAAAAACGATTTGTTTATTGCTGTCTTGTGATTGTAGTCCGATATTCAGCTGGAGAGCTCTTGATTTATCAGAAGAAGACAGAATGTAAAAACTTTTGTTCCAAAAAGATCCAGCTACTTCAACTTGATCTGAAAGTAGGGTTAAGGACTGAACACCACCACGAATTTGTAGTCGATAAAAACTAATAGTAAAATTTTGTTCGATTTCAAGAATCTTTTCTTTCATGAAAGAAGTAATATCAAATATCTCGTATTTATCCGATACTTCCCTTGTTGAAATTACCCTGTCACCCCACTTGGTGACTACCGTATTTGAGACTTTATGAATGGTGATTTTTTCGATTTGAGAAAAAAGTTTCTCTCTATCCCAGGCCTTAAAATTTGACATTATCCAATTCATAAGTTTATTTTTATCTACTCAGCAAATATAGAGAGGAATGAATGGAGTTGTATATTAAATTTAGGTTAAGTTTGTGTAGTTCATCACCAAAACTTCGGTTGCTCGTGATTGTTTTTGTCCACTTTTAGCCATCGCTGCTTTTGCGAACTCTTGCTGAGTCCATCGGTAACTATCCTTAGGAAACCACTCTTCGAGCTCATTAAAGGGATAATAAGATAGTGAAAATTTTCCCGAGATTGATTTTAGACAATTTGCTAGACGAAGATGGTCTCGAGAAGTAAAATCGTGATTGGAATAGTAGGATCCCTCACCGACTTTCCAATAGGGTGGATCGCAATAGAAATAAGTATCAGGTGAATCTAAGAGAGTAATGATCTGTTCAAAATCAAGCCGATAAACATCGGTTATTAGAGAAAACTTTTCGCACCATTTATCATTCTCTAGTTTATTGATAAAAGATTGAAACTTCGAGTGGTATTTACCCTTCAGATCAATATATCCTGAAGTCTTGGGATTTGCTCCTGAGAAGATATTAGAAAGAATCAGCGCGTGTTTGGCAGCTCTTTCGAGATTTGGGACTTCTTCTATTTTGGATTCATCACCATAGAGCTCTCGTTGAGATTGTAAAAAAAAGTTTTTAGTATCTAAAGATGAACCTACACCCTTTTTTTGATAGGGAAAACTTTTACATATTTCTAAAACACCTTTAGGATCTTGACGAAGACTTAGAAAAAGATTGTAGTTCAAGGGGTTCAAATCGTTATAGACAATCCTTTCAAGGTGTGGGTAGTTATCCAAGTTCATTCCGAAATAAGTCCAGAACATACCCGAGAAAGTTTCTACATAAGTTTTGATATTTTTTGGTATTTCGGGTATAATCAACTTTTTAGCTATTTGACTTTTACCACCGATATAGGGAAGGCACATTAATCTAGTTCTCCTTTCATTGCTTTTATTTTATCTCGGATCTGAGATGCGATCTCGTAGTCTTCTTCTTCGAGTGCTTTATCGAGCATTTTCTGAAGATTTTCTAAAGTTACTTTAGGAGAAGAGCCTTGTTTTTTTGGCTGTTGAGGTTCGGATGCCTCTTCATCTAGATCAGGGATCAACCCGTAGATTTCCATTACTTCAGATGAAACATAAATAGGAAGTTCTAGTTTTGCTGCTAGACAAAGAGCATCTCCTACACCTACATTGATCTCAATTTCTCCTTCTTGTGAGTTTGTAATAACTTTAGTATAAAAAATTCCCTCGAAAACAGAGTGTAAATAAACCGCATCCATCGTAAAGTTGTGATTAGTTGAGAGCGATTCAAAAAGATCCCAAACAAAAACTTTTTGAGTTTCTATTTTTTCAAGTTGAAGTGCGATAAACTGAGCTTCTCTATCACGAACAATCACCGGTAGTTTTCTATCACCACTCTCTTCTTCAAGAACAACGATATAGTTATCACCCATCGATTGGGTCTGTGATAGACCGATTATATTACACTCTATTTTCTTTTGGAAATTTGACATTTGTTATTTTATGATTTTATCTTAAAAGGTTGCGAACAAAAAAGAAAAAAAACCTGGACAGAATCCAGGTTTTTTTCTTACATTTTTACCTTACTCTCGGTAGTAGTTGGTGGTTTGTTGATCCGTTGAATGTTCAGTAGGACATCTTTGAAGGCGCTAAGGAATTTTTTCACCTTTGGGTTTGAGATTTGATCCGTTGGGTCGTCTAAAATCCATAGTAGATAAGCTGTGAGTTCATCATCACCAAGACGCTTTAGAAACTTTGTGAGGTTTGTTAGTTGCTTATCGGATAGATTACCAACAGCAAATTCTGGTTCTTTTAAGGATTGAACAAGTTCAGAGTTCTTATCACGGTTGTATTTATCTAGTATTTCTGAAACCTCATCATACCTATTGAGAACGTCACGAATACTCACACTCATCATTTCTTCACAATATTGTAGAAAACGTTGAGCTCCATTTCCAACATACGAGTGGGAAACTTCTCGTAGATAATCAATGAACATATTCACTGAAGATTCTTTACCGAAGTTCTGAACAATAAAATCACTCAAGAAAGTCCAAGAACGAGGTGTAGCGTATGCTTTTGTATTTTCGGTTGGATTCTGATACAGCTTATCAGGGTAAGCTTTAAGATAAGAGATAATCAAGGGGTGAACCCACTTTGACGCAAAGTCTGTTTGCCAATCGTTCGCAGAGAGTGAGTGAGACATATGAATAAGACGGTTGTTCAACGCATTGTCGAACTCTTCTACGTCTGTTCCATCTTCGTCACCAAGGTTACCAGAGGCCATCATTAAAACGTTACTATTAAACTTGAAGTCACCAATCTCACGCTCAAGTAAGATCTGAAGAGCTGCGTTTCTTACAAATTGCGGAGCTCTGTTCAACTCTTCGAAGTGAATAATGGTGGGTTGAGAGTTAGCTTTCAGAGCCCACTCTGGTGTAGAATATCCGTGACACTTCCTAGAGACACCATCGATATCTACTTCTTTAAGGTAGGGAAACTTAAAGTCGGTTTCATCAGACATCGATAGACGTAAATCCATATACTGGAAATTCATCTTGTCTGCGATAGACCTGGCGATAGCTGATTTAGCGATACCAGGTTTTGAGGTAATATAAAGAACACCACTCTTAGGCCACATACACATAAAATATAAACGCTCTCTACGGGTGAGTTCCCGCATTCTTTGGGAGATCTCTTCGGGAAGAGCTGTGGTCACTGGAAGTGGATTTGGATTTTTTGGAGACATTTTAGCCATAGTTCGTTTTTTTTTACAAAGATAAGAAGATTTTTGGTAGAAAACAAATATTTAATGAAAATATTTTTAGAAAGGATATTGATTGGATTCTAACTTTACCGATCCAGAAATCAACTGGTCTAATACCCAGGCTAGATTATAGACATCACAACTACCAAGATTGATATAATCCTCTTCTTGAGAGATAAGACAAACTTTATTATTGTGGTATCCTAAACTACAAATACTTAACGATTCAGTATCATAGGCATCGTCGTATCCATTTACTAATCTATCTAAACGAAAAGAGGTTGGAAGATTAAGCCTGGAATCTTTGTCTTCGATTAAAAAACTTACCTTCTGTGCGATAAGGTTGATCATTTCTGATTGGAGATCTTGAATTTTTTGTCTAAACATCTTTTTTGTTTTTAGTCCAGCAAATATATCCAAGATTTTCTAAATATCCAAAGAATCTGAAAAGTTTTTTTCGACTTGTATGTTTTTTAGGGAGACAACAGGCTTGACACGCTCAAAAACCTTTTCAACCTGACCTAGATTGGATAGATTATCAATAGTTCCGGGTTTTATGGAATATTTGATAGTTTCTGTAAGTATTTTGGATTTGTCTTCTGGTGATATTTCATCTGACATTCCGATCATCTCTTGTAGTATAGGTAGATACTTCTCTACCATTTCAGAGGATATAGACCATTCGTGTGTTTCTTGAATAGCATCTCTACCAAGTTCAGATTCGACCAAAGATTTAGTGGTCTCATTTAGAGAGATATACCTATCACTCGGAACGAAAAGAACACTTGAAACTTCACTTTCTCTTTGTGAATAAACTTTCAGAGAACCTGGATTCATACGAGAATTTTCATACATCCGGCACCACTCGACTTTAGCTACTTCTTTGACTTGGTCGGTCAGAGTAGATACGATGTTCTCTCTTTCTTTGATCTCAAGATTGAGTTTATGTATTTGTGAAACCCTCGAAAAAAATAGTGGATCTTTAGTTTCTACGGATATTTGTAACTTTTTAGGCATATTGTAACTCTTTGTATTTTAATGATTTTACACTCTTTAGATTAGAGCAAAGATACGCTCTAAAAAAACGATTACCAAAATTAGTTCCTTGAATCTCAACTAGATAACTTTGGTCTGAAACTTTTTTAACTGAAATTTTAGTCTCGTTTGTATGCCAGTAAGGATACCTTACTACACCGGTGCTTCTTGTGTTTCGAAGTGTATTCTCAAATTGTAACCGATCGACCTCTCCTTTTCCAAATAAGTTCTCAAAATATTCATCTAGATGCCTAGCTTCTGATTCATCAAAGTTCCAGAGTTTTTTGTCAGTCAATAGATGTTCAATCTCTGATGATGTTATTGGCAGAGTATCTGATGAAAAGGTAGTAGAGAGAGTTGTGTAGTAATCTGATTGTGTTGAAAACATAAATATTTTTTACAAGGTTAGGCGATATTCATTGTAGCTCCAGCTTGACCGATGAAACTCTTTTCTGCTATTTCAAGAGCTTCAGATATTACTCTTACAATACGATAGGGATCAGCGTTCGAAGCTGGTCTTCTATCTTCAACATACCCACGCCAGTCTTTGGCTGTTTGTAGTGGAACACGAAGTGATGCGCCTCTATCAGAGACACCCCAACTAAACGTATCAATAGACTGGGTTTCGTGTTTACCGGTAAGACGAAGTTCATTAGAAGAGCCGTAGTTTGAGATATGCTCTTTGTGTCGTGTCTCAAAGGTGTTAAATAGTATATCAAAATAATCCTTACCACCAACTTCACGCATCATGGTATTAGAGAAGTTGCAGTGAAGACCACTGCCATTCCAATCACCAACAACTGGTTTCGGGTGAAACTCAATTGAAAATCCCCACTTTTCTGAAAGTCTTTGTAGAAAATGACGAGCTACCCAAAGATCATCACTAGCGCGTCTGGACGAAGTATTGAAAATCTGAAACTCCCACTGACCTAGGAGAACTTCAGCGTTGGTTCCTGTGATTTTAAGACCGGCATCCAAACAATGCTCTAAATGTTCAGATACAAATTTTCTCCCGTGAACTTGATCACTACCAACACCGCAGTAATACTTACCTTGTGGTTGAGGATATCCATTCTGTGGAAAACCAAGAGGTCTTCCATCGAGCATAATAGTATATTCTTGTTCGAAACCATACCAAGTATCATCCTTCTCGGGAGTTAAGTGTCGAGTATTACTCTCATGTGGTGTTCCATCTGGATTATAAACTTCACAAAGAACTAAATAAGAGGTATAGTATCCGTAATCTACCGTGTTCGGGTAGAGTGATACTGGTTTTAAGATCCTATCAGAGTAATGACCCTCTGCTTGTTGAGTAGATGAACCGTCGAAAGACCATTCTGGACAATCTTCAATAGAGAAGTTTTCTTCATCAATCTCTAAAATTTTTACCTTACTTCGAAGGTTTGGCTCTGGTCGATATCCATCTAGCCATACATATTCAAGTTTTATCATATATTTAGTTATTTTTTTGTAACATAAAAATCCTCAGCGCCTTCGTATCGTTCAACAAGATTATTATCCAAAAGAAACTTCACTAGATGTGTAGTTTGAGTATCTGAAATTTTAAGAGTTCTTGAAATAAGATCTTTGTGACAGGGCCTTCTAAGCTTAGCAAGTATTTTATCAATAGATTTTTGATCGGGAATTGTTGAAATCACCTTTTGGTAACTATCTCTAGCTAAGTTCATTTTTTGATTGACTAGAAGATTAATATCTTCTGAAGATTTTCCTAAAATTTCCTCTTCGGTAAGTGTTATTGATATCATAATTTTTTTATTTAAACTTCGTCGTCGTAGTCTGATTCACTCCACTCGTCACCGGAATCCCAGCTATCAAGTTCATCATCATTATCTTCGTTGTATTCGTCGTAAGATGCTAGATCTTCCGAAGCGTATTCGTATTCGGCTACATCGTTTTTAGAAAAAAGTGTAAGTAAAGATTTCAACTCAACTTCAGTCAGGGAAATATCTTTAATTCTAAAGGCGTCGTAAGAGCTATTTTCGAGCATTTCATACTCAATTTTTTCACTATCTTGAAGTTTGTTGAGAGCATCGTAAATATCATCGTAGTTCACACAATCGTAAAGTGTATAGTATTTTGCTAGTTTAGCCATTTGTATTTATATTTTTTAGTTTTTTTTCTATTAATGTTTGCGCTAGGTAGGGAAGTTTTTTATTATCGACCCACTGAGCAACAACTCTGAACTTATCATCAATAAGTGAAATCGTGAAGTAGTTGAAGTTATCATCTCTAAATGTAGCGGTTGTAGATTCTATTTTTATAGGATAAATATAATCGAACCTATCAAGATGGTAGTTCTCCACTGACTTGATAAACTCGAAATTTCCCTCTTTATAATAATTTTGTGATAAAAGTTTCAAGAATTTATCTACTTTTTCGAGCTTTGTAGACTTAAGCTGACTACTAACATCACGAGGATAGAAACCAAGATTAGCAAAAAGAGGTCGTTGATCCAAACCAAGGTAAGTTCGTATAGATCCAAGTGTTTTCGAGTTACAAATAGCATAATAAGAAGTGTTTTCTCTGTGTTGTGAAAGGCCTAGACCTTCGATAAAAATATCTGTGACCTCAAAATCAGTAACTCTCTTTAACTTTTCAACATCTCTAGGTGAAAAGGATCGAACCTCGATATCATCAGCTACGATTATTAGATAACCCGGTCCTTCACTTTTTATACGATTATCGACATATTTTTTATAATCTTCTTGGGAGAGTGATTCTTTCATTTGTTCAATAACCTGGGAAAGAGAACCTTCTTCTATACGAACAGCTAGAATATTGGTTCCGAAGGTATCGCGTATCCATTCAATTTTTCTAATCATTTAACTTAGTCATTTTCTTTGCCTTCGATAATGATTTGCTTGAGCTTACCATTACTTCGAGCTATTGGGCATTCCCTATTTACAGAAATAATCAAAACTTTACCTTTTACTCTTGAAAGATCTAAATGATCGGTTTCACCATCAGTAAGAATAACCGAGTTACAATCGTTGTGATTTTTTACAATATGATCGATCATCGGTTGTAGGCAAGTTCCACCAAGACCTTTGATAGGAATACTCTGAAGTTTTTTAGCATTTTTGATATTCTGAACCCATTTAACTTCGGTATCAGATTCCATAAAGTTCATTTCGATATCGTTACGATTAACATATGAAAGAACCCGCTCAAAAGTTCCCTGACCACCCATTGAACCACTGGTATCTAAACCGACATTGATTCGGTTTTTCATTTTACGAACACCTTTGACACCTTGAATACTTCTGCGGTTAGGTCTTACGATAGTTTTGTTCTTGATAGTTCCAAAGATCAAATTTGAAATAGCTCTTTTGATATAGGATAGGTAATCTTTTCTTTTCTTACGAAGTTTATTGAGTGTTTTTTCTACGTTAAAACTACTAAGACCACGACTATGTAACCTATCAATAGCGTCTTTTACCATTGACTCTCTTTGCTCTTCTGAGATTTCATCAGTGATGTGAACATCAAGATACTGACCAGAGTTTTTTTCTAGATTATCTAAGATACTATCTAATGAGTGTGTGTCAATGGTTCCACCAGGTGATTTAGGATCTTTACCAAAAGGTCCATAACTACCACTATTCTGATCTTTACCACCATTTTTTTGACGCTCTTCTTGTTTATCACGAAGCCACTCGTAGAGCTCTTCAAAAATAAGATTACCTTCGTATTCTTTCGGAACAAAAAGTGCCATATTCTTACCCTCTTCGTCTTTGGGGATCTCAATGAAATCTGGCAGAATATCCTCTACGATAATATGGTTGATGATCATGTCCTGTGCGATATTGGATAGTTTAGGATCGTATTGGCCAGTAATCGTTCTACGAGGATGGTTTAGAAGCAGGTGAAAATCTTCGTGAAGTGTAATAAAGTTGATCTCTCTTTGAGTGAGACGATTTAGAAAAGAACTAGAATAAAAGAAGTTCATACCCTTTGCTGTCATATTCACCGCACAGGTTCCGATATTTTCATCTTCTTTAAAGTTAATAAAAAGATTGAAGTTACCGTAAAAGGGTAAATTGACACGGCTATCAATCAGCATACTTTGAACCGATTCGAGAAGTTTCTCGTGTATGTTTTTAATCATTTTCTATTTTTTTTACAAAGATATGAATAAAAATACAAAGGTTCAAGTTTTTTAGTCTAAATGAACCGATATTTTTTTACCCGAGAATACGACATATTCTACTCCTTCGAGACTTTTCAGTTTATCTTCAAGCTCGAAAGCTTTAGAAAAAGGTATTTGTTCGTCTGTATTAAAGTGTAGTGTGGTTTTTCTTACTAAAGATTCGTTCAAGGGAGATGATACAACCTCTCTTTGTGAGTCAATCGAAACAACTTCAATGGATTCATTTACGATCGATCCAACCTTATCGAGTAGTGTAAGATCTTTCTGCGCTACCGAAGACTCGTTTATTGGTGCAAAAACCTCTTTCAGCGAACGAACATACGATTCGTCTAGTTTATTTTTATAGACTATATCTAAAAGATCTTCTGAAAAACTATCAATCGTTGAGGATCTTTCTATCCAGCCAGCTTTTTCATTATCTGGATTTGAGGCGTAGAGCCATTCAATATTACCTCGATTGATACTTTCTTTTAGTATTTTTGATTTGATTTGGTAAGTTTTTGACCCACCTTGAGCGGTTCTAACCGTTTTTTGACAAGTTACATCAAAATAGAAGTTCGATCGGTGAGCGTTTTCGTGTATCTCAACCTTCTCAAAAGATTCTTTGAGGATTCTATCAATTTTGTTGATGTTTTGAATCATTAAATCTAGATTATACATATTTTTTATTTTTTTTTCAACCAATCCTCTACTGATTTGTAGAGCTCTGGATCAAGAGAATCACCAACTTGAAGAAGTATATCTTGTGTGAGTTCCAATTTTATCGAAGGATCACTCTCATTTTTTAGCATCTCAAGTTGAGATTTAATGATATTTTTACTATCATCATCCAGTTCTGGTCTATTCTCGATCATTTCAAGAAATGATTCATCGTCCATTTCTTGATTTGATTCATTGAATTTATTAAAATTCACAATTTTCATAAGAGTATATATTAAAAAAAGAAATACATTTCTTTCACCTTAAGACAACATCTTCTCTGGTAGCTGCTAAACCTAAAAAATAAACGAATAGAATAAACAATCCAGTTAGAACAAACCCTAAAATAAATAAAAAATCTGGGAAACTAATCTTTTTCATTATTGATAAGTTTTTGATAGATAATCTCTAATGAGTGTTTTACGTTCGAGTTTATCTCTTCTTCCATAAGTGACCGACGGGTTTCGACTTGATGATCAAAAATCTCAACTAACTTTCTATAAGTATCAAGAGTAATATCGAGATCATATTTATAGGAGTGGTTGATGATCGATAGTTTAGAATCACAAAAAACAACAAAAAGTCCGAGAGCTTCGTTACGAATAAACCGCTTATTAGAAAGAGGTGAGATAAGTAGAATGGAATCTTTTCGACGAATAAGGTTTCTACAAATCTTGGCTTTTTCAGATGAAAACTCAGGATTTTTTGTTTTGCTCTTCATCTGTAGAAGACGATAAGCATCAATACCAATCTTTTGGAAAAATCGTTTAGTTTTGTGTATCATTTTTATGGTTTTGGTCTAGTTGTTGGTTGAAAGTTGCTGATTGCTTGAATCCGAGTTTTACAAGATGACTACATAGAGATCCCCAAGGTCGATTTCCCAAAAAAAGAATCTTCTCGTGTCGGTGAATAGCATCGGGTATATGTGTGAGTAAATCTTGGGGCATTTCTTGATAAGATATCTCAACTACCGTGCCATCCGCGGATTCTTTACCGAATTTGACAATGTAGTATCCAGTTTTGAGAAGTTCTTTCATTTTGTCAAGGTTCTCTGTAACTGGAAACCATTTTGACAACTTGAGAAGAACTTCATCTACTGCTCTTTCGTAGATGTTGTTGTCTAATCCTTCTGACGAAAGTTCTTTGTCGGTTAAGGGGGATACCCAAAAATAATAATCTAGAGATCCTTCTTTGGTTTCAAGATCTTCGATACGGGATCTGAGAACCTCTCTTTTGCTATCAAGATGATGAAGAGAAACTTTATAGGAAGCTATTTGACTATTTATTTTGAGATGCTCCTTGTTGAGATCTGAGAGCTCTTGGCGAAGATTTTTGAGTTTCTCCTGGCGAACTTCTTGAAACTTCTCTAAAAGAGTTTCTCCAAGTATAGGATAGATACCTTGAGTATCTGTCATTAATGTGGGCTCTGGTATATCCTGTGAAATTTCATCTTCAGATTGGTCTTCTTCACCAAAAAGATCGGAGATTTTATCTAGAAGTTTCTGACCTACTGATAAATCTTCCTCGAAGATTTGTGAAAGCTTATCGATAGGTTTTTGAGATTGTATAGAAAGATACACTTTAACTTCACTACCCTCGAACTCAGATACAAACGGTAGAGCAGTGATTATTTTCTTGTTACGAAGATTAACAAAGGTTTGATCTTGATACTTAATAGTATTCAGAAGTTCCAGTCGCCTTTCTCTGGATAGACGAATACCTTTGTTTAAGCATCGAAAATCACAAGTGCCGTCATCGTAGAGTTGGAGCTCGAAAGTGCAGTTTTCTAGTTCAAGACCCGATAGATATTTACCTGAGATTTGAGCTTTTTTAGTTGAAAAAGAAATATGAGAGCCACCACCAATAAAATCTTCAATAGGTAGAGGTTGAAAAAATTCGCCAGATGTATTCATAAGTGCAAATATACAAAAGATTTCTTAATCAACCAAAATTTTTTCAATATTTATATCTCTTTTCATAACCATTATTTCTCTTTCGTCTATTAGTGGTTTTGGAAGTTGTCTACCACGACCATCTACTAGATTTTCGATACTAATATAATCAAAGTTTGTAGTAGAACAAAGATATAGAAAATCACTATCTCTGATTGAAGAGGGACCATCGGTAAGTAGTTGATGAGTGATATTCACTATTTCTGTATCAAGACTAAAGTTTCTAAGAGAGGTCTCGTTGAAATCTGGATGTCTATCAACAACTAGAATATAGAGTAGAATTTTCTCAGCTCTTGGAAGAAGTCGAAATAGTTCTTCAATAGAAACTACATTGAAAAGCCTGTAGGCTTTCACGAAATTGTCGGAAACTTTTATTTTTCCAGTTTTTTGGTCTTGATTAAGTAGTGATGTCATAGTAGGGGGTGTGGTTGTTTATATATATTTCTAAAAAAAGTTTAATCGTGATTATAAGACATAAAATTTCAAAAGACTTTCAGTTACTTACCGGTGATAAAAAAATCGTTATCCTTAAAGCCGGTTCGCTTCTTGAGAACTACAAATATACAACAAAAAACGATCAAGTCAAAGTAGATCGTGATATTGTTGATTCCAATCCAGATTTTTTCTTACTACTAGATTGGAAAGTAGAACTAGTCAATGTAATGAAACAAAATAAAATCCAAACACCAGCGGTGATTGCTAAGAAAATCATACCTTTCTTAGAAGAGATTATTATGAGTTCGTCTGGCTCGGGATCTTCTGATCCATCAGAGGAGATCGAAGCTTTACAAGAAGAACTCAAGGAAAAAAATAGAAAACTTCGTGAAAGAGAAATCGAACTAGAAACTACACAGGACAGAGTTCTAAGAAGGGAAAAACAAATAGAACTCGATCTCGAAGAGGCGAAAACTAGACTTGATAGAAGAGAAAGAGAAATCACAGATCTTTCATCAAATCTTGATCTCCTTACCCAGGGTAAAGAAAGAGAACTTGAGCTCAAATACCAAAAACGTGAAAATGCCTTAGCATCAGAATGGCAAGATAAGTTTGATGAACTAACGAGAAAAGAATCCCTGAACTCACAAAAACTTATTGAAGTTGAAGCTAAAGAATCTGGTTTTCTAAAAAAACTGAAAGAACTTCAACAAAAAGAAGAAAGTATCCGAGAGCTTGAACTAGGTATTAAATCAAAAGAAATGAATATTGAAACTCTTATTATGGACTCTCAAAAAGATCTAGATAAGAAACAAAAAGAAATGCTCGAAAAACTAAAAAATGATATGAAGGATCTATCTCAAAGAGAAAAAGACTTCGACCAAAAAATGAACCTTTTAGAAGAAAGAGAAAAAACTCTACTTACAAATGAAGAGAACTTCTTAGAAAAAATAAAATCTCTTGAATCTCAAATCGAGCAAAAACAACTAGTTCTAGACGAAAAAATAGTAGAGATTGCTAAAAAAGAAGAGGAACTTTCCCAAAAGAACGTAGATTTTCTTATTGACCAGGCTCTCACTCAATTTGAGAAGAAGATTCCTTGGCAATACCATAGAAGAAAGTAGAAATCTAGGTTTTTATATATACCCCTGTGTCAAAGAAACTTTACGATAAAACACTTGAGTATTTAGGTAAAAAAGAAAAAATTCTTTTTATAACTACATCAAATAGATGGACAGATGAACTCCCTAAATCTACTCAACTAGCTAAAGCTCTCAGAGAAGAAGTAGGACCATCTAAAGTAGAGATTATCGATGCCTTCAAGCTTAATATTGTTCCGTGTGAAGGAAACGTTTCTACTAAAGAAGGTGGCAATCATTGTGGTAGTAAAGGTTCCCAACTAAAAGATTCAAGAAAAAATCCAAGTGGTCATCATAGATGCTGGGCAAATATCAACTCTCCTGAAGATGAACTTTGGAAAATATCAAGAGAACTTCTAGAAAGTGATGCGGTTGTGTTTTTTGGATCTATTCGGTGGGGTAAGGTAAATGCTACCTACGCTAAGCTTATTGAAAGACTTACCTGGCTAGAAAATCGTCATACTGCTCTTGGTGAATCAAACTTGGTAAAAAATATTGACGCAGGGGTAATTGCTCTAGGTCATAACTTTAATGTAGAACAAGCTGTGAAACTAGAAAAAGAAAATCTTACTTTTTTTGGATTCAAGGTTCCGGATGAACTTTCTTGGGGATGGCAGTGGTCTAAAAACTCTTCTGATGAAGGTCTTCGTGGATACAAAGAGGACATTAAAGATTTCACAGAAGAGTTCTCACTGGACGAGCACATAGAAGAATGTGTAAAAAGATTTGGAGATTTCATAAAAAAGGGGTAGAATCTCTACTGAAACTCTACCCCTCGGGCATTTGGTCCTTTAGCTCCACCACTATATTTTTATCTAAAACATAGAAAACTTATCTTATATATGATATTTTAGGAAATGGTTTTGATATCTAGAACTTTTTATCTATATTTGCTAAAAAAAATATATGATAACCTCTTCAGATAAACAGATATTCTCGAGTATCTGGAAATTTTCAAAGCCTTTTAAACGTGATCTTAGCTCGGTCTTTCTTCTTATTGTTTTAGTTTCGGTCTTGGATGCGGTAAATCACTACTGCTTGAGTAAGGTATTTGACACAGCTGGCGTAAAATCAGGTCTAGAAAATTCGGTCTGGTGGCTCTTTTTAGCTGGATTTGCTATGATATCAAAGATATTTTTCTCAAAATGGCGAGAAAAGATTGAGATCCAAAAACTAGATGTGAATGTTTCTAACTTTCTAAATAGCTATTCTATATCGAAGTTTTTTACTTTTTCTAACGGCCAACACCTAAACGAGCACTCGGGTATCAAGCAGAATATTATACAAACTGGTTTTGGATCCTTGAGAAATCAGATGAATGTGTTTATCTACAACCTTGTTCCTACCCTATCGCAGTTTGTAGTTGCTATTTTTATATTTTATTGGATAAATATTTGGATGGGTATTGGATATACCCTATTTTCTCTATTTTTTGGCTTTATTCTTTTTAGATTTCATAAGTTTTTAACGCCACAGGTTGAGAAGGTAAGAGAAGTTGAAGTATCAAACTCAAGGCTAATCTCTGAACTTTATCGGTATGTTGTTCTTATTAAAAATGAAGTAGCCGAAGATAAATCTCTCGGGGATCTCGATACAGCTCAAACAAAATACAAAAGCTCTTATAGTCAAACCTGGCTCTCGGCTATTGATAGACTTCTGATTATTCGGCTTTCATCACAGGTGTTCAGATTTTTAAGTATTCTTTTTTGTGTATATCTTATTTATCAAGACCAAATCACGATGGGATCTATATTTTTAGTTTATCTGTGGTCTGGAAACTACATCAATGCTATTTGGTCTATTACCGATCTACAAAAGGGTTATATTACTGATAAAATAAATATACAAAAGTATTTTGATCTGATTGGCACTGAAAGTGATGTGGTTCAAGATAAAAATCCTATAACTGAAGGTCTTGTTGGTGATATTGAGTTCAAGAGTGTTCATTTTGCCTATCCTAAAAGAGTTGATAAATATGAAGGTGAAAAGATTTCACCGGATGAAAAAAACAGTTTTGTTTTAGATGGTATTTCTTTTGTGATACCTAAGGGAAAAAAAGTTGCTTTTGTAGGTGAGTCTGGCTCTGGTAAATCAACAATCGCAAATCTTATTCGTAGATCTTTCGATCCACAGATGGGAGAGATTTGTGTGAATGGTAACCCCTTGAAAAAGATTGACATCAAAAAGTTTCTCAAAAAGATTGGTTCAGTTGATCAGGATATTATTCTTTTTGATAGATCACTTCGTGATAATATTTCTTTTGGAACCGGTAAGCGTCTCACTGATGAGGAGCTCTCTAAAGTTGCTAAGCTATCGGGTATTGATAACTTTTTCACGAAGCTAGAGTTTGGTTGGGATACGATTATCGGTGAGAGAGGAGCTAAACTCTCTGGTGGGGAGCGTCAAAGAATAGGCATCGCAAGAGCACTTGCTAAAGAACCAGAGATCCTGATTTTTGATGAAGCGACCTCAGCACTTGACTCAAAAAATGAAAAACAAGTATCTAAGGCTATTGAAAAATCCTCTTTTGGAAAAACCTCGATTATTATTACACACCGACTTTCAACTGCTCTTGCTTGTGATAAAATATTTGTAATGAGACTTGGTAGAATTTTAGACTCTGGTTCTCACGCTGAACTTTTAGAACGGTGTGAATACTACCGAGAACTTGTTAAAAATCAACTCAATCCAAAAAGCGAAACAAAAACTGAAGTCTAAAAATCATGAGAGAAGAAGCCATCCACAAAAGTTGTCGTAGAACTATCCGCCAAAAATTTGAAGAGCTCAGAGTAGGTCAATTTAGTATTGATATACTAGCTCATTTTTTACAAAACAAATCTAAAAAACTTCGTGATATTGAACGGGAAACACCTTACAAAAAGATTTATTTAGAAGAAGCACAAAGAATGATTTCGCTTGTCCATAAAGCTAAACGAGTATCTAAAACATTTAATATTCGTAGTAATGACCATAAAAAGAGGTGGAAACTTCTAGATATTTTAGAAAGATTAGAAAAATAATATATAGTTAGACTACATGGCCAGTAGATATAAAAAAATTCAGTCATTATGAATACAATCAACAAAGAGCAGTTTATGGGTCTAATCAGACACGCGCTCACATTCGTAGGTGGTGTCTTGGTTATGCGTGGAGATCTCGACGCAGTAGGTCAAGAGCAACTTATCGGTTCAGTGATGACCCTAGCCGGACTTGTCTGGTCTTACTGGGTGAAAAGATAAAGAAAATCTTTCAAGTTACTAAAGACCTACACAAAAAATGTAGGTCTTTTTTTATACATACAAAAAAATAGAATATTTAATGAGACCAAGATCTATTGACGAAGTATGGCGGCAAATGCAAGTAGAAAAGCAACTACAAGAGCAGAGAAGATTCGAACAAGAAAGAAAAATGTGGGAACAAAGAGAAAGGCAAAGACAAGAATATCTCTTATCCATAAAAATGAATGAGAAGCTAGCACCGACAGTTCCTACTTCAGCAGCTGCTTCTGCTGGAGGAACAGTTCAGACGATTCAAGATCAAGACTTTCCTACTCTTTTTGGTGAAACACACATGATCACTTGGGCTGATGTATCAACAGATACTTGGAAATACATCGTTCATAACTTCAATACTGGTGAGCTTTCTGAAATATTTGATACAGAATTGATATACGATAGTGGCAACGAATGGTATCTTTATGATGAATGGCTGGCGGTTTCTGAAAAGGGGCATTCTGTTGTTTTCAGAAAGTCAGGAACCAATTTATATAAGATTTATTTTTTCAACGTAAATGGAGAACTCGTTGGTCAAAAAGATCTAGAAAGTCGCAAAGATTTTCAATATACCGAAAACGCACAGATATATGTGGGAGATTTGAACGGTCTAGGCACTGTTTATCATTTTGATGGTGATAATGTAAGAACTCATACGTTTGAGGGTCTGAGTGCATCTTCTATCGAAGTTGATGATTTTGGTGAAGATGATGTAACAAAAGATGGTAGCGTCATAATTGAGGCGCCAGATAATAGTAAAACATTCATAGCCAGGCCTAGTGGTGAGTTAGTAGAGATAACCTCTGATATCCAAGGTGCAAATCAAGTTTTATTAGATTATAACACAGATTTTTTATTTGCAGTAGATCAAGATCTTTGGGTAAAGTCGATTTCACAAGGGGGAGAGCTAAAAAATACGATGGATTTATCACCTTATAATATAGAGAATTGGAATGAGATTTCTCTGTATGGTGATAACTGTGCTTACGTGCTTCTCACTTCGTATGATAGCTACAGAATGCTTGTTTCTTATGATGGTGATTCTAATCAGTTTGTTTCTATTACTTTTTCTGATTCTCTGATATATGATATCAGCTATCACGAAAGAAGCTGGCAATCGCCAAGACCTTACTTCGGTAAAACTTTGATACTGACTACCTATCAGAGTAGAGCAGATAACTATATAAGTGGATTTGAGGGTTCAGGAGTAGAAATCAGTTGGTTACTGAAAAGTGCAGATGAATTTCAATCCTATATGTTTAGTGGAACTGTTTCATTTTTTGAAAGTGGTGGCAACTGGGTTGGTGATCGAACTTTTGCTATAGGTGAAAATCCAATGGTTATGTTCGCATACACACAAAGTGTTATTCAGGCAGGGTTTCTTCTATCTTCTGGATTTTTCACACAATCAACAGGCGTTACCTTGTCTCTCTGCTCAAATATTTGGGGAAAACCGATTGGCGATCATTCGTTTGCTGTTTTTGATGTTTTGGATGATAGAGTTTGGCAGGTCTATGATCAAAACTCTATTGTTTCACAAACATCTTCTAGTTCTGCTTGGTCGTGGGGAACTAGTAACTGGGATGTCAATCGTTATGGAACACTTTTAGTTTTAGGTGGTGGTGGTAATAATTTTGCTTACACAACAGAAATTGGATTGACTTCGGCACCAAGTGATATAAATATTATTTATAATAATGTGAATTGGGGCGACAGAACTGGTATTTCTACTGAATATCAAATAGGCGTTCGTTATATTCCAGGTCAAGAGGGAAATGCTTACGTAGCTGGATTTTATGTTTTATCTAGGTCTGGTTTTTCTTCTTATGAAGAGTTCCCCTTTACTGGTCTTTCTCCTAGTATCCCACACACAATTTCTGGGATTGAAATAGGAACCGAAATTGTTTCTTTTAATTTGATAAATCAGGATAATTCGAACTTAAGATGTATTGTTTATGACCTTTCTACACTTGGATTAATTGATGATTATGATACCGAACAATCTACCGATGTTTATATCCAATCTTGGAAAAACAGAGTAGCTGTTATTAAACAAAATGCTAATGAAAGACAGATTAAATTCATAGGAAAACACGGAATACAAACAAAAAAGGTTGATGCGAATAGTTTTTCAGATGAATCCAACGATCCAAGAGACAATGATGATTAAGGAGTCGCTACCCCTTTTTTAGAAACTACTAGAGCAGACATTTCGTTGGCAAATCCAATCGATGATATAACATCTCCTGTTTTTAGATATTCTATAGAAAAACTAGCTAAAAAAGTATCACCTGCGCCTGAAACATCGATAGTTTCTAGAGGGTTCTTTTGAGGAAATATAACACCTCTATACCTACTGCCACGAGAGCCTAGTGTTATAATCAGGTTATTATCATCTAGATGTTTGTTGATATCTCTTTCACTATCGTTTAGCTTAATAAAGGTGAATAGACTAGCTAGTTGCTGATCTAACTTTTTCTTTGTATCAAGTATAGATATCTTAGAACTTCTAGCTATAAGCTCTAGAATTTGGGAATTCAGAAATCCCTTATTGTAATCAGAAACTATCACTAGATCGAAAGTTGATAAATCTGGTAAGTTTTCAAGAGTCTTACAGGGATTATTTTCACCTTCATCAATTCTCAAAAACATATGGTTTGATTTTTTATCAACATATCTTGTCTTAGTAATCAAATCTTCTTGATGTAGGGAAAAAATATCAACTTCTTTACTCAATGCTTCTAAATTTTTAGCAACATTTCCGGCCATTCCTGGATTTTCTATGATCTCTACCGGTTTTACAACTGGAACAGGCGCCTCTGGTGATAATCTTGATGATGAGCAGTAGATAAATCTATCCAAACAAATCTCACCAATCACTGCTATTTTCTTCACCTAAAATATAGTTTATTTTTTTATCTCTAAACTTCTTTTTACCATTTTTTATAGGTAGAATATAATGATTCCAACTTTGGAGAGATATCCAGTTAGATTTTGATACATCTATTTTTTCACCTTTACAAAATATCTGAAACTTATTATCATTGCTGCTACTTAAAATAATATCATGACCTTGAGGTAGAGTAACATCTCTATCACCATCTCTAAAGGTAACATCTCTCCAAACATGATAGTAGCTGGTGTGATCCATATTATTCTTCTATTATTTTAGAGATTTGTTTATCTCTTGTATAGCTCGTGAACCAATCTAAACGAATACATCTTTTATCATTATCTAAACGAAAGATATGACCTTCTCTCGATCCAGTCTCGATGATTGATATTGTTTCTGGTTTTGCGTCTGAGAGTTTAATCCAATTCATCCAATCTAAATTAACAAAATCAAATTTTTGACCCTTTTTCAGAGGAATCTCTAGAAAAGCTCTTGGATCGATTGTTGGAAACGAAAGAGTAAAATCTTCAAGTGCTATATAAGTAATCGTCATTCTAAATCTCTGATAAAAGTTTTTTTAGTTTTTGTAAATCTTGTAAATATAGAGATTTTATTTCTTTTTGAGATAAAGTTTTTAGCTCTTCTTTCTTATCTTCTAGGTCTTTCAATATCTTTTCGTAGATCTCTTTTACTAGAGATGAAATAGGCATACGAAGTAGATATTCGTAAGAAGAATCAACTTTTGTGAAATTTAGTTCTTGAAGTCTTTGTGTTAGGTCTTTTTTTGGAATATTCATCACTAAGATTTCTTTTTCAATAACACCTTTAATAAATCTAGCCCGGTTGGATAGAATTAAAATTTCCTGTTCAAGATTTTTTATCAATAAATCTTTTCTTTTTTGATAAAATTGAAGTCTGAAATTTGTAAAATAATCAAGAATCTGTGTATCTGACTCAAAGACTTTCAGTTTTCCGAACTCATCAAGAGTAGTAAAGATCTCTGTAGAGTATTCCTCAAGTTTTAGAAGTTTGATGATTTGCTCATCATCAAGAGTTCCCATAACTGATTTATCCCACCTCACCGTATAGTTGATGTCTTCTTTGCAGTTATCATCCCAAGAAGAGATAATACCACGAGCTTGAAGATCATCCAAAACTTCTTCGTATTTTTCCCAGGTAAACGAGGGTGGTATTTCTAAAATTTGAGTTGAAATTTTATTGATGTTCTTGAAGACACCACGAATAATCCATCTTTTATCGTTGGCTGCGTCAGGTATAAACTCACCACGAAAACCAGCAATTTGTGGTATGAGTTTTTTTGGACTCTTACCACCTAGTATATCAATAACAGAATTAACAACATCTAAAGGATTTCTATTTAAGATATTCGATGAGAATCCAACCGCAATACCTGAGCCACCGTTTATTAAAATAGTCGGAACTATAGGTAAGAAATATTTAGGCTCTATTTGTTGGCCTTCTTCCCAGAGGTATTCAAGTAGCTCTTCATCTTTATACAGATGAAAAAATATCGAAGAAAGTTTAGTAGCTATGTATCTTGGAGCAGAAGCCTCAGGAGCTCTAAGTGATCCAAACTGACCATGCTCTTCTAAAAGAGGTAGATTATTCTTAAACTTTTGAGCCATTTGAGTGATAGCTCCATCTAGTGATGATGAACCGTGATGATAGAAGCTTTCAGAGGAAACTTTTCCTGAAAGTTGAAAGATTTTGAGTGGTTTGGCAGATGGTGTTTTCCAAATGGAAGAAGCTGTGTGAATAATCTTTCTTGCTACCGGTTTAAATCCATCAACAACCGACGCGATAGCTCTATTTTCAATAGAATATAGAGCGAAAGCTTTGTATTCATTATCTAGAAATTGAGAGATTGTTTTTTGTCCAGGTTTCAAGAAGTTTTTTCTTTTGGTATGAGTAAGTTCGTAAAAAGTTGTAAATAGATTAGATCTGCTCTAACCATTCACTGAATCTTAAAACCTTCCTCTCTGATACCTTTTGTGGAAGTTCTCTGTAATCTACGTCAGTCCATTCCTTATCGAAAACCCAGTGGTATTTCTTGGGAGCTTTCTTTTTAGAACCCCACTTATTTCTAAGAGCCCAGATAAGTTTATATTGTTTTTTTGATGTTGCTGGCATGACTTATTGTTTTTTTGGTATATATAAAATATGGCAAAAGAAAAAAAGATAGAAGAAAAGTATGTTGTCCTTGATCATATAGAGCACATACTACTTAGACCACAAACCTACATCGGAGCAAATAAACCACATACTCAAAAAAGATGGATACCCCAGGGATCCAAGATGATACAAGAGGAACTCACTTATGTTCCGAGTTTTCTAAAAATATTTGATGAGATTATCTCAAACTCAGTTGATGAAAGTAAAAGAAATAAAAAACTTAACCGAATAGATGTAAATATTGATAAAAAGACCGGCGAAATATCAGTTTCTGATAACGGTGGAATACCGGTGGTCATTCATAAAACTCATAATCAAATGGTTCCCGAGGTTATTTTTGGAAATCTTATGTCTGGCTCAAACTACGATGATACAGAAGAAAGAGTAGTGATGGGTCTCAATGGATTAGGATCGAAACTCACCAACGTTTTTTCTAAAAAGTTTGTAGTTCAAACCTGTGATGGTAAAAATGGATTTCTTCAAGTTTTTTCCCAGAATATGAGAGAAAGAACACAACCCACTATAACAAAAGGAGGCACACCAGGAACGAAGATCACTTATCTTCCTGATCTAGATAGGTTTGGTCTAAAAAAACTCGATACAGCTCATTACAATCTATTACATAAACGAGTGGTTGATATTGCTGGATGTAATCCATCAGTCAAGATTTTTTTCTGTGGTAGTGAAATCAAATGTAAATCTTTCGAGGATTATGTAAGGTGGTATCGTCAAGATTATTACTACGAAAAATCAACCGACGGTCTTTGGTCAGTGGCTGTTGCTCCTTCTAGTGAAGGTTTTTCCCAGGTAAGTTTTGTCAATGGATCAGACACTTATGATGGTGGATCACATGTTGATTATATAACAAGTGGTATTATTCAACCACTCAGAGATTACTTCATGAAAAAATTCAAAGTAGATGTAAAACCTTCAGAGATCAAAAATCACTTTCAGATTTTTCTTTCTTCAACAATTGTGAATCCTAGTTTTTCCTCTCAAACAAAAGAAAAACTTATTACTGAACCTAAAGATTGGGGTTATACTTTTACTATTTCACCTAAAATGATAGGTTGGATACTAAGATCCGAAATTGTAAAATCTATATCTGATTGGATCATTCAGAAAAAAGCAGCTGATCAAAATAAAATGCAACGACAGCTCAATAAACAAGTTGATAATCTTAAAGTTGAAAAGTTAGTTGATGCCAAGGCTAAAGATAGATGGAGGTGTTCGCTCGGTATTTTTGAGGGAGATTCGGCTAGTAACTCGTTTAGAAAATACAGAGATCCACAAACACAAGGATCTTTTTCTCTCAAAGGTAAGTTTATAAATGTAAGCGATTTAGCTCTTCAGAAAATGACTGATAATAAAGAGCTTGTAAATCTTATGTCAGCTATTGGCCTAAAACTTGGGCAAAAAGCAACCTTGAAAACCTTGAGATGGGGTCGTATTATATTCTACGCCGATCAAGACCCCGATGGTAACTCTATTGTAGCTCTTCTTCTGAACTTTTTCTATAAGTTTTGGCCTGAACTTTTTGATATGAACTTCGTTTTCAAAGCAGAGACACCTCTCATGGTTGTGAAATCATCGAAACTTACAGAAGATCTATGGTTCTATTCTATGCAAGAGTTTGATAAATGGTCTGGTGGCAAAAGCTTGAAAGATTATACGATTACCTATAAAAAAGGACTTGGTGCTCTCGAAGATGATGAATATAAGAAGATTATAAAAACACCCAACTTAGTTAAAATTTCAAGTGATGAACTTTCTACTAAAAAACTAGATATTTGGTTTGGAAAAAACTCAGCTCTTAGAAAAGAGGAGTTATTTGATGTGGTTTGATCCAAGTAAGTAGTTACTAGAATCTCCGGCAAAGAGTGTAGTATAACCTAGTTTCTCTTCTAGGAATGTTTTAGTTTGACCGGTAAAATCTTCAATCCAAATGTGTGGTCTATGATTCACGATAGTATTTATAGATCCTCTAATAAGTTCTAACTCGTGACCTTCTACATCTATTTTCATAAAAGAAATATTATCAAAACCAAAATCATCCAAAATTGAGCTCTGAACAAGCTCACCACTTTCGGATATAGCAGTTGAACCCCTATTCCATGATGCTGGATTTTCCATAAATAAAGTTCCTCTTTTAGAAGAGAGAGCGGTCTTGAATGTATGAATATTTTTTATTTTTTTCGTGTTTGTTAGAAGAAGTTCGTAATTTGCGCTACTTGGTTCAAAAGAATAGATATTACTTTCTGGAAAATATTTATGAAACATCAAGCTATGATTTCCAATATTGGCACCACAATCTATAATGTTTTTAATATTATTCAGATATGGTAGAAATTGAAAGAAAAGATCAGATTCCCAAAATTTATTGAATTTTACGATATACTCAGAAATCAAATCGCCGGCATGTAACGTCAAATCGAATGATTCTAAACGAAAAGTTTTTTTATTTTTATCCTCTTCAAAATAAATTGCCTCTTCTAGTAGGATATTTCCCTCAGAAACAATACTGACAAAAACACCCTCTATTTTTGTATTTTCAAATATTTCTTTATTGAGATTAATTTCAACATTCCCGTTAGTAGGTATCCAGATCCATCCAGAATAAAATAGATCAATTTTATTCAGATTAAATACCGTAATATCTGAAGTAATAGGTTGGGTATTTATATTGTTAATTATAAGTTTGTGATTGATATAGTCTATTGTTGTTAGAAGTATCATATAAAAGGATTGTTCGTAATTTAAGAATATTGGATTTAATATCTAGTTATTTTTATATATAGGATTTATATGTTTATTATAGAAAAGGTCTCTAAATTTCTAGAAAATATAGAATATTATTCACAGGATATGCTAAAAGATTTTTATTCTAAATCTTCTGATATTAATACAATTGGATCTTTTGAACTGTATAGAAAATATCTTTCTACTATATTTGAAGATTTTCGTATTGAATATCGTGGAGATATCTCGGGACTAGAGGAATTTAGATATTCTAATTCTGTTATTGATAGAGATGGAAAATCAGATGTTCGTCATAAAATGGGTTCAGGGGTTTATACCACACCCAATCTTTATCAAGCTCAACAATATGCAGATCAGGTTTTGGGTAAAATATATTTTGTTTTAATCAATCAAACCGATGAACTTAGATATTCATCAAAACTTTATTTTTATAGAGATGTCGCTAGTTTTGTAGGGAACCCGAATAGACCACCAAATGGATTTGATATAGATAGATTTACAAGACACATGCAAAAACTTGGTAGATCTATTCATGTGAAAAAAATATCAACACAAGATGAAACCGTTCACCCTGTAGAAAATACCTGGATACTTGGATCTAAAAAAGATATTTTAGGATTTTCTAGGTTTCTCGATAGTCAAACTCAAAACTTGATTGAAAGAAATATTACTTTTAATGATCTTGATAAAACAAGCTCGGGTCAAAAAAGAGGTGACATTTTGCTCGGTAAAATAGTTCGAGGTGAAGAAATACCACTCAAACCCGAAGGTGAATCAGGAGTTGTAATCAAAAGAATTTCAGATATTATCAATAAGAACACCCAAGATATAACTTCAAGAAATTTAATAGCTCCTAAATATACACCCTATGATTCTGTAAAGATGAGAGATGTGTTCCTAAAAAGACCAGATTATAAAAAATATACGAATAGTCTAAGGGCCGAAGATGGTGAAGAATATAAATTGAACGATATTGTAAAAACTTCGGATTTTGGATCTTCCGGTGGAAGTTCATTGGGAACAGAATCTACAATTAAAGTTGAAAGTATTTATTGTTTTTATTTTGCTATTCGACAATTTTTAAATAGAGATATTTCAATAACTGATGATATTTCCTACTTTCTTACTTCACCTTCTGTTTTGGATTTTATCAAAACACCTATTCAAGTTACACAAGAAATGCTGGATAGATTTAGTCAATGGGAAAGTAGTTTTATAGAAACCGTGAATGGTATTAACAGAACAGATAAATACCTTGTTAAAGATAGAAAAAACAATAGTGTTCTTGATAGTAATAAAAAATATTCCTTTCATCAAATAAACTCTAGAGATGATCTTATTACTTCGTTATCAGACAAATACCGTAGTTTCAATTTAGGTATTCCAATATCTAAATGGACACCTTCCGATATTTGGTCAGTTGATGTAGAAAGAAAGGATCATATTATTGGTCTTATTAGGGCCTGTAGATCACTCCAAGATCTCAATAGAATTGTAAATAATTCATTTGATAGATCTGAACTTGTTGGAATTTCTATTAAAAAAATTAAAAGTGGCCAAAATAACTTTAAGATCATTATCAATAATGAATCCCCTAAGCCACAATACACTTTCTCGAAAGTCATCATACTTGATAATCCTTTAGAAACACTTAACACTACAATTGTTGTAAATAGAAAATCCGAAGTATATGGTGATGGTGAAGAGAAAATTGATTTTAGAACCTACGACTCGAATATAAGAAATATAGTAGGAGAAGTTCAGGGTAGTGAAGCTAAATTTGGAAAAATATCACTAGGTCAAATCAATAAAATGTTGAAAGATTTAGAGATTGGAGAAGTTCCGAACTACGTCGAATTGATGAATCTCGATGAAAAAGATTTAAGGGAAAAAATTCTAGATATAAATAATAAAATTCTACAAAATTCATCACTCAGTGACTATATTAGGATAAGTAGAGTTCGTTCTGATTCAAAACCTCAGACAAAAAGAAGACTTATATCTAAATATCAAGGTCTTTTCCTAGTTTCTACTCTATTAGACAAGTTGTTGGTTAGTAAAGAATCTGTGGATAATGTTCTTCAAAAAATATTCTATTACGCTCTTGCTATTGAAAATCAAGAATATGAATGCCCTAAATACATTCGTATTATATGAAAAAACCCAGATTTCTCTGGGTTTTTTTGTGCTGAAAAATAAAAAAAAGTAATTAAGAAACATAAACTTGTGGTGGTTGAATAGTAAATCCACCGTCAATATACTCATCAATGAAGTAATCCCAAACAAAAGTAGCATCGATACTGTTGATGATACCTGGTGTTGCCCAATCAAAATCAGCATAAGTCAAAGTTTGAAGTTGGCAATTTTGGTAAGTTACTCTTCTAAGCACATATCCTTTTTTATCATGTTGATTAACAATTATTGTTCCGATAAGATCAGATTTATAATGAAGAGAACCGTTTTGAGAGTTCCAAGCTAGATCATACCAAGCTTTGAGTGTAGTGAAGGTTTCCATATTCAATTGCTCATTAACATTCACGTTGAATGGAATTGTGATTGTTCCAGAGGTTGTTTGTGGAGTATTCAAAAATTCACGAGTTGAGTATTTAAATCTTTGCGTTGAGTTTTGAAGGTTTCTAGTGAGCTGTGTTTGATTTATCGGAGCTTTAAGACCTTGTTGAAGAAGAAGAACTGGATCTCTTCCTTGTGCTTGTAAAATTACCGGTAGAAGAAAAGTAATCTCAAAGAGATTGGTATATACCGGTTCTTGTGGCTTGGTTCCAGGACCACCCGGAGAACCAGTCATATAAAGTTGTGTGAAATGTGGTAGAGGCATATTTCTAAAGTTTTTTTTAGTTATATATTAAAGTTTTTTTTTCTCTATTCCTAACATTTTCATAAAAAATATTATAATTAGATTATGAGTAAAATATTTTTAGTAGGTGATATACACCTAGGTATGGGTTGGCCTAATAGTTATACTAAATGGTCAAAGGTCCATCAAGATTATTTTTCCGATTTTCTATTTCCACTTCTTGAAAGTCAGTTAAGTAGCCAAGATATTATTGTATTACTTGGTGATTTTTTTGATAATCGTGAAGTGATACCTATAGATACCTTAAATTATGGAAAAAGTGTTATAGAAAGATTATCTCGGTTAGCTCCAACACACATCATCGTTGGAAATCACGATCTTTGGACTAGAAGTTCATCCGAGATCAATTCAGTCAATATTTTTGGATGGATACCGAATGTTTCTATTTATCAAAAAACTTCCCAAATCCAATATAGAGATAAGAAGATTTGTATGATGCCCTATATTCACCATAAAGAAGAACAAATCAAAGAAATCGAAAAATTTAGAGATAGTAACTATTTATTTTGTCATTCAGATCTGAATGGATGTAAAATGCACTTAACATCGACAGCGCATAGAAACTCGGATAAAATTGATCTAGATGAGTTCAGGTCTTTTGAAAAAGTAAGATCAGGTCATATTCACATTCGTCAAGAGACAGGTATATTCAAGTTTGTTGGTTCTATTTTTCAAATGGATAGAGCTGATATGGGAGACCAGAAAGGTATTTGGATTATTGATACTGATGATGATTCCGAGGTTTTCATCCCCAACACGAAATCTCCTATTTTCGAAAAGGTTTATGTTAAAACTCCTGAAGATGTTGAAGATTTATCTAACCTAAAAGATTCTAAAAACTGGATAGATCTCTATATCTCAAACTCACTTCTTATCAACAACAGAAAACTCAGAAGAAAGTTGGAGATTCTTTTAGAAACAATTAACTTTTTATCGGTAAGTTATATTGATGATATTCAAGTTTTAGAAAAATTAGAAGGTCAAAATGAGTCAGGAGTCTTGGACGAAGAGGTCATAGCAAGAGCTATCAATCTTGAACTCGAATATACAGAAGTTATTAAAAACTATATAGAAGAACAAAAGTGGGAATCAAAAAAGATCAAATCTGGTATTCTTACTGAGTTTGACGAAATTAGTAGAATATATCAAGATGGATTTCAAAAAAATTAAACTATGATACTTGTTACTGGATACAAAGGATTTATTGGTAAAAACCTATTTGATAAACTCATACAACTCAACTACTCCATCACAGGTTTAGATAGTGAATATTTTCTAGAAGAAGATTGGCAAGGTTGGCTAAAAAAGTACTTGAATGATAAATCACCAAGTTTCGTATTTCATGTAGGTGCGTGCTCCGATACACTAGAGACTGATGTAAATTATATGCTTACTAGAAACTATGAATCTACTAGAATCATTTCTTCTTGGTGCGAAAGAAACGGTGTGGGTTTGGTTTATTCTTCCTCGGCTGCTAACTATGGATCGACTGGTCATCTTCCTACAAATCTTTATGGATGGAGTAAAAAAATAGCTGAAGATTTTGTATTATTAAAAGGTGGGGTTGCTCTTCGATATTTCAATGCCTTCGGACCTGGTGAAGAAGGTAAAGGTAAAATGGCTTCTGTAGCCTATCAATCATGGATTAGAAATAAAGTGGGTGAGAAGATTAAACTCTTTCCAGGCCGTCCAACTCGAGATTTTATCTATATAAGAGATATTGTAGAGGCGAATATATCTGCTATGAAAAACTACAGATCTATTTTTGGTAATTACTATGATATAGGAACTGGAGTTTCATCACCATTTGAAGATGTTTTAGAAAATTTAGATATACCTTTCACCTATACCGATAGTCTAGAAATACCAAAAGGATATCAATTTTTCACACAAGCTAATTCATCGAAATTTCTAAGAGGTTGGGAACCCAGATGGACTCTCTCAACTGCTCTAGCCGATTATAGAAAATATTTAGATTAAGCAAATATCTTATTCGCGTAGTTTCTGGTTTCTCTGCTCAATTGGTCCTGTATTTCTACAAAAGGAATTCCATCTTCTAGAGCTTTTTTATAAATATCTAGATTAGGACCACTGTTGTATCCAGCAACAGCTAGGTCAAGTCTTTTCGGAAACCTATTTAGATGATCATTCATCATTTTTATATAGATTCTTAAAGATTCTTCTGAATTAGTTCTTAGACCACGACCACCATAGGAGTTCCAAGTTCCTATCAAAAACTGACACAGACCCACAGCTCCTGCACTAGATCTTGCCCTAGGATTAAAGTTAGATTCAGTGTAGATTTGTCTTAGCGCTATAATATAGGGAAGACCTATTGAATTACAATCCCCCTCGAATTTTTTTGCTACTTCTTGGCCTACCACTTCTACGAATTTATTCTTCAAGCTCTCATCATCAGGTAAAGGATCTCTAGAAGGGGCTTTAGCACCATCAAAAGTGGGAATACCCCCTTTCAGTGGAAGATCAAACTGTCTATTTAATACTGGTGATTCAGACTCCTTGCGAACAGGTCCTTCTGGTGGCATTTCAGTTGAGGGTTTTTTTGTAGTAGTAGAAGTTGTTGTTGCTTCTTTGGTTGTAGTTGTTGGTGTAGTATCTTGTTCTTTTGGTGTTCCGGCTGGTGTTTTCCAGGCCTGAGCTCTAGTTATCACTTTTTTTGGTGAGCCATCTTCTCTTTCATCTGGAAATTCAGTATCTAATATGTCGATTGATCTTTGATAAGAGTCTTTGAAATCTTTTCCAGTTATTTGATACCATTTCGTTGAACCCTTTCGTCTTGAGAGCCAATGTCCACCTTCTACCTTGTACTCAAAAGGATCGCCAGATCGTGTTTTAATTTCACCTACAGATTCGGTCAGATAGCTATAAAATTGTTCCCAATTATGAAGTCTTCTCATAGATTTGTTTTTTTTTATCTAGAATAGTTAGGTGTTCTAGGCCCCTTTTTGCCCTCTTTTTCAACCTTTCTTTTACGAGCAACAGATGCCTTTTTTTGTTTTTTTGTCATTTTAGCTGCTACTCTTACCTTACGACATTTTGGATATCCACCCCTCGACGCATCATCTCTACCACATGGTGGATGTGATCCATCTGGATTTGTTTTAGAAATATCAACCCACTTTTCTTTAAACCACTTATCTAGACCACCGTGAGTATCTGAATAAGACCGTTTTTTTTCAAAGAACTGAGAATAGGATAGAATGTTATCTATAGATTCCTGTGTATTTTCTATTTGTTCTAGTTTATCGTAGTATTTCGGATCTTCCATCAGATGATCAGTAGCTATTTCTCTAGCAATACTCTGGTCATCGGTGTGCTCCATTTCAACAGAAATACCCCTTTCTAGTTGCTTGTCGATCGTCTGATCTTCAATAGGAAGATTGTGTTTCTTCTTGATATCTGCTAGAGTTTTACCATCGGATAGACCACCTGGTATTTTATCTTCTAAAAAAGATTGATATTTTAGAACGTCTTTCATTTTTTGGATCTTGATTTTTTCTTACCCTTTTTCCAGCGACCACCCTTTTCTTTGTATCTTTTAGCTGCTGCTCCTACAGCATAGGCTGAAGGCCAAACTTCGTATCTTGATTTGGCCCAACTCTTACAAGAAGCCCAAAGAGATGGATTGAGAGGTATGTTTTTCTCTAATAAAAAACTATATCCAACACTTTCATTATGTTGTATGTAAAGTTTCAGCTCATCTTGAATAAACCCAACCGCCTCTTCTATTCCAGAAAAGTATAACTCTTCAAATTCATCGTCTAAGTCTTCGAGATTAGTAGAGAATAGTTTATGTATTCTCACTAGACCTTCTTCACGATTTTCATCTATGTTGATAACCCACTCATAATAATAATCAAGATCGAGTTCATCGCTAGTATATCTAACTTTCACAACAATATCATCATCTTGCATTTCCCAATCGAATTTAGATTCAAGCCCTGAAAAAAGTTCAGAAAATTCAATCATTTTTTCTTTTAGATAATTAATATCTTGAGATATATCTTCATTTATTTGATAAAATTGAGAAAATTTGTAAACAATACCCTCTTCTATCTGTGATTGAACTTGGGTATCTAAAATTTCATATTCATCTATATCGGGAAGAAGAGCTAATTTACTACCAGAATCCCAATCTACAAAAATACTTCCCATATCATCAATATAACTTATTTTTCCCTCATCACCACTTCTAAGTTTAGTATAGGGATCTTCCAGTCGTATAATTCTTACTCTTTTTCCTATTAAATTGTCTTTTTCTTTCATATCTGTATGTATATATATATTTTTTGAAAAATAGTAATTTTATATATAAACAAATGATTACTACAAAAGATTTAGAAACAACATTCAAGGAAATATTCGAAACTGAAAAGGGGTTAGTTCAATCCATAGAAACTGTATTCGAATTATCAAGGGATAAAAGTTTTTACAAACTCGTAATTTCTATACATGGACTTTCTATCGAAGATACACTTATTATTCATACTAAATTTATCTTCAAAACAAATTTAGAAAAAAACAAATTAATCGAAAACTCGTTTATCTATCTCTACGATATAAATTGTGAATATCACAAAGTAGATTTTAGAAATATTATTGATCTTAGAAAAAAGATAGAAGATATTATTGAATCAAATGAGTTCGGAACAGATCTTCAAATACTCTCTGATTTTATCGAGGCACCATCGATGTTCTTGAACTATTATCTTAAAAGAGCTAGAATAACAAACTACTCAATTTATGATGTTAAATATGATCCGAAATTTAAGACACTACCTTGTAGTCAAATAACATTTGATTTCAAGATAAATGTTAATAACGCTTATGATATTTCAGTTTCTATTCAGAAAAAAGAAAAAGAAGAGGTTGATGATATAGTGAGGTATAAATTCAGATTTCAATTTTTAGATAAAATCTTTAATAGAGAAACCGACACACTAACAAACATTCACTTTTTTATTGGATCAAATATAGCAAAAACGCTCGATAAAATGATTAAATAATTTATATATACATAAAAATAAAAACTTCTACTATGTTCAAACCAAATACCAATAACTATAGAACAAAATATTCTAAAATATCTCAATTTCATGATTTTACTGATAACATCTCATCTGAAAAAGATGATTTAGAAAGTGTAAAAAGAAGTTATGATCAAGATCATGATTCAGATTATGAGCTACCTAATCTCTTCAAGTATAAATACAACCGTGTAACTCGAAAGATAGATGATAAAACGAAAGCTGAAGTTTTAGATGAGTTAGAAGAGATGCCAAATCCAAAAAAAGAAAAAGAATATACATTAGAACTTGAAAATTTAACTTCATTTGAGGATTTCGCAGATACACCGTCAAATGAAGTGAATGAAGGACCAACTTCCTATATGTTTTTCAATAATCTTAAACTTATTCATAAACTTGTTAACGAAATGCTTACTTACGACCAAGAAGTAGTAAACTCTATTTTAGATCACGGTCACAACTGGGCCGAAGATCATATGTCAGTAGCAAAAGAAGCTATTTCTCATGTAAGAAACTATTTTGTTGGTGAAGTTGATGCTATCTCCGAATCTTACGAAGGTAACTATATGTTTTTCGGAAATCTAGTTTGTATTTCTGATATGATTGAAGAGATTATGGATAGAGATCCAAATAAAATTGACGTAGAGCTTAAAGAAAAACACGACTGGGCTGAAGATCATGTCTCAGCCGCTAAAGAAAATGTTACACAAGTTTATGATTTTCTAAAAAATGAAATTAAATAAGATATGATTGATAAATATTCCCAGTTTTTAGCACAAAAACTCTTATTAGAATCTGAAATCAAATATTCTGATGGTTTTAGAAAGATATTATCTGATATTGGTGACCCAGTAAGTAAAACACTATCTTCTCTGGAAAATCAAGATATTAAAACGAATGTTAATTTTATTGATATTCTCAAAGATGATAAAGAGCAATTATCGTTTATTCAAGATAAAAAAGCTTCAACTCTTTTAAGTAAACTCAAAAATGAAATAGATGTAACTTGGAATGGACAGGGTGGAATACTCAAGAACAACGCGGATAATGAAGATGTTTTTTCAGCTCTTGGATATGTTAGACCTGAATCCGGTAATCTTCCAAGACCAGCTTCTACACAAACCAGAGGAAAATTATTGAGAGATACGATTTCACCTAAAAGTGGTAAAATCTATGTTCTTGTAAAGTTTGGTGATATGGAAACAGTTCTCAATAAAGAGTTCTTAAATTTTGTTGATAGATCCGATGAGATCTGGACCCAATCAGTTAGACAACCCATGCGTGTAGGAAGAGCAGTGACTGCTCTATTACAAAATGCACCTGTGAAACACACTTCGGTTGAAATTGCTGATTTTGTAAATAGATATAAAACAAAAGTTGATGAACTAAATGACGTATTTAGATTTATAGAAGTTGTAAGTGGTGATGATATAGCTAAGTGGTATCATGTAGAAAACTATGAAGAAAAATCGGGTGGTTCAGAACTTCACCGATCATGTATGGCAAGAAAATCAGCAGGTGTCTTTGAAATCTATACCAAGAATCCAGAAGTTTGTCAGTTAATTATTCAAAAAAGTGAGAGTGATCCCGACAAAATATCCGCTAGAGCTCTTCTGTGGACTTTGAATAGTGGAAAAAAGTTTATGGATAGAGTTTATTTTAATGATCCTCAGTCTATTGAGTTATTTAGAAGTTATTGTAAAGAAAATAATATATGGGCTAAATATAATAATAATAGCGGAGCTTTTTCATCTGCTATTAATCCCGAAAATGGATCTAGAGAAGAGATCGAAATAGAAGTGGTTCTTGAATCGAGGAAGTACCGTCAGTTTCCCTATATGGATACACTGAAGTTTTTTCATCCGAAAAAAGCAATTCTAGACAACTCACATGAGGATGATCCGAACTGGTATAAATTAGAAGACACCGCTGGTGATTATATAAGTCAAGAAGATCAGGGGTGTGATAGGTGCTACGGTGAAGATTATGTTGATTGTTGGGAATGTGATGGAACGGCTTATTCTAGTTGTGATAATTGTGACGGAGACGGTAAAGTTGAAGATGAAGATGGAACAAAAGTTGAATGTGATGTATGCAATGGTAGTGGCAGAATCAATTGTGATACTTGTGATGGGGATGGAAGACTTACTTGTCCTGAATGTGGTTAAGATTAAATCTTGATTCCTGTCACTGGATCGTAGTTTAAAATAAGAATCTCACGACCTTTTTCTTGTGGTTTTTTTGTTGATGCGTTATTTCCACCTGAGGCAGAGGATCGATTAACTTCTTTTTCATACCACACATATTTATCTTTCGGAAGAAGCTCTTCAAGTAATGGAAAGTAATAATAAGATAGAGACCACCTTGAAGATGTAGTTTTAAGAAGTTCTAATAACCTTCTATGTGAAGCGGGACCGAATACACCTTCAGAATCTGCACCATACCAAAATAATCTTTTAGCATCATCTTCACCCTTTTCATTTGGTCTAAAATAAGGTGGATCTAGATATAGATAAGTTGTTGGGCTATCCCATTTTCTAATCAGAACCTCGAAATCTAGATTATTAAATTCAGTGATTGAATTTAACTTCTGCTCATATTTGCCCTCTTTAAGTTTTTTTAGAAGTGTAAGAAGTTTTAGTCGGTCTTTATCTTTTTTGTAACCATTAAACCCAGCTCCTCTTGGATAAACCGAATTGTGAGAAGATGTGATTAAAAACGCGTAGATTGCTGCTCTCTTTAGGTCAGGAATCTCGAAATCTGTAATATCCAAGAAATCATTCTTGGTATATTTGTGGTAGATAGATTTGTAAAAATCCCATTTTTTTAAGGGGTCAGTTTCTGTCGTTCTTAGAGGACCAGATAAGAACTTTTCTAGAACATCTACGAATGCATCTTTTTGAGAAGCACATTTGAAGAGATTGACTTGGTGTCTGTTTTTATCATTGAAGATGACTTTGTCAAAGACCAACTCTGGATCATCCATGTAAGTGGCAAAGCTACCACTGAATGGTTCAATATAACAATCTATACCGGTTTTGGGAATTTTTTTATTGATAAATTCCATAAAAACATTCGAACTCTTGCCGCCAAAAAAACTGATAATTGACATTTTACTTTCTATATTTAATTTTTGTCTTAGTTATAGATACTACTCCATCGAAAGTTTCACTACTTTCATAAAAAAACCCAACTCTTCTGGAGTTGGGTTACTTGGTGGAGGTGCTGGGATTCGAACCCAGGTTTCTACATTTACCTAAATAATCAATCATTCACAAGCTTAGAACTCTTTTCTAAGAGAACCAACTATCGGATTTTATCGAAGAACCTTCCGAAAAAACTTTTGAGGCTATTTATAGAGTTACCTCATTCTCGGAAACGTCTAGGCTACGGCCAATCTGTTTGCCTTTAGGATGTTGTTGCGTAGGGCGAATACTAAGTCTTCAACGCTTCCTACTTCATTCGTGTTGCCACTTAAAGTTTTCATACAACTTATGAATCGGTGAGTATGATCCGATGCTTGCTTGATTACCCGAATAAATGAGTCAAAAGCCATTCACCCCCGAGTGTTGATATATATAAAATCGAAAAGATAAGTTTTAATCAAAATTGAAAAAAACTTGAATGAATGGTTCACCAACTCCATCCTCAAGACACATTTCTAAAACCCCATCGTATTTAGGAAAAAATCTCATCTCAATTTCATCTAGAAAATCTGTGATTTCAATAAGACGACTTATATCCTTTAATCCTGGATCATCCAAGAAGCACTGCATATAGAAACCCTCGTCTTCCCACCATACTGAATAGTTGCATATAGCGAACTCTTCAAGATAGGCTTCGAGCTCTGATAAGATCGCTTCTCTTTCAACTTCTTCCTTTTCACTCAAGGCCATATTGTTTAGTCAAATTTGAATTTTATAGTGCCGGTCTCAAATACAATAGTAGGTTTGAAACCCGTATCGTCAAAAAGTTTTTTGTAGGTTTCAAGCTCTCTTTTCACCGTTAGGATAGGAGTTTCATCTACTGGAAGCAATAGATAGAAGTTTTCATCATCGGTATAAACCTTTTTTGAGTTGAATAACCTTTGTCTTTTCATCTTCATAATCAGTGAGCCATATTTAGCTGAGATAGATGGATCTAGACCTACTTTTCTAGCTATACGAAGATTATTCCAATTTACACCGAGAGTTGCTCTTGCTAATCTTTCGAGAAAAGAAATGTTTTGCATTTCAGTATGTGTATGCTCTGAGAAATATCCAACAGAGATGTTTGTACATTCTGGTATAAGATCCATAAATGATGCTGAATCGGTGAACACACCGGTGTTATCTAACCTCATCTGCATACCATTCGCGTTAAGTTCATCACATAGACTTTGAGCAAAGACGTTTGAGCAACAAGTTTGAGAAAGTTGAGAAGTGATTACTGAGAAATAGTTTCTTCTATCAAAAGAAATACATTTTTTCATACCTCTAAGATGTTGTATAGTATCAAAGTTTTCAGCTACTTTACTAGATCCAATAGCCCCGCGCTCTTCACCAATAAAGAAGTAATACACACCAGGTATTCTGTTAGCAATCATATAAAGAAGTATAGTAACACCAGCCTTATCATCAGCTCCAAGTATAGATGTTCCATCAGTTACAAAAATTTCATCTCCGTTCTCGGTATAGGAAAGAACTCTAACTGCACTTTTAGTTCTTGATGCTGTGTCAGTGTGACAAGTAAACATGGTATCAGAATTTCCGATGACTAAGTAGTAGTTTCCCCACTGGTCCTTTTGTAGACCAGGAACAGGTAGATATTCCATGACTTCTTCTTCGTGTCCATGTGGATAAGTCTCAGTTGTAAGAGATAAGAAAGTAGATCGAACGTCTTTTGGATCATATTGAAATGGACGAACCGTTACTGGATCCCCTTTAGCTACTGAATAATATTTACTACCATAACTAGATCCGTAACCATAAGATGTTCCGGTTCCCCAACTTTTGTTGCCACTTTTAGATGACCACGAACCCGAACCACCATACAATTCAACATCTGAACCATCGTAATAATCATAATCATCATCACGAGCACCTTTAGAAGTAGAAGTTGATCCAGAAGTTTTGCTCAAACTAGGAATAAGAGGTTTTTTCTGAACCCAACGATTATAATAGATCAAAAAGTTCTGAACAAGGGAGTCTAATTGTTTTTTGGTGTATTTAGAAGAAAAATCCGGATTTTTACCCATGAAATATTTTAGAAGAGCACTCACACCAATCACACCGGTCTTTTCTCCAAGTACGACATCAAAATAATCAGGTGAAGTAGAGCAGTCTAAAGTTTTCAGATTTATCTTGTTTTCATACTTATCATTTTGGTGTAGATCGAAGAAAAACTCACAAACAACAATTGTTTCATCCAACGACTTTGATGTTTTATCATTAACTTTGGCTTTATCATAGGATAAATCTGATAGATCGCCGAGCATCACCCAAAATCCATCTGTGAAATTAATTAGTGGCCCGGATTCTCCACCTTCTAACATTTCTATTTTTTCTTTTTCTTTTTGCATGGTTTTATTTATTTTTGATTGGTATAGTTTTTAAAACTTAATATTTTTGATTCGTTTTTGGGTGTCTCTTCAACTGATATTTTAATAATACTTGGAAGATTTTTATACATATCGCAAAATTGATCTAGGCTATCAAAGTAGCAAAATATATATTTATGGATATCAATCTCGTCGAGAATGTATCTCACACCACCATGAAGAAGGTAACCACCCACATTCCTTCTTTTCAATAGATAACCTTTGAAATAAATTCTCTCCTTACCAAAACCACCATATCCACGTGAAAAATCATAGTGGGTAAAAGTTTTAGAAGGTTCTCCAAACTCAATACCTTTAAGATCTCCAGTAAGTAGATTTAGTTTATTTATTTCATCTTTTTCAAAGTGAGCCCTATATCTTGATTGATTAAGAAAATCAGTTATCTCAATCTCGTTGGGAAGTTCTAAAATTGTTGCATTTTTAGAGTCTTTTATCGACAAACGTTCTAAAGTAGAAATATTTTTCATACAGGGTATATATTATTTTCAAAACTTATAAAAGTCTATTTAGTTGAGATAAACCCTGATAAATATCAATAACTCGTAGTTTTAGAACAGATTGAGTTGATGGTGATGTCATCGATTGACCTTCTCTACGAATAAAGGCAGTTATATAAACAACATCCCCTCTTTTTACTTCTTTGTTAGCTAAATCTGTATTTACTGCTATTAAGTTTTCATTGGCACCAGAAGTAGATTCTTTTTCAGGTTCTACGAAAATATCAACAATAGATTCTATTTCGATTTTACCAGAAATCTCGTCAGAATCGAGATTTAATTTTTTATCTTCTACGTCAGAAGAGAGATTTGTAAATTTCTTCATTAAACAATCGGTTTTTAATATATATATAAAATTTAAAGGAATAAAATGTCAAAATTAGTAAACTTGAACACAATCAGTGATTCAGACCAAATCGATAAGATCTTGGATTCTGATCTGATGATATTTGAAGATGTTCAAGGATCAAAAATATTAGTTCAATGGGATGGTGAAAAATTCACGATAAAACCAAAATCTTTATCTTCAGAACCTATCAACCTAGTTGATTTAGCTATGCAGAACTATTATAACGCGGCTTTTGACTACCTTAATTCGTTAGATAAAAGAGTGAAAACATTACTCAATAAAAAGTGGTGGTATGTTTTTGAGTATTTCTCTGATAATCAACCTGCTAATATAGCTTACACAAGAACCCCAAAAAACGGATTAGTTCTAACATCCATCATTAAAGGTCGTGATTATAACTATACTATCGAGGAGCTTGATGAATATTCCAGACTTTTCAATGTTGATCCTCTGCCGATTATTTTTCGGGGAAGACTTTCACAAAAAACAAGAGAAGCTATTAAATATTTTCTCAACACCTCTGAGAAAGATTTAGAATATGTTTTTGGTGAAAAATCTTTTGCTTTTTTCTTTTACAAAATACTTAACCCTAACACACAAAACTCTTTTCTGATGGAAGATGAGTTTCAAAATAATCTAGAAAAACTGATTATTAAAACACCAGATACCGAAACAACATTTGCTATCTTAAATCCACTCTATAAAAAAATATCTGATAATGGATCTACTGAATTTGTTGAAGTATATACTCTTATTTTAGTTAACTTTTTGAGTTTTTGTCAATCCGTGGATCTGAAACGTATAAAGTTGGATGCCACCAATCGTGAAGAAGCCTATATTAGCCTAATATGTAAACTATTTAATGTGTATATGACCGAGGTTAAATCTGATGTTTTAGATTTTGAGTTTACGATACCTCATTTTTTCAATAAAGATAAGTTTAAAATAAATCGTGAGCTTATTTCTGATGTAGCTACAAAGAATATTATCTCACAAGATCCGAAAATAGAATATATCTTCAAAGTGGTCCTGGGATCATTCAACAGAAAAAAGAAAAAACCGATTGGTGTTTTTAATAATAATACCTTAAATCTTTTCAATAATTTTGTAGATACTTTAGAAGCTCGTGTTGATGAGTATCTTAACAAAAAATCAGAAATAGAACTCACCAAAAAGGGTCTTCTAGATTTTAGTGATTATTTTGATATTAAATATGATACTGATTCACAAGGTCAAGTTTATCCAGATGTCTATAAAGAGTTTGAGAAGGGAGCTGATGAGAAATCTAAAAAAGATAAATCACCAAAAGGATTCTCAATTCCAGAAAAAAAACCTTGAACTTTTAATCTATAATATCATACCTATTAGGTATTATAAATAATTATATTTTTTATAGTAAAATATAGAAAAAAAGTTGAAAAAATACTACTTTACAGATTTATATTTTAATATATAGATCTATGAAATATAAAGTAAGTGAATATGCTAAATTGAAAAACGTTACCTACCGAACCGTTTGGAACTGGATAAAATCAAATAAGATAGACTATCAAACTACAAACACCGGTGGTCTGGTTATAGTTGAAGAAGATCCCAATTCAAATAAAGAGGTAGCAGTTTATGCTCGTGTTTCTTCATCAGAGAATAAAGATAATCTAGAAAGACAGAAAAATAGATTATTGGACTATTGTGCTTCTAGAGGATATAAAGTTTCTAGTATAGTAACAGAGATTGGATCTGGATTGAACGATAAAAGACCAAAATTAGAAAAAATTCTAACAAATAGATCTATAAGTATAATTGTAGTTGAACATCGGGATAGATTATCAAGATTTGGATTTAATTATATAGAAAAACTATTAAATTCAAATGATAGAAGGATAGAGGTAATAAATGAGCCTCTTAATGAAAAAGAAGATTTAATACAAGACTTTGTATCTATAATTACTAGTTTTACCGCTAGATTGTATGGACAAAGAAGAAGTAAAAGAAGAACCGAATTTCTTATAAAAAATCTACAAAGTGAATGATCCTAGTTGAAAAGCACATAATTAGATCAGGTAAATATTTCAATCAACTAATGGAAGTTACTAGATTGAGTAAAAATCTTTATAATTCTGGTTTGTATGCTGTGAGGCAGCACTATTTTGAATACAAGAAGTTCTTAAATTATGTAAATCTTAATAATATGTTTGTTGAACAGAAACAACAAGATTATTACAAACTACCAGCAAAGGTTAGCCAACAAACACTGAAAATGGTGGAACAAAATTTCAAATCATTTTTTGGATTACTAAAATCTGAAAAAACTAAAAAGGTAAAAATACCTAAATATCTGGATAAAAATTCCAGTTTTTTAACAATTTGGACAAATCAAGCAGTTTCTCTCAAAAAGAAGGGTTACTTAAAGCTATCAGGAACTGATGTCTATATCAAAACAGATATTGATCATATCAATCAAGTTAGAGTTGTTCCTAGAAATAATGAGTTAGTAGTAGAGATATTATATGAAGTCCGGGAAAATGATTTAAAGAAAGATAACGGAAAATATTCATCTATAGATCTTGGCATCAATAATCTCATGACTTTATCGGGAAACACAACAAAACCTATTATAGTCAATGGGAAACCACTAAAATCTATTAATCAGTATTACAACAAGAAAAAATCCGAAATTCAGGGTAAATTAGAAACAATCAACAAAACAAAAAAGAGCAAAAAATTAAATAAACTAACAAACAAAAGAAACAACAAAATAAATGATTATCTACACAAATCAAGTAAAATAATTATCAATCATTTAGTTTCCAAAGATATATGTACTTTAATAGTTGGATACAATCAATACTGGAAACAAGAGATAAATATTGGAAAAAAGAATAATCAGAATTTTGTTTCAATTCCCTATCTAAAATTATTAAATATGTTAGAATACAAATGTAAAAAAGAAGGCATTAACTTTGTCAAAAACGAGGAGAGTTATACATCCAAGTGCTCGTTTATAGATGGTGAGGAAATTAAAAAACATACAAAATATTTAGGTAAAAGAATAAAAAGAGGATTATTCGAGAGCGCGTCTGGTAAATTGATAAATGCGGATTTGAATGGATCTCTAAATATTCTCAAAAAAGTAGTTGGGGAATTTCAGTACCCAATAGAGGTGTGTAGCACGCCAAAAGTTATTAATTTAGCTTAGAAACTTTTTCTATGGATTTCCATAAAATTAGTAGCTATGAACAAGGATTATTTACTTCACCATTATCCAACCTATTTAGATAGATATTTTTCTGGGAAAACTATAAAATTTCGAGATCAAATTTTGAAGCGTGATTATTTTGTTCATCTGATCTCTTCGCTACTTACTAAATATTATTACACTAAAGAGAACGAGTTCAAGTTGAATGCTACTATCTTAAGAGAAACTTATGGTAAGTGGTATAACTATTATATGGAATATTTAGTTCATAACGGTATTCTTATTGTTTATAAAAATCATCAAAGGGGTAGGCGGTCAAGAATCTACCAGCTCTCTATCTCTATCTTAACGAGTCCTGTAAGTAGATATCTGAATGGTGATGAGATTTTGTTGAAAAAAAGAAAAAAATGGACAGATTATAATCTCAAATCAAGTGAATCACCTATTTGTATGGAGATAAGACAAAGGTTGATAGAAGATTTATATAGCGTTCAAATACAATATGATAAGGCTTGTTTTGAACTCTTATCAAAAGAACACCTCTCTCGAGTTGAACTTGAAAGAAATAACTTCGCGGTGGAATGTATTCGTGAAGGCGAAATCTATTTTCACTTTGATGATTATGGAAGATTTCACACACCTTTCACTATACTTCCCAAAAACGTTAGAAATAACTGCCTTACTATTCAAAATAGTGATATCACAGAGATTGATATACCAAACTCACAGCCACTATTCCTTCTAAAACTCATTCAGATGAATAGGCACATTCCGATAGAAGAGGTAGAGTATGAACTATTCTCAGAATTAGTTAGAGATGGAGTTTTCTATAAACATCTTTCTAAAATCTCTGGAAATAAAAATGTTAAAGAAGTGAAAAAAAATGTTTTTGAGATCTTTTTCGGACATAATAATCAAAACTCTACATCTAGATTATTTTCTGGTTTTTTTCCAAGTATCTTTAATTTTCTAAGGGTCATTAAAAGGGAACGTGGTGATTACCGATGGGTTTCCCATCAACTACAAAGATTAGAATCAGATTTTATTTTCAATAAAGTTATTAAAAAAATCTATAGTAGAGATCCCAATATCAAACTATTCACGGTTCATGATAGTATTTTTTGTAGAAAAGATAGGGTTGGGTTTGTAGATAACATCTTTATTTCAGAAATAAAAAAAGAGTTTGATTTCTAATCTTCTTTTTTAATATATACCTTCATGTTTGATTCTCTACATCAGTCAAGTTTTATTATCTTTTTCGATTATGATCACGCTCAAAAATCTATTATAGAATCCATTCTTTATTCAAGAAATTGGTTTATTCGTAATATATCTAAAGTGGACGATACACTTACAAGTGAAGCTCTTTTTTGCTACACACTTGATGATGTAAACTTGAAATCTGAAGCTCTGTATCTTTTACAAAAAACAGGCCTTCGTCACTGCGTTGTTTCTATTGAAAACTCTCTATTCATACTGACTCGTTCGAATGAATCTATAAAAATTTCTAGAGTAGTAGATGAGAACGATATCGAGCCGGTGATATTATACTTTATCATTCAAAATATGCCCTATAGATTTGTAAGAGAAAAAACTTATAATCTGGTTTCTATGAAAGAAGATTTAGAAAATGGAACCCAAGTTCAAGTTTTAGACGGTAAGGTGTGGATTGACATGGTTGTAGAAGATTTAGATAGTGAATGGAAAAACCTCTACGGAATCCTATCTAAATACGGCAGGGTTCGTATTCAAAGATAAAAAATATTTAGGCCAATCGATTAGAAAGGCCTATTTTAGGTCTCGAGTTGTTGATATAAGCCTCTAAGTTCTTATCATCGATCATCCTGAATTGATTGAATAGTTGAAGATTTTTCTGGTAGAGTTCCATATCGGGTTGGCCTCTGTGGTGCCAAAAATGAAATGCTCGATAGGGCATTTGGTGGTTAGATAGAAGACGAGATACTTTAACACTCTGCGCATCGTCTTCGGCTCCCCAACCGATATATTCTTCAGGCCATCCGGCAATTCTTTCGATAGCAGGTCTTCTAAAAATAGTAATACCTCCACAGAAAGGAACTTTTTGATGATCGTTTTCACCTCTACCTGGACGGTTGATTCCTAAAATTTGATTGAAATCAAGATTATTCTCCCACTCCTCTAGATCAACTACTGATTTGTAGGGATTCACTACATCGTAGAACTGCGTTTGATTGAGTGAATCAATTAGTTCATTTGGATTCATAATCACATCGGCATCTCCAAAGACCACAACCTGACTAGTTGAGTGTTTAAGACCTACGTTATAGGCTAAAGATTTAATGAAAGGCCCGTCGTTATACATAAAAATATGTTTACCTGGTAGGTTTAGATGATCGATTTTGGTGTTTCTATCTTGTTCTACTACAATAATTTCAACACCCTGAAAACCGGACACCCATTCAAGGACTTTTCTTAGGTTCATAATCCTATCTTGTGAAAATCTGAAAGCTATAATAAATGAGAATGGAGGCACTTTATGTTATTTTTTCTTTTTATAGTTTTTTTTAGACTATAAGTTTTTTTTTCATAGAATATAGCTGGAAATTAAAAAATATTCCGTAACTTTGCTATTATGAAAATTATAGACACTTTTTTAGAGCTGACCTCTCAAACTTATCCACACGGTCACGAACGGGAACTTGAACGATTTTTACCGAAAGGTATTTGTATCGATGAGTTTGGAAACTATTTTATGTATGTTGGAGATAAAACAACTACGACAATGTTTACTTGTCACTTAGATACCGCATCGTATGAAAAATCAAGAGTAACACATGTTATTCGTGATGATAAAATTTTTACCGATGGTCGAACCATTCTCGGAGCTGACGATAAATCTGGTATGACTATCCTTCTTTGGATGATTCATAAAGGTGTTCAAGGTCTTTATTATTTTTTTCTAGGTGAAGAAAGAGGTTGTGTTGGTTCGGGAAAACTTAAAAGAGTATTTACCGAAATGTATCCACTGATTACGAAAATAATTTCTTTCGATAGACGAGGCACACACTCGGTGATTACACACCAATCTTACGGAAGAACAGCCTCAGACGAGTTCGCTAGAGATCTATCAAGGCGACTAAACGAAACCGGTTATGGTTTTAGGTATGAGCCGGATCCCACGGGTATTTACACCGATTCCAATCAGTTTGCCTCGATAGTTCCAGAATGCACAAATATTTCAGTAGGTTACCGAGACGAGCACTCAACTTATGAATCTCAAATTATTTCACACCTTGAAAATCTTTGCTACGCAGTTACTCAAATTGATTGGGAATCAGTAGTAGTAGCTAGAGACCCTAAGGTAAAAGATAGTGGTTGGGGATACGACTATGGATATTGGGGGAGGAGCCAAAGCTATACTGAACGAGATGAATGGTTCGATGATTACTTTAGTCAATCGGATAGTTCTACCTATTCTCACGGGAAAACTTACTATGACGGAATAACGATAGACGAATTCGGTGATCCCGTTGATAGTAATGACGAAATTTCACTTGAAGATATTAAGATGGTCCTCGATAAAATGGAAGTCGAATACCAAAAAATCCACTGGAATGGTGAAGAATGTTATGTTGAAATTGATGGTTCTATGCAGTATTTTGCCGATAGAGAAAACTTAGTTGATTTTATCGATTATTATCAACACTTCTCTAACCAAGAATAAGTCCTGGGTTCTTGTATTCTCTGTTTTGAGAAATCTCTAAAAGTTGCTCGGTAGATAAATTTTCGGGGTTCCAACCTTTGTCTCTACAATACTGGTGAATAAATCTTTCTCTTAGTAGAGAGATTTCTTCTTTTTTGAGTCCTGTTTCTGATTTGATTAGTTGGTCTTTCATAGTGGTTTTTTATTTTTTCTGGGAATAATCCTTTTCATATATATAAAAATATATGATCATCACAAAAGAAATACGGGTAAAAATTACCGAGCAAAATATAAATCACTTTGAGAATCTCGGATATGAAACAGCACTGGGAGAAGAAATATCCATACCGGTTGAACTACTTACTTCGGGAAGTCATCATAGAATTCGTTGTAAGTGTGATAGTTGTGGTATAGAAAAAGATGTTATTTACAAGAACTATATCAAATACGATAATAACTGGGGAGAATATAAGTGTAGAAAGTGCTCTGAGTCAAAAAGAAAAGAATCACTAAAGAAATCTTTAGGTGTTGAATATCCAATACAAAACATTGAGATAAAAAAAAGAATATTATCTCGTTCAAGTGGCACGAAAGTCACTTCTAAACAACTAGATTAAAACTCAAACTCTGTTCCGGGCTCTGGTGGAGTCTCAGTTCCACCTTGTGCTGGTGGTCCTTGTGCTGGTGGTCCTTGTGCTGGTGGCTCCTCTGTACCTGGTTCTGCTGGTGGCGTCTCTGCACCGGGTTCAGTAGCTCCACCCTCGGGAACACCACCCATATCCGGTGTTGCTTCTGATGAACCTTCTACTTTTTTATTTAACCAATATCTTTCATTTTCATTTCTTTCTTCTTGAGAAAGACCATAGATATGTTCCATAAGATAATCAATATGGAAATAAGTTCTATCGTCTTTCATAAGAGAAAGAAGATTAGTAACAATAGATACTTTTTTATCCATATTTGACAGCTTTCTCCAATTCTCAAAAATTTGATTTACATTAAAAACAATATCACACTCATTTAAGAAAACTTCATCATCTTTGAGCTCGGGAAACTCCATACACATCTGAAGTCTTATGGGCTTAACGATGAGTTCTTTATAGATTGCACGAAGACGACCGATAAAATTTCCAAATACAACTTCATCACGAGTCATCGAAGATATTTCTTCATAAATAGTTCCACCACCAGAGGTTTCATCAAATCTCTGAAAAGGAATTTTAGAAGCTGATTGAAGAGCTTTCTTAAAGTATCCAAGAATAACATCCTCGTTTAAGTTGTGACCTTGGGGTTGTTTAATTTCCATGGTAGGAGTTCCAGCATCACTATCAGGAAACCAATATTGTTTGTTGTAGGGTAGATGTTTCGATCCACTAATCTGAAGAGTTCCTAGTGTATCATCCCATTCAACTTCTTCAGAGTAGTCAGAAATAAGTTGACCGATTTGCTCCTCTGCTCTTTGACGAGGAAGACCTTTCACAGGAATCGTAAATTGTTGATAAAGTGTAGCATTGATAACATTGAACATTATTCTTGCTTGTTCAATAACTTTCAACTGGTTGTAAGGCTTGATAAGACCCTCAAGATAAGAAATCTCTGTGTAGTCGTTTTGTGTTGAATAAGAGATGAAGATTATCTGTGAATCAAGAAAAATTCTTCTTAGTTGTGGATCTTCGGGAAATTGAATCCAAAGATTTCCAATATTTGGTTCATAAGCTGGAACTAATGTTTCCGGCTTTAATCTGTTGAAATGAACAACGTTTTGTTTTTTATCATCCCAAACAATTTCCATGGCTATGTAACCATCTATCAAAAAATCTTTCATTAGATTGAAAGCTGTTATGCCATCATTAAATCCGTATTTGTTATATATTTTCTCGAAAAACTCTTGATATTTATCTCTAATTTCTTGTGAATACGAGGCGGATATGTTTTTTGGTGTACAAAAATCTTTCTCACTATAAATAATTGCCTCTTCGGCTACTCTTGAAACATAATCTCTCAGGTAATCTTTGATCGAATATTCACGAAGTATTCTTCTTTTATCAATATAAGCTCTATCAAGATAAGGTATTGATTTTTTGTTTAATACACTAGCAACTGCTCTTTGTGAGAAAAAATCATAATACGATCCATCTTTTTGAGAATATGGATCCTCATTCATATTTACACCCACGGTGTTTCTTAAGATCATATCGTCGTATTTCATACCCCATGAACTCAAATTTCTTAAAAGTCGTGAGAAAAGACCACGATTTTCGACTGATGAACTCATTATCAGTCCAGAGCCTTCTCTATTTTGAGGATTGTATGATGCCATTAAAACTTTTAATCTTTATTTTTATATATTAAAATTTTGGTTATTGGTTGAACTTTTCTAAGTTTCTCTGGATTCTATCGTATCTTTCTTTTAACTCAACTGGAGTAAAGTTCTTACCCTCGGCTTCTTTATAGAGCTGCTCAAGAGATAACCTTTTCATTTCTGCGTCTCTTTGTTGTTGTTTATCTTTCTTGGCGAGCATAATCTCGTATAATTTTTTTGGATCATATTTATTGATAGGGTGACCAGCGTATAGAAATCTTGGAACTAGATTGGTATTGATTCTGTGAGATTGAGTGAGCTGTGCCATATTATACTCCATGAGGCTATATTCAAATCCTATTTGTAAAAGTTTATTGTAGATGCCTTGAAAATCGACCGGTAGATCACGATTTTTTGTAAAATCATCCTCTATCATATAATCATCAAATATTCTCGCACGAAACTCTAGTGGTATAAAATTCAAGTTCAGAGCTAGTATAACAATTTTATTCTCAAATTTCTTGAACTCTACCGTAAATACCGGTGAATAACTCATCCAATTAGATTCATCTCGATAATGAAAAAAATAAAAACCACCGAAACTAATCTCACGAAAGGGAATGTTCTGGACCTCTTTATCACTACCTCGATATTTATTATAAAAAAATACAGAATTATTTTTATAGGCATCTGCGGTAGATACCTTTTTTAGATTATTATCTGATTGAACTTTATCTAGAAGAATTCCCATTTCTTCTATATATAAAGATATGTTAAACCAAAAACCTACTAACACACAGAAATACCATCAAGGATTGTATATTCCACAGAATCGTGATAAACTCATTAAAGCTAACAACGAAGGTGGCGTCTATTATAGAAGTGGTCTTGAGAAAAAAATGATGATCTATCTAGATCTTAATGATAAAATTTCAAGGTGGTGCTCAGAATATATTAAAATACCTTATGAGAAAACCGAATGGAGTTCTGTAAGAAAAGATTTTGAGACAACCCAACATACTTATTATCCTGATTTTTACTATGAACTTTATAAATCAGACGGTAGTCTTTCTAAAGTTGTAGCAGAGGTTAAACCACGCTCAGAAACAATTGAGCCAGTAATCAAGGAAAACATGACCTCGAAACAGATAAGAAATCTCGAATACAGCTTAAAAACATATAATAAAAACCTACAAAAGTGGAAGTATATGATAGAATATTGTCAGAGAAAAGGGTTCGAGTTCATTATTATCACCGAAGAACATTTAGGAAATTGAGGGTCTTTTCCAGATCCATTTATCTTGACCACATCCCCAAATTCTATAATAATTTTGTGAATGCATGATTTGAACTTCAGTAAGTGTTGAATCATGGCCTAGACTAACTAATTTTCTTTTATTGTAACCAAACCGATGTTTTCTCAAACCATCGACCACCCACCAGTAGTTCAATCCACTATTCTTATCAAAAATGAATCCGAGTCTAGAATATACTTCACCAGAATATAGGGAAAGATCTGCGTAGGTTTTGATCTCTTCAATATTTGTGTTATTTCTGATAAAATATTCGAACAATCTAGATGCCGAACCAGTGACCTGATAATCAATACCGTTACAAAATCTTAGAAGTTCATATTCTTTTTTTCCATTGATCCAACGAAAGCCAAAAGTCATTAAGCTTACTAATCTATCTTCATAAAAAAGACCCAACGCTGTTGAATAGTTGGAATAACCTTGTATATGATTATCATTTAAAAACTTAGAAACTATTTCTCTTTGAGTTACCCCTTTAATTTGGCATTTTCTAGCAAATATTCTATTTTTAGATTTTTTACATCTATTTAATAAAATAGATTTAAGAACTTCTTTTCTATTTTTCCAGTCATCCTCCCAGATATGTATAAGTTGAACGCCTCTTTCTTTACATAAGTTTGTTTTCGTGAGATGATAGTTTTTATCTTTTTTAAATTCACTATGCCAATAAAGTCTGTTGAACTCAATAGCGAGATTGTGATCTGGTATATAAATATCAAGAAGTAGAGGTGAAATAAGATCTCTTTCACTAATTTTATGGTTGATTTCTTTTTCGTTTAGAAAAGAAGAAATTTCATCTTCAAATTTACTTCTATTGTATGATTTTATATTATCTCTTGAATGTTTTGTGTTCAAGTATGTTTCAACTCCGTATTTTATGAGGCAAGTTTGTTTTATTTTTTCTTTGACCTGGTCGAGTTCTAGCTGGTGATTGACGCCCCATCTTTCTAAGTAATATTTTTTTGTTTTCAATTTAAATTCTTCAGTCTTAAAGTAATGATCTGTTCCCCATTTTTCAAGTGCCGTTTTCTTGTATTTTTCTTGTATTTCTGGGTTTTGAAAACTAGATTTATGACCCCATCTCTCTAGGTTAGTTTCTTCCTGTCTTTTTTTGATGGTATCTGACTTAGAAACGTTATCCACACCCCACTTTTCTATCGAGGTATTCATTCTCTTCTCTTTTGTAGATTGATCTGTGGCTGAACATTTTGCTGAACAAAAGTCCCTATATCCATCTCTCCAGTTACGGTGAAAAGAGGTTTTACTCCCACACTTACAAGTATAATACTTCGGTTGGTTCGATACCCAATGCCAAATTTTCTGGATAAAGGGTAAGTCTTCAATATTTTTACAAAAACTTACGATCTCTTTGTATAGATCAGAGAAATTATTTCTGAGGAAATTTTCTCGTAATCTAACAGAGTGACCTTGTGTGACTTCATTTATCTTATTTAATCTTAGTTCATCCATAGACGAGGAGCGAATGTTTCATATTATATATATAGAAATAAAAAAAGTCCCTCTTTTGGAGGGACTTTTTCTTTTTTTGATTACAAGAAGGTTAGTTCAAGTATCCATTGGCGTCAGTAACGACCATAGTCATATACTGCTTTTGTGGATACCAACCTACTTCAGTTACAGCGTATCTAGATCTTAAAAGCATTCTTGGTGCGAATGTAGCTTCTGAGATAATACTGATGGATTGTGCCATCAAGTAAGGAACAAAGATGATACCTGGTTGATCAGGGTTGTTCTTTCTTCCGATTACGATTCTGTTGTCGTTATACTTCATATAAGGATCAACATATACGGTGATATCACCAATTTGACCTACTGGGTAAAGCTGACCAGAACCACTCAATTTTGATTTTAGAGGGTTGATAGTATAACCAGCGATGTCCATAAGCGATGCAGCTAGACCTCCGTTTGTTACAGCGAATTGAGCTGGACCAACACGACCTTCTGTGGCTATGAAGTTAGATGCATGAACCATTTTGGTGATAAGTTTTCTCTGATAGGCGTGTGTTGTTTCACCACCTGGTGCGGTAGCATAACTTGTATTATAGTCGAAGATAGAAGCACCACCCCTTGTAGGAGCAGAAGTTCTGTTGAGGTTACCCATTTCGAAAATCTTAAATACAATTTGCTTAGAGATAGTCTGTGAAAGTTCATTCACAAGGATACTTTCCATTTTTTGAGTGATATCCATACCAGTGTTGGCTTTGATATCCTCAATTTCAGTTCTTCTAAGAGCTGATGATACTTCAATTGTACCTACAGCAACCGACTTAGTAGAAACTTTTGGTCCGATTACACCTGCGTATGAGTTGTCATCGTCACCACGACCCAT